CATAATTTTATCCATACTCTTACTATATATATTACCATCTGATGATACAAGATAATTTGTTAAAATACCATTTATAATAATTGATCTCCATACATTAATTGTTAACATATATTTCACCTCCTTTATTATTTTTTATGACAATTGTAAAATGTTTTTTTTATTTAATATTTTTATGAATCTTTAGCTGCGGATTGTCTCTATCTATAACCTTATTACTATACCTTTGGAATTACCCATTGCCATCTATATATTACTATATAGATTTAGTAGTTATAGCCTAACGAGAGTTTCCCGCATTTAGGGAAGTTTTCTATAAATATTACTATTTATAGGGACTAATTTTCAATCCACGTCTGTAATACAGATTTAATATTATAATCTTGGTCAGCCCAATCTTCGATTAACTTAAAGTTAACATTGAATGTTTTTTCCATTTGTGTCTTAGCATAAATCATACTAACAACACTATATGGATCAACTTCTTTCTTAAGAAAGATTTGATAATGCATTGTATTAAATTCACAAAGATCTTTAAAATCTTTCATTAAGTTAGTTTTACCATCATTTAATAATTCAAATAATGGTCTTTTAATTTTTTCCCAAGAAGTCATAAGAGGAGTTGATTTAATATTGAGGATATTATTATCTTCATCAATTTCAATAACACCTCTCATCTTAAATCTACCCTTACCAGTTCGACAAATCTGCTCGAACTGTCCCTCGTCTACTATACTTGCACCAGTAGATGAATCAGGATATAACATAATAACATCTTGATCAGGATCTTCCATTAAACTAATAGTAGCTTCAAGTACTTCCTTAAGATTATATGTGCATATACTCGTGGAAATGCCGTAACCAATGCCAAACGTGTTATTGATCATAACATTTGGGTATTTAGCAGGAAGAAATTCTGGTTCAAGCATATTGCCAAGATAGTTTAATTTAGTATTTACAATCTTATCATCATACTCTTCAAAGAAACATTTATATGCATAATAAGATAATTTAGCTTCAATGTATCGACCAGCGGCGGCACTAGCTCCAGCAACAGAACCAAAGTTACCTGAACCGACAATAGTACATTGGATATTATTCCAAGGTTGAGCAAGTTTAACTAACGTATCTTCAACAGCAGAATCACCGTGTGGCATTCATATTCCATATAGCTCGTTACACTATATGCGTTCTCTTATGAACTGCTCTATATCTCTATAGAGATTAGACTATATCACCAACTTATTAAGTTGCTTCCCATTTCCATCTACTTAGATGTACGTCATAAAGACTAGTCGTTGAACCTTACTTATTATAAATAAGTCTTGGTTGCTGATTATCTACAGCTTTACCTGTTTAGAGTTTCCAGTAATTAGGGAAGTTTTACATATAATATCACTATTATACGGCACTCACATGTTAATGCAAAGACAATACGTTACCTACAATACTTGCAACCTTTGTCGTTTCCCCATCATACCTTAATCCCATTTTATACATTGTATAAAGGATTCTCCTTTCACCAAGCTTTAGGCCATCTAGCACTACTGGTAAATGACGGGCTAAATTTGTATTGGCTCCAAAGATTTGCATGTATGATGAGCAAGCATCTGCTATATTTACATTTTCTACATTAGAACTATAAGTTTCTACACTAACTTTATTTGATTTGTCTTTCATAATTCTAATCACCTCGTATTTTATTACTATAAAGTTTTGTTGAAAGCCTTATTGCTTTATACTATAATAATATATATCTTAAATCTTAGTTAAAAAATATAAAAAAAAGAAAGTAGAGATAAAACTCTACTTTCTTTTTTATGCTTATTCCTTAGAATAGGTCTGGAAGATATCCTGTACAAACTTAGTTTCATACTCTGTATTAAATACAAAGCCTGCACTAAGAGGATGTCCACCACCCTGAGGAGTAAATGTCTTTGCAAATTCAGACACATCAATACCAGTAGCTTCCGTTGTTCTAAGAGAAACAACATGGGCATCAGCATTGATAGCTGCTGCAATTTCAACACCCTCAATATTCTTAAGCATGTAATTACAAAGTTCAGAAATATAATTTTCTGCAAATACGAAACCAAGCTTATGTCCACTTACTTCCATTACACGAATATTTCTGGACTTCTGCTTAATGTAACGATTCTTACGATTTTCCTCTACCTTAAGAATCTCTTCATCACTATCACTGATGAAAGTGGTAGAATTATTCTCAAGAGGAATAATAATACTGTTCATATACTTTGTATTGCTATACATAGAAAGAAGAGTATTAAGCTTCTTTGCATAAATACCATCTGCACCGGCAGAAGGCCATTCCCATGTATCCCAAAGACGAACATACTCAACATACTTTTCAATATAATCATTACGAACTTCAATATAGTATTCAAGAAGATGATTATAGAAAAGTTCTGTTCCACAAGTTTTACGTCCTACAAAATTTTCACTAACAGTAACCCAAGTATACTTACTATTAGTATAATTAGACTTATGATGATCAAAGAGCTTAAACTTAAAGCCAGGAATGCTATCAATCTTTGCAGCCGTTTCAGGCTTAATAACAAGATCAGTAATAAAGACCTTATCATATTTATTGTACTCTTCCTTTTCAATAAAAGACATTAGTCTCTGATTAATATCCTTCGGAGTACAAAACATCGTATCAACACGTTCCTCACCAAAAACAAACTTGGCAAGAATTCCACAGCTGATGCCATCAAGATCAGAATCGCTAAAGAGCTTAATCTTTCCAGTAGTTTCCATTGTTGTTAATTCCTTTCAAATAAATAAATTTTTTAATGTAAAAATACATTTGTGGTAAATGATACTATATTTAGTTTTGATTCATTTTACAAATTTGATACTATTGATAATAATGATTCATTATTACGTTCTGATACTTTATAATCCCTTTTGATTCATTCTTACGTTTTGATACTGTATTGCTATCTGATTCATTGAGTAATTGTGATACTATTAGGGACTTTGATTCATTATTTGTCGATGATACTATTAGTTTACTTGATTCATTTATTGGCTTTGATACTATTATTTTTTATGATTCATTTATGAGTTATGATACAATACCAGCATATGATTCATTTATGGTCTATGATACAATTAATTACTCTTGATTTATACTATTATAATATATACTTTAAAAATTAATTAATTTTTATAGGTAAGCTATATTTCAAGCTTACCTATAAAAATTTATTTTTTATACAGGATGAAGTTCTGCAATTTTATTCTTAAGGAATTCTGTTAGTCGTGTATAACCATTGAATCCTTCATTTACATAGTCAGCTGTTAACATACCAACTAAATTATCATTACAGAGAATCAAATCTGCTAAATAATTACACTTAATCTCATTATGATATAAGATATTAAAAATCTTAGAATAAGTAGCAATTGTGAAAGCAGATTCATAAATCTCTTTTCCTGTACATTCAGCAAGATGTCTAACTAATTCATCTTGTTCATATACCATCTTAGCTCTTGCCTGATCAAATGTATCCATGTTAATTTCTCCTTTTAATTGTCGAGGTCATCACGATCAATCTTAAAGTGCTCCATAAGAAGTCTTCTTTCAGATGAATCATCACCGTGTAAAATATTAAACTTCTCTAAATCTCTCTCTAAATCACTCATAGTCAACCTAATTAAAATACGATGTCTAGGATCAAGAGTATTATCTCTTAAATCTTTAGGGTTCAACTCACCGATTCCCTTATAACGAGTCTTTATAATAGGTTGATATTTTTGAGCTAAAGTCAAAAATTGTCCTAAAGACATTACCCCTTTATCAATATTTCCATTAGGAGATTTTTCAAAGACATTAAAATACATATGACGATTTTCATCATTAATAAATTCTTCTAATTGACTGATTCTTTTCTCGAAAATTTTATCCATAATAAGAATCTGATAACGTCCTTCATAAATACCAGTTAAGACATTATCATCATCTATTATTAATTCAGGAAATTCTTTTCTAAATTCTTTATAGAAATTCTTTTCCTTACGATGAATTAAGATATATTCAAGAACAGTCGGATTAATTACTACACGATTAGATAATCTAATCAATTCTTCAAGATAATTTCTATTAACCATAAGAACATGTTGAAGTTCAGTATCTGTATACATCTTCTTAGTAGAAGGATTCATGACGGATAAGTTATCTCTAACCTGTCTTTCAAAAATTTCAACATACTCTTTCTTATTAAGAATAAACTCTTTATATTTACTCTTAATACGATATAATGGAGATACAGATTTATATAGTCTCCCATCCTTCACAATCTCAGGTAAATGGGTCATAAAGAATGCACATAATAAGGATGTGATATTATATCCCAAATATATTCATATAAGATCGTTACTCTTATACCGTTCATTTAAGAACTGCTATATATTTCTATATAGTTTAGACTATATCTTCAACCTTCTTAAATATTTAAGAAGGTTGCCTCCCATTTCCACTCACTTGAGTGTAATCTACTCACTTAATGAATCTCTATTGTATAGAGATCATCGTTTTCGATAGTCGTTGAACTTTTATTCGATTTTGTTAATTTGTGCTTAGATTTTAATCTTTTATATGCTGAATGTATTGATTTATTATCTGGAATGTTTAATTTCTTTTTTATATCTTTTTCTTTAAGAATACCAGATAATAAACAATTTTCTATTTTACGCTCAAGATCAGCATCTACAGATTTTAATAAACTTTTATAATAATCTTTATCAAATTTATATTTACAACTTATATCTGGCCATTGATTGTGATATAATATTTTGGTAATTGTATCACCTTTTACACCGGTTTCTTTTTTTATTTCTTTAAGAGGTTTATTATCAGCTAACATTTCACATACTTTGATAATTTGATCATCATTATATTTTGAATGTCCATTAATTGATCCTCGTAAAGCTTTTGTTAGTCCGGTTTTCCAAGCATGTCTAGTATTGTATTGATATGTACACCATTCTAAATTAGTATAATTATTATCTGTCTTAACACCATTAATATGATTTACAACAGGTAAATTATCTGGATTTGGTATAAAAGCTAAAGCTACTAATTTATGAATAGTTCTTGTTATTGGCTCACCATCAACATATAATACAACCATTTTATAGCCTTTATGATTGTATGATGGTGAAAGATATTTATTTGTTTTATAATTAAACACTTTCCCATCAGAAGTAACCTTATAAGTTGTTTTATTTCCATTGATAAATATAATTTTTTCTAATCTCATTTTATTCTATCACCAACTTTTATATTTTATTTCTTAACAAAATCGAATAATTAGCTGCTGATTATCCAATCCTAAAGAATTATTTTATTACTTTAGGCTCTAAGGATTTTCCAGCAATTAAGGAGGTTAAGTGACAAGACTTTATCACTGTCCGCGTCAGCCATCAATATAATCTTATTATATTTTAACTTAGACATATCAAAACGACTGCCGCAATTACATCCCAATATTTTAATTAAATTATTAAATTCAGTATTCTGAAGAACCTTATCAATGTTTAAACCAAATGCATTTAATGGAACTCCTCTAATACTAAAAATTGCCTGTGTGTCACGATCAAATCTGCCTGTTTCAGCGGAACCTCGTGCACTGCGACCCTCGATTATGATGAGTTCTCTATAATCATTTCTTCCACGATTATTTGCAGGAATAAAGTTTTCCATTAGATGTTCTTCAAAATTAGTGGTTTCACCACGAATAACAGAATTACGAACTTTAGTTGATTCAATACGAGCTTTTGCATTTGTTTTTACTCGATCAATAATCTTCTTAAGATCTTTAGGATTCTTATTAAAATATTCTGTTAATGCTCTATATGTCATTTCACGTAATGGTTTGAAAAACTCATTACTAGACATCTTAGATTTAATCTGTGACGCAAACTGAGGATTATAATCAGTGCTTAAATAAACAGCTAAGAATAATCCTTGAGATGCATCACTAAAAGTAATATCAAGTTTCTTTGCTTCTCTTTCAGATAAAGAATCTTTTGCTTGTTTCGTTAAATACTGTAGAATACCTGTTTTAACAGCATCTACATGAACACCCGTTAATGTTCATATGAGTTCGTTAATCTCATATCGTTCACTTAAGAACTGCTCTAATTTACATTAGAGACCAGACTATATCTTCATCTTAATATAAAGATGTCTTCCATTTCCATTCACTTGAATGTACGTCATAATGACTAGTCGTTGAACCTTACTCTATATAAGAGTCTTGGCTGCTGATTATCTATTATAGATTTTCCAGCATTTAAGAAGAATTCACTATAATATCACTATTATAGTGGGCTTAGTTTTAACCATCGAAGGTATTAACGAAATTACAAAAAGATTCACTTTCAAACTCTACGCTATTAGAATTATATGTAAAAGCCACTTCAAGTCCAATAAATCTATCAATCAATCTATCATGAACTTTTTCTTTCGTTCTCATTGTTTGAATAAAAGATATTGGATCTAAAAGCGGTCTTTGACACATCTTATTTACTAAGTCATAGAGTCCTCTTTTATTACTATACTTTTTGTTAACTAAAGATTCTTTACCTTTCTTCTTAATACTAAGATTTAACTTAATATTAGAAGGTAATAAATATACAATTTTTTCAATCCAGCTAATAAGATTATCTGAACTAATATCACAGTCTTGACCCATATACTCCCTAGAAGGTTGCATAATAAAAGTTGAACCATGCTTATCTTTATTCTTAATCTTAGTAACTGATTGATCAATTAATTCACCTTCAGTAAATGATACTTTCCCTTTTTCACCATATCTATAAGATATAATTTCAAATTTGTGAGATAGACTATTTACTGCTGTGAGTCCGACCATTCTCGTTCACACAAGATCGTTACTCTTGTGTCGTTCTCTTATGAACTGCTCTATATTTCTATAGAGATCAGACTATATCTTCAACTTATAAAAGTTGCTCTCCATTTCCATTCACTTGAATGTACGTCATAATGACTAGTCGTTGAACCTTACTCTATATAGAGTCTTGGCTGCTGATTATCTATTATAGATTTTCCAGCAATTAAGAGAGTTTTACAACAGCATTGAAGTTTACCGTTTTCGCCTGCACTCGAAGATCCTGCACCTTCTCGTGTAAATTTACTTCCTGATTGTAATGTAGTACATACAATAATTAAATTTTCAAATGGAATTCCTCGCCCGTTGTCTGAAACTGTAATTTCATTTTCTCCTTCATCTAGAAATACATCAATTGTATCAGCAGGAGAATTTTTATTAATACATTCATCAATTGCATTATTAATTAATTCTTTACAGAGATGCAATGCACCATTAGCACCTATTTCTGCGATATACATTCCAGGCTTAACCTGAATTTTCTTTATATCACTTTCGATGTGTTCTATCTTATCATCTATGAACTTCTGTACGTTGTCTTCCAAGATATATCACCCTTTCTAAAAGTTATAGATGGTACTATTCAATTTTTAGTTACTATTATTTTTAGCAATCTTTTCTTTTTTAGCTCTAGACATAGGCTTGCGGAGATTCTTCTTAGGATCTTTATCAGTAATCAGGAATAAAATTACAACACCACGCTTAGTTTCAAGACCTTTCAAAGATTCAATATTAGCAGTATTAAGAACAGAAAAAGTCTTAAACGTATTATATCGAATCTTCTTATAAATATTACTAATAGCAAAACGACCAACCGGAACAATCTTATCCTTATGGAATAAAGAATCAGTTGCCCAAGTTTTATTTGCAAAATCATATGCGGTCTTTTTACCATTTTCATTTTCCATAATAATCATCATGGAAAGATCAAAGTCAGTAATATTAATAATATTCTGCAGCGTCATTTTAAATTTCTCCTATTATATAAATTATAAATATTCGTGGTACACAGTTATGTTATCTCAATAATAAAACTATATTATACATCCCTATATCTATAGGGATCATACAAATAATTTTATTAAAAAAATAGATGCGAAGGATACCTATAAAGATATCCTTCGCATCCAAATGCTTAGAGTTAATTAATTTCAGCCGGCTAACATTAATTAATTAAATTATTATGTTTATTAATTAATATCTACGCTTGCCACCGATAAAGTCAAGGTTGCCAACACCGTAGCTACCGATAGACTTATCACGATTCTTCTTATCCTTCTTGTTACCACCCTTACCATACTTGGTAATAGTGCGCTTATACAGCTCTGCCATCTCGCCAAGGTTATAGTCAATGCTACCCAGCTCACGGATAACACCACCCTCACGATCAGGATCATTAGACAGAGCCTTGATCTGATTGATTGCATTGTGAACAGTCTCAACTGCATTATCAAGAGTATCGAAATCAATACGGCTGAAATCGAAACGGCAACCACAACGCTTGCACTCTGCATAAGTGCCATTGATAAACTCAACCTTGAGCTTACCATTCTCCTTAGTGTGAGAACAAGGAATCTTGATTTTGTTCATCTTCTTATCAAGCTTCTTCTTCTCCTCCAGAAGATCACGCATAGATGCAAAGTTAGAATCTTTCTTACCCATAATAGATTGTCCTCCTATTAAATAATTTTTTTAGGGTATATCAACAAAACAATATTGATTATTCTCTTGTTGATATAAGAATAATATATAATTCAAATTCTTTTTGATTTTTTCATATTTAGCCACGAATACTGATCCTGTCATATGCAGTAAAAGGAATGCCAGAATCACGAATCATAAGACACTGAACAGTTTCAATGTGCTTAATTACATGGAAAGGATTACCCTTAGAATCAAAAACGATTTCATGAATTGATTCTAAATCTTCAATATAACTATTTGCAAGAGTAAATTCTCCAGGACCAAACGTAATAGCAGTACTATTATCAAATCCGATACCAAGAATATTTTCTTCACCGAAATAGTTTACGACTTTCTTAAATTCAGCACCAGTCATAAAGGAACACTTCCTTTCATAATATATTTTACAAAAATGTTTAACGTATCATTAAACAGTAAAATGCATAGAAATAATATGAAAAACATTACTATAAAAATGACGAGTATATTAAAAAGCCTTGAAAAAAGGAGTGATTTATATATGGGTTTTTTATATAAAGGAAGAACACGAATCAAAGGTGTTACTGTAAAAACAAAGATTCCTACTGATTTTATCACAGCAGGTGCTGGTGATATTTTAACTGGAAAGAAATCAATTGATAAAAATTATAATTCTTTAACTGGAACTATGACTATTACTGATACAGTTTCTAGTTTAACAAATGATGCAACAGCAGTTGCAGCAAATATTACTAAAGATAAAACTTTATGGGTTAAAGGTAATAAAATCACTGGTACTGCAGTACGTGGCGGTATTGAAACACTTGTATCTGGTTTAGTTGAGTCATATAAGGTTGCAAATAATAATAATATTCTTGTCGGTGATTTTGTTAAATTTGTTGATGAAGTATGTGGATGTGGTTATAAAACTAAAGATGCTTTATCTGCTAGATTTAATATCAAGAATTATAGTTCTTATTATATTAAAACACATTTATTATCTGCAAATAAAGTGTTGTTATTGATCACAGATGATAATGATAGTTATAAATTAAAAGGTTGCGTCATTACGATGGATGGTGAAAAAACTACCATTTCTTCAATGCAAACACTTGATGCCAATGGCTCTAGTAACACGATATCTATAATTCCTATTTCAGGAAATAGATTTGTTATTGTGTATGCTGTGTATAATGGAGGCAGTCGTGCAGCTATTTTAACAGTTTCTAACACTAATGTCATATCTTTAACTAGTATTACTGATATTTCTGCAGGTTGGGAAGTTAGTGCTATTGATCTTGGTAATAATCAAATTGCTATTGGATATATTAATAATGATATATTTAAGATTGCTTATTTAACAGTGAGCGGTAGTACTTTAACATACACAAATACATCTACTATGAATGGCGATATTTATATGAAAAAGTTTGTTATGACATACATTGCTAATAATAAAATATTAGTAATGTATCAAACACAAACAAATAATAGTTCAGCTATGATAGTATTGGATATTTCAAATCGTAATTCAATTATAGCTGGACCTTATGAAACTGTATCAGCATCAATGTTTTCAACTTCATTTGATATTGTGAAAATTATTGATAATCATGCACTAGTAGCATATACAATTTATGATGGAACTAACTTTGTTTGTATGACTGACATTGTATTTACTAACGGATTAAATATTAGTAGAAATACTGTTACTCCTGGCTCTGTATATGATAATGTCGGATCAACATCTATTACATTATTGACAAATACCAGTGCAGCTATTTTCTTTAAAGGTAGATATGCTTTTAATATTTGCTATATCACATTTAATACTAATAATTTAACTATTAGTGCTGGTTCTGCATATGAAGTTGATACTTCTGGATATAATGTAATTAATGTTATTTGCTATGAAGAAGATAAAGTTCTTGTTGTATATGATAAATATGATGGTAATTTTGATGATAGAAGATTATATGGTAAATTACTACAAAGAAAAGGTAGTTCATTTACTGATGTTTTAACTGTATATGATATAACTCAACCGTTAACACAGCGAATGGTTGCAAAAGCTATTGCTGGTAATACAGTTGTAGGCGTTGCAAGAAATAGTGGCAATGGTAGACTTTATGGTGGAGATACCATTCAAATCATTCGTCCTAATGTGTAATCGAAAGTAGGTGAAAACATGGCTTTATATATAGGAAGCAAACTTGCAACAGGAGTAACAATAGTTCATGACAAAGGTTTAAAAGATGTAAATGTTACTGATGCTGATGTTAGAACCGGTAAAGTATCTATTGATTCAAATGGATTTCGTGTAGTCGGTGCTGCTACTCAGAGATTCTTTGAAAAAAATACTACTGGTGCAACTGCAATTGCATCTGATATTGATACTGGAAAAACTGGATATAGTAGTGGTAGAAAGATTACAGGTACTTATGTAGGTCCTGCCATTAATACTACTGTAAGAGGTAATACAGTTACTTATACAGTTGCAACAGGTAATACTGTTACTGCTGGTGATTTTGTAAAATTAATTGGTAGCAATGTTGGTAAAGTTACATCTGCATCCGATGTTATTTTAGGTATTGCTGCAGTTAGTGGAAATGCCGGTACTTCAATTACTGTAAAAACGCCTCTTAATGCTTAAAAAAATATGAGAGATAACGGATTAATTTCCGTTATCTCTCTTTAAAATGCCAAAATTAAAAATTTCTTAGCACGGGTAATTGCTGTATATAATACCTTCTTTTGAAAATCTACAGTACCATATTGTTCTGCGTACACGAAAACCTTATCCCATTCTGCACCTTGAGCTAAAAAAGTTGTTATAGCATATCCATATTCAAATTTTTCATAAAAACTTCGTTTCATATTCTTTGAATCAGGTACACTATTTAAATGTTTGAAATCAATTTTTAATTTCTTAAAATAATCATATTCTAAGAAATCTGGTCGAAAATCAATAGTTATAGTTCGTCCATTATATGTATCGAGATATACATTATCAACATAACCAACCATACCATTAATAAGATAAATATTATTTAATAGACATTTGCTCCAATTATTCTGTCTACAAATAAGTTTTTCTCCTATTTTAGGAACTTCACTATTAATTTTCATAATATCATTTCGAATATACCTATTTAGTTCATCTCTAGTTTTATTTCTATTACATAAGACAACATCAGATTTAGCTAACATATTATCAGTTATCATAGATTTATCTATTACATAACATGAATCTCCATACTTACCTTCTCTAATCATTTTACCTTTCATTGCTCTTTGAGCAAGGTAAATAATTGGAGAATCTAATGCTTGTCTCATAGGTTCTGTTAATGTTACATCAGGATTCTTTAAAAAGAATCTCTCTCCAAATATAGGGTCTAATTGATTATTATCCCCTAATGCTATAACTGGTAATCCAAATGATAATATATCTAGTGCTAATTTTTCAGATACCATAGCACCCTCATCTACAACTATTAATTTTATATTTTTTTCAAGATATTCTTTTTTAATAAATTCAATAGTTGTTACTATTTTACCATTTATAGTAATTATATTACCATTCTCATCAAGTTTAGGAGTATATATAGCATCATATATTGCACTATGTATAGTATGAGCATTATTTCCTTTTCGAGATAAAGCTAGAGTAGCTTTTCCAACATATGCAAGAAATAATACATCATCATGATTCAAACCTAATGCATCTATTAAAAAGCTAACTACGGTTGTATTATGTGTTACTATATAATCATTAGTTAAGTAAAGATGTTCAGGATCATCAACATATATACATCTCATTTCTGTTTTATATCCAAGATTTTTAATATCATAAATATATGATGTACTATATATATGGTTTTTTATATATTTACTTGCTAATTTAGCTATATCTTTCTTTCGTTTTAATCTAAAGAAATTTATTTTTACTGCATTATCAACTTTAGCATATAGTTCATAACATATTGATTTACCTTCCCTTATATTAGCACGTATAGTTGAGCAACATCCTAAACTCAATAACAATTTTCGTATATCATGAATTAATGGTAAATTAACACTAGTATATACTATATTAAATCTATTTTCAGCCACAGTAATACAACCATCAGTATCAAATAAGCCTTGAATAAGTGACCATCGTTGCTCTATACTTCCATAAAAATATTCATTAGGTATTCTTTTATCTTTAGATCCACCGATAAGTTCTGGATAATCTTTAAAAAATGTTTTTGTTTGAATATATTTTATATGATTAATGTGTTTATATAATTTTTTATCGTTTTCATTAACCAAAAACATATAATTATAATTTGTTTCATGTGATCTACGATAATTAGTTGCACCAATAAGTTTTGTAATTTCTTGAACTGTTTCTATGTCATTAGAAGAAAATGTTAAAATATGTTGCTTACAACACCCATTACCTATAAATGCGCCAATAACATAAGGATCTATAGAATATTCTTTTTCAGGATATTCTACTGCTGAATTTATTGGAACTTTAAAAATATGTCCCCTGTGCACAGTATCAACTAAGCCATGATTCATCATTTCTCTAGTTGTTTTAATTTTAAATTTAGCTGATTTCTTAGATCCTTTTTTAGCACACCATAGATGTTCATCATTACATATAGTTCGTCTACCATCATCAAATATTACTTCGTAAGCATCCAATAAACCTTGATCATATACACCTAAAACTTTAACAGGTTGTCCTAATCTATTAAATACATAATCGCCAACTTTTAAATCACCTAATAATCTATCTCCATCAGGAGTAGGTATGATAGTATCTATTGGTTGAGCTTTTCCAGTTCCCGCAGCTCCGGAAATCTCGAACGTAGACGAATTTCTATTTTTCCACCATTTCTTTGCTTTAACAAGTGCCTCTTGTTGTTGTTCAGTTAATTCTATCATTTTATGTTCACCACACTTTATTATAAACTTCTCTTTAAGTTTTTGTTATCATTAATATTTCTTGTAATATTGATATAAATAATATAGAAAACATTTTCATAATGGAGGTGAGAATTTATGGTAGATGTTAAGAATATTACAGATGTCACCTTATCTCAAAATGAGTATGGTTTCCTTGTAGGAAAACAATATTATGCAAATTCTACATTTGCAATCACTATACCGAAACTTATGCCTAATGTTACAAAACCTAATACTGAACCTTTTAATAGAAATATTTTAGTTAATGCAAAAGATTGTAAACCTTCTGTAGGTAATTCTATAAAGGTTCAGAATTATATAACAGTAAAACGTTCTCCAAATTGCACTTTACTACATAAAGCTGGTAGAGATTACATTGTTCCATCAGGTACAAGAGTAGAATGTTTATGTACTAATAATAATTATAAGAATATTCAAATTATAGATGCTTTATAATGGAGGTGATTTCCATTGAATACTTCTATTAATAATTATAATACAATTAGCTCTTTAGCTGAATACACTGAGCAATTAGATATGTCATATGATAAATTATTTTTAAAATCATTAGTAGAATCAAATAGTGATACATTAATTGTTAATTCTACTTCTTTTTATAATAAGTATTATGATTATATTGTAGATACTACTTACACAGTAACCTTATCAAATTCTGAATATATGAAGTATAGATATCAGCCTAAATTATTCTGTTATGATGTATATGGAACAACAGAATTATGGGCTATCTTATTAAGAATCAATAACTTTAATTCTATTCCAGATTTTAATTCTAAAAAGATTAAAGTATTCGGAAAGAATATTTTTAATGTACTTAATGAGATTCTCATTAACGAAAAAGAAAATATTTTAGAAAATAAAGATACTGTGGGGTATTAATCATGTCTTTAAAAACTACTGAAAAACTTTTAGCTCCAGCTGTTAATCATGTCATTGAAGTTAATAATATGACTCAAAAAGAAAAGATTGAGTATATTAAAAAGAAATATAACCTTACTCATGGTAAGGGAAAAAAGAAAAAGAAGAAAAAGAAGAAATAGAGATACGTGGTAATTCCACGTATCTCTATTATTATTTTAATTTTTATTAATTGCATTATTAAATAAGAAGACATCTTCATCAGCAACTGTTTCTCTTTCTGTTGCAGTACGTTTACCTTTCTTATTTAATAAATCCACAGCATCAAAATCAGATACTAAACTATCTTCAGATAAAGAATGATCAAGTAAAAGATCATCTTCAAGTTGCATCTTATTATTAGGATTAAACGGATGATTAAAATAACTGATTTCTGATAGATCTTTATATCTAATTTTTACACGTTTAAATGTCAAATAGTATTGACCAGTTTGTCGTTTCTTTTCTACGTTAATAATGATTGCAACATCTGTGTTCTCTATCACTTCCCAGGCACTGCCCACGTTAGATCTTCCTAAGAAACGACCAAGATCTTCTTTATTTGCTTGCATTGCAGCATCAACTACTGACGCACCAGATCTATTTAATTGCATTATCTTCCATATAGGTCGTTACTCTATATGCGTTCCATTATGAACTGCTCTAATTTTTATATTAGAGATGAGACTATATCTTCAACTTTTTAATAATATTATTGAAAGGTTGCTTTCCATTTCCATCTACTTAGATGTACGTGCTAAGCACTAGTCGTTGAACCTTACTCATTAAAGAGTCTTGGCTGCTGATTGTCTCATGTGAGAGGTTCCAGCAATTAGGAAAGTTTTCATAATATATCACTATATTATGGCACCTTATTTAATGCGCTGATACAACTGGTATATCATAATCAATAGCTAATGATTTTAATTCATTAGTAATATTTTTTAATTCTTCTTTTTCATCTTTTCCTTTTTCTGCAGGACGAATTCTTTTAACATAGTCTAATGCTAATAATATGACTTCTTTACCATCATCTGCAAGATCATCAATAATAGTATATAAATCACTAGTATCAATAGATCTATTAGGATAATATCTAATGACAATATCAATACCATTATCATTAGTTACTGTTAATTCTCCTGAGTCTTTAATCATTTTTAATACTTGCTTTGGAGTATAATCTCTGATATTAGAATTTGAAACAGACATATTGAATAATCTTTCAACTGTTTCTGCAACTTCATTCTCCATAGTTATTAATAATGCACATGGATGCTTACCTGGTTTCTTTGGTTGAATATCTCGATTATACATTTTCGTATCTCTAATAATTTTAAGAAGCATACCAGATTTCCAACCACCTGGCAATCCGAGAAACATGTATAATCTACTGCTCATTAACCCAGGTGAAAGAATCTCATTTAATTTCTGAATACCTGTTCGTATAATACGAGATGGATTCTGAAGTTTTTCTACAATATCTAATACATTAGAGTCAAAGTTTTCATCACTTAAACAAAATTGATCTTCCGTATCGACTGATTTACTATTTCGAATTCTATTAATTAAATCAGTGCAAATACTAGCCATTTTATTATTGATCTCATAGAAAGACTTATAATCACCACTGTCAAGTCTTTCTATGGTTTCATAAATGGCATCCTTATAATAATATAAATAATAATACTGAAGTCTATCCTCAATACATTTATTTATATATTTAATTTCCTCATAATTAATCCTAGTGTATATAGGAATATTATTAATAATGTCTTGATTGTCTTTATCATAAACATCTGATTTACAATAATTGATAATCATTTCATCATTTTCAAATCCCTTATCTAATCTAGCTTCAAGAGCTTTATTAATAAATTCAATTCTTGCTTGTAACTGATCACTATTTTCATAAATAGATTCATCAATTACAGCAAATAATCGTTTCATATTCATTAATGATTTTCTTGTAATCTGAACAGATTTCTTAAATATGAAACCAATAAACATATTCAACATACTGATGTCAAATTTAATTGGAATTTTCTTTGTTTGATCGACATATTTTTCTCGTTGATTTGTCTTGAAGAGCATATGTCTTTCTCCTCTCTACGGGTTTTAAATGAATGTCTATGAGGAAAATCCTCATAGACATTTTTATATCTTTAAATAATTGTACAGTCAATTATTTAATTCCATATTTCTTTCAATAATATCATCAAGTACGAAAACTCCGTAGTTGTAGAGAATTTTATAATAATAATTAATCCAATCTGCAGTATCAATGATTTTGCACATTGCATTATCATTTAACTTTAGATTAATAATCATTTTTTCAAAATCTTTAGATTCTATATCAGGATTTTCATCCTTAGTGCAAACTGCAATATGGGTTCCTGTATCATTAGTAAAAGGAATCATAACGCCAATCAATTCAGGGATAGGATCATTGACGATCTCCTTTTCAATATACATTTCCTTCCCATTATTAATACAAGTAACAAACTCTTTAAAACTATTAACCTTATACTTAATCATTTTACATCCTCCAGATATCTAATATGCTTACCTGTTAATTTTGCATATTCAATTTCAGATTGTGTACTGCTACCGATATAACCATTTTTATTAATAACAAAAATTTCATCAGCCATATCAATCTTTCGTTTATGCATATCATCTAACATTGCTTTAGTCTCATTATCAAAAGCTTCACTGTCACCAGAATGACCAAATAATCCAACACTTATAACAATTGCTCCAGAAAGTGTTAATTCTTTTTGTACTGCATAAAATTCATCTTTAAAACGAGTAGATCCACATAATGTAATAACTGGATATTTTCTAATCATTTTGTATCCTCCAGATAAATGACAATATCAGTAGTAATAGGAATACCATTCTTAGGTGAAAGGATTGTATCCTGAGTAAGATATTGACCATATACTTTTACATTACCAGTTGTATCATCAATGTCATAAATGAGAACAAAGTTAAATCTAGCATTTTCCTCATTAAAATTACCTTTTCTAGCACCTAAAGTGAACTTAAGTACATTATTATCAGTATAGGTTTCTACCGTAATATGCTTATTTGTACGATTTAATTTATAATCCTTAAAAATTCTTCGTACAGCATTATCTAAGCCTTTTTCTTTAGTGTATGAATATTGCATCTTATGAATATCTTCCATAAGATGCATTTCAGAATTTTCTTGAGTTTTATCTGTTTTCTCATAATAATAAGTAGCAATCTTCAACATAATACTTCTCTCCCTCTTATTCAAAATTAATCTTTTGATATAGATAATTTCTCATATTCTCTATAGATATATCTTTATTATATTTCAATTTAATAAATCTTGATAATTTCTCTTCTGGAGAAATAGCTTTATTAAATATAAAATCATATTTTGTAAGTAAAGTTTTTATCTTTTCTTCCATTTCTCGTTTCTTTTTCATCTCTTTACTATTATTATTGATAATAATTTTAATATTTTTATACTTACTAAAAACATCATTAATCAAATTCGTTAATAATATAGGATTTTCATAATCTTCAGGAATATTGAATATAATTCTTATTCTATCCACCTTAAGATTATTGACCATCCTGATAATATAATCTAATTGATGATCTGCATCATCTCTATAAAAAGCACTATTATAATCAATTATCATTGTATTATATTCAGGTGCTAATTTATTTTCAATAAATTCTACTTCAAATTTTCCAGTATGTGGTGTATAACCACACATCATAAATCCTTTTGGTTCTTCTTCTCCATATACCCATCTACTATAAGATCCTACATAGTATATAGAGTCTTTAATACATTGAGATTTATGAATATGACCAAAGAATATTGGTCCTTTACAAATATTTAAAAGTTCTTCACTTTTAAATATAGGAGCTTTTTGCATAGTTACTTCAGATTCTTGATTCTTAGCAACAAAAGCAACTTCATTCATTAAGCCATGACCAAATATCATATCATACTCTTTATTAAAGTAATCTTTATAATATTCCTTCTTGTCAGTCATATACTCTTCAGGAATATATAAGACATTAAAATTCGGAAATAATTCTTCATTATCAACAGTTTCAAATATCTTGAAATCTACATTGAAATTAGAGAAGAACTTTAATACATCAAGTTGTTTATTATCATGAAATTCTGTTCCTTTAATAATACGAAGTTTTGTATTATGAGAAACACAAATTTCCATTAATTTTCGTAGAAATATAAAAGCATATTTAACATGCTCTGAATTAAGGTTTAACTTATTATCAAATAAGTCACCATCAATTACTACAAAATCTAATATTTTTAAACTTTTTAAATATTTTAAGAATCCTTTATCAAGCTCATCAAATAATCTCTGTGCAGGCATAGCCCCAAAGTGAATATCTGATATTACTGCTCCAATATATGTTTTTTCCATAGGCATTTCACTCCTATTATATTATAGATTCTTCCCATTTATCTTCATTGTTGAGGTTATAATAAGAATGAAAAAGATCAATTAGTCTTCTAGCAAATGTAACATATTTTTCAAAATCTTTTCTTGCTATATACTTTTCATCTTTATACTTAGGATTGACTAATAATATTCCTACCTGTTCTATTTCATATCCTAATTCTTCTAGTAAGATAACATAAATAGCAAGTTGGAAAAACATACTTAATCTAATCTTTTTAGATGTCTTAAAATCTAATAAAGTTAATTTACCATTGATTTTTCCATAGAAGTCAATAGTTCCGCCAACTTTATCAGAAGTTATAGATTTTTCTAATAAGATAGGTTCTACATTATTCGTTTTTAACCAAATCTTAAATCTATTGATATACGAAAATACAACATCTGAAGGAATAATACCATCAGGAATATAAATAATTAAATATTTAGAAAGAATAGAATTAATTAAATCATGAACTAAAGTTCCTAATGCTGCAGATTCATTTAATACTGAATCCACATCAAGACTTTTAAAACCTAAATAATTTGCCCATTTAACCAACTGAGGCTTATTTAAAATCTTTAATACTGTAGTAGCACTTGGTACTTCTTGACCAAGGCTATTCTTATAAATAGTATGATCACTTTTTGGGTTAAACTTAGATGCCATTAATTATCACCCTTTACTTCTATTCTATGAATATAATATATATCTCAAAAAGAAGATAAAAAAAGAAGCCTGAATAAAATTTCAGGCTCCTTAATTGATTGTTATCCGATATATGGAATAGCAATAAAATCTGGTTGCATATTATATATGTCCCCTTATAGATTAATATTTAATTCTTTAGAAAAACGTTCTCTAAATTCATTAATAGTTTCAATTGGCAGATTTGTAAATTTAGAAAGCTTTTCAGGATTAAGTTTTAAGAAAAGTCTTTTTTCTGGTTCTTTGATAATATTTAGATTTTTCTTGTAGAAATTTTTATAAATTTTATCAGAGTAATCAGGCTTTTCAGTTTTAGAAACATTGGTGCCAAGAGCTCTTCTATAACGATATGCTGTGGATGTAGAGATATGTAAGTAATTAGAAATTTCTTTAATTTTATGACTTTTTACATATTCTTTTTCTTCTTGTGTAAGATGAGAAAGTTTATTTTTAGATTTTGAAGGTTTCTTAGGTTTTTCAATTTCTGCAGGTTTATCATTAATAATTTCTTCTTTTTCAATAGGTTTAGCATGATAAACTGTAGGTGCTGGACACTCCCTACTATTAAAATATGGTCTTGAAGGACCGGTTACATAAAAGACCTTCTTTTCAAGTTCAGGATCTTCTTCAAGTCCAAGATAAATTTTAAGAGCATTATCAATTTCTTCAAGCTTACTTTTATTTAGAGTTCCTAAGAATGTTGTTAGTTTACTAATTGGTACAGGTCGAATTTCCTGTACAAGAGCAATTCCTTGTTTATTTTCTTCTAATTTTAATCTTACTCCATTCTTTTTAACTGGATTCATACTAGTAGGAATAACTGTTACAAATCCACTACGAATTTCAACTGTTCGATAGATAATTACAGGTCTATCACCAACAGTAATTCCAGAGTTTCTTAGTTCTGGTGTCCAAGATTCTCCGTCCATTTTCCACACTTGACCTTTTTCAAAAGCCTTTAGATCAATACTACTAATAATTATCGCTCCTTTCATAAAATATATTTTATTCTTTTAGAATCTATATAAATAATATATATTTATATTTTAGATTAAAAATATGAAGATATGGGATATAACCCATATCTTCATAATGTGTGTAATAGAATTATAATTTCATGTAAATAATACAGATAATTTTCATATTCAGAATCTGTTAATGCTAGAATATGCTCATTGTGTGTATCTTCTGGTATCTTAATTGATTGTGAAAGATCATTATGATTATTGCAAATTTGTGTAAATACATATTGAATTGATTGTTTTTCTTTTGACATTTCAAGAATAAACTCAAGTTCATAATTATTCAATATTTCCATGTCAGTATGATCATCTCCTTTCTATGAAGATTACCCTTTAAATATATGTTATTTTTTAATACGGAACATAGAAAAATTAGAAAATAATATACTTATAACAATCATGTAATCAATGTTATTTAAGAAAGGAGAATGCATTATGGATAATAATATGCATATTGTCACTGAAGTTGGTGTTTTTGGTGACCTGAACATTGAGGACCCTACCGCAAAGAAAGTTAAGAAGAAGAATGAAGAACTTTCTGAATCTGAAGTCAATCAGTTGATTGAGGAATCTGTACAAGCTAATGCTTCTATTAAGTACTAAAAATCAAAAATAAATTCAGATATATATTATTATTGTAGAATTAGAGAAATGATAAATCTAATTCAATAATATAAAAAATTTATTTTATTAAAAAGGAGCGTAAATATGATCAACATTTGTACAATTGGCTTCGGAAATTGCGGAAACCAGATTGCTGAACTTGCTATGACAACGTACAATATTCCTGGTATTGCCATTAATAGTTCTCAAAAAGATCTTACGAATATCAATAATATTCATAAGATCATTATGGGCGATACCAGAGGTGCAGGCAAGAATCGAGATGAAGCTAAGAATTTTATTAAACTTCATGTAGCTTCTCTTCTTCAGCAGGAAAAGTTCGTCAACCATATTGAAGAGAATGATATTATTTTCATTATCTCTTCTATTGGTGGTGGCACTGGTTCAGGAATGGCACCGATGATGTGCGATATCGTATCCAGAAAGTTCCCTGATAAGAAGTTTATTCTTATTGAGGTTTATCCGCCTCTTGGGGAATCTCTGGCGGCACAGCAGAATAGTCTTGATTATCTTAAGGAAGTTAGGACTAATCTTCCGAATGTCTCTTATATGGCGTATGATAATAATAGATTTGCTAATCTTCCTACTCCTGAGATGATGCAGAAGATTAATAAGGAAATCGTTGATACACTTCTTGTGTTTAGAGGCGATTATCTCTATCCTACTCCGTTTAATTCGATTGACGAAAAAGACCTTTTGGGAATCATTAGCGCTCCTGGACGTATGGCAGTATATGTGCTTGATAATATTAAGGAAAAGGATTTTGATAGTAAGACTATCGAAGATTCTATGATTGATGTTATTAAGAATGTATCTGGTAATGTTGAGCTTGATCGTGATAAGATTGTTAAGAAGATCGGTGTTATCACGAATCTCAATACTAAGCTGAATAAGATGGTCGATCCTAATTATACAAAGATTCAGGATATGATCGGTACTCCGGTTGAGATCTTCGAGCATACTTATATTGCTGGAAATGATGAAACCAATCGGATGATTTTAATTGCATCTGGTTTGTCTGTTCCTGATGATCGTCTTACTAAGATGGTTCAGCGTATTGAGTCTGGACTTGAAGAACTTGCCAGTATGAAGGAAAGTTCTGTATTGGATAGCGATGATGGAACGAATAAGATTAAAGAGCTTAGAACTCAGGTAATGAAGCAGAGTTCCGAGTTCGACATGGATGATTTGTTTAGTAAGTATGGCGGCTAATTATTGTCGTTGTATAAATAAAAAATATTTTTAATTGGAGGAAATTAACGTGAAAGAACTTATTAAGAACATGAAGCTGAAGGATATGAAGGCATCCGAGCTGGCAGAGATGATCAGTGAGAATCAGACTGAGCTTATTGACTTTTATGTAAAGCAGGGTCATCGTGTTAAGAACGCTGACACAGTTAATAAGCTGTATGAGAAGATGCTGAGTCCTAAGTTTGTTAAGGCTCTCAAGAAGATCGTTAAGAATAAGGATGAGAACGGTGGTCTTGAGACTGGGTTCGTTGTTATTATCAATGGATTCATTGAGAAGAATCATAAGAATGAGAATCTTACTGAAGAGATGCTCACGGATTATAGTGAGATCATTGATAAGACTCTCAAGGGTCGTGTTAAGGAGGTCACTAAGAAGGTTGACCTTGACAAGGAAATTATTAAGGAACTGCTCGTAATTGTTCCTGATGTTGGTTGTATCAGTAATGAGAAGTTTACTGGTATTTACAGTCAGCGTATGCTTCGTAAGCTGTATATCATTTCCGCTGATCGTGAAACTGGTCTGACTGAGACCAAGCAGATCAAGAAGCTGTTTAAGGTTCTCTTTGGTAAGAACATTCTTGATCTCATTGCTATTAATGTCCTTCTCGAGAAGAAGGAGTATATGAAGAATTTCAATGAGCGTCAGATTGCTATTTGGAATCTCTTCACTGATTTTGCTCTTGAGTTTATTGATGGTGAGGAAAAGGATCACATCACTGAACTGCTTGAGTATTATTGCACTCGTCGTCGTGCTGATGCGGGTAAGGACCGTGATGGTGCTCGTCGTATCTCTCTGACGAATATTGATGAGGAGAAGTATCCTCGTCTGGCTAAGGCTATCAAGAAGTTCAATAAGAACGGTAAGGAAAGCCTGACTAAGTATCTGTAATAGAAACTTTTAAAAATTTCTATATAATGAGAGCGTGATTAATTTCACGCTCTCATTATTTTTTTATTAAATGATATTTTCCTAGTAATAAATTATTAATTAATATACAATGTTATAATTGCTGTAGTTGAAACTACACAAAAATTTTTATTTAAAATTCGGGGGAAAATATTTATGTTAGTGATTTATAATGAAACTAAGACTGAGTGGATTCGCAAGAACATTGATGAGAAGACCTATAAGATCAATGCTACTAAGACCTTGACTGATAATAAGGTTCGTTACATTGATATGTTAGTAAGTGGTGAAATTGATATCCCCAATATTAGCGAGTATACTTCTATGGAGAATTGCGCTGTTCTCTATGGTGATAATACATCTGTAAAGTTTAAGAAGAAGGATCTTAAACCCTTTATTACGAAGTCTAATGAGTATAACACTGATATTATTATTGTTAATATCTCTCTTGCTGGTAAGATTGTTAAGAACATTGCCGGTGAGAAGACTTCCATTCTTGCATACCTCATTGCTAATGGTGAACTGTTCCTGATTATGTCAGTTCGCAATGATGGTGATAGTTCCTTTGAGATCACTCTTCATGATTCTCATATGATTGCTGATACTATTTATAAGTTCAGCAAGACAAATGGAACTTATAGTGTTAACGTTGATATGGTTCAGGTTGAAGAGGCAATTGGTAAGCCCTCTTTCAAGATTATGATGTTTAGACCTGCTCGTCCTACTCACGTTATCTTTGTAAATGATTCTGATGTTGATGCTCTTAAGAGTGTTTTGAAGTATCCTGATTCTCATACAATCAATGCTTGTATGGATCATGATATTTCTGATATGGAATCTTTTATTGGTCCTCTTAAGAGAAATAATTATAAGGCTGTTACTCTGTTTGTTAAGGCTAAGAGTTTCTTTGGTGAGAAGGACAGAGTGTATGGTAAAGAATTTGAAATGTTGAAAAATAATTTTAAATTTGTGAACATTTTATTAGAAGACGGAAAGACTCTCCGTAAGTAATATATAGTCAACAGTACAGTTTGTGCTGTTTATATATACATGGTATCAGACATGTGCGTTTATTCGCACATGTCTGATATTCTTTTTCAAAAAATGAGATTTAATTCTTATAGTAACAAAATATTAAACTATATAATTGGAGGAATATACATGTTTGAAGTATTTAGAAAAAAGAAATTACCGGAAGCTGAAAGATTATATAAAATTTATAAAAGTGTAGATACATTTGAAAGAATTTTATATATAAGAGATTTAGAATTTAAAAAGATGATATTAAAAGCTGAAGAAGAAGCTTTACGTGGAGGGACTTCAATTATATATGAATTAGAAATTGATGATAATGATCTGGCATTCTTTAATCAGATCGTTGCTGCATTTATAGATAAATTAACGGAAGAAGGATTCTCATATACAAGAGAATTATTAAAAAGACAACGAAAATTTACAATACATTTTTCGAAACCAAAACATAAATATTATTAATGAAAAAAGGAGAAAGAGTATGGCAAATCGTTTACTCGATAGATTACGTGAGAAGGATAAGAAAGGATTATTTAATTCTTCTCAGGTTTCAGTTAACTATCCTACAGGATTCTCCACATTTGATTACCTTAATGGATATAAAGTTAAGGTAATGGATATTAATGAAAAACTAATTGGTGAGTACCCTGCCATTGGTATTACTGGTGGTACATTTGTAACTGTTATTGGAAAGTCCGGTGTTGCTAAGACAACCTGGGTTCTCCAAAGTGCATATAATATGGTAAAGAATTTTAGTGATGATGCTTTTGTTCTCTGTTATGATTTAGAGCAAGCATTGAATTATACACGAATTAAAAATATTACTGGAGCTACTCAAGAAGAGCTTAATAATAAATTTGTATTAAGACAAGAGAAGAATTATATTGAAGATATCTTTGATAGTATTATCAGCATTGCTAATATGAAAGAATCTGATAAGAAGTCTTTTATGTATGATACTGGTAATGTTGATGAATTTAATAATCCTATCAGAGCATATGTCCCTACTATTGTTATCGTTGACTCTATTCCTACTTTAGCTTCTAGAGAAACTGAAGGAGAAGAGGAAATGAAGGGACAGACAGATGCTATGAGAGCTGCTAAACAATTAAAGCAATTTTATAGTCGTCTTATGCCTATTATTAAAACATACAATATTACAATCTTTGCTATTAATCATATCAATGTAAAGATTGAAGTAAGTGCTTTTGCTAAGACACAATCACAACTTATGTACCTTAAGCAAGATGAGTCCCTTAAATAAAATCCTGGAGGGGACTCTATAAAAAACTCTCTGAACTGCGGGAAACTCCTTAGAGCTTTTAATACTAAACTATAATAGTAATATTATGGTGGCTTAGACTAACTATCTAAGGTATAGTAATAAATTAAAAGATTGGACAATCCGCAACTAAGCTAGTAATTATAAAATGTATTTATAACATAATAATAAATGCATTATGTTATAAATACAAGGAGAATTATTATTATGATTAAAGATATTGAGTCATATATTAAAAAATTTAATGTATCTCAAAATAAAGAATTAGATTCTTTAGAAAAATTTCCACTTGAAATATTTCTACCAATTACAGAGAATGAAATTCCAGATATAAAAGACGGGTATTATATATCTAATTATTCTAGAGTGTACAGTCTTATTAGTAAAAAGATCTTAAAAATGAAAGTTAATAAACATACCGGTTATTATGTATTTACATGTGCATGTAAAACAACTAGACAACGAGATGTTACATTACATAGAATACTAATGATGGTTTTTAATCCATTAGATGATTATAAAGGAAAAGTAGTAAATCATTTAGATGGTAATAAATTAAATTCATTTTTATATAATTTAGAATGGACTGATATTAAAGGTAATTCTATTCATGCTAGAGATTCTGGTTTATTACATCCTGCACATAGCGAATCACATTGTTGTGCAACTATCACTACACAACAAGCTGAACAAATATGCAAATATCTAGAATCCAGAATGTATATGCAAAAGGATATTGCTAAACTTGTTGGAACAACTGTAGGAATTGTAGAATCTATTAAACAAGGTAGAGCATGGAAAGAAATATCATCTAAATATAATTTAGATTTTAAAACTGAAAAAATATCTAAAGTATTTTCATTTGATGATATTCATAATATATGTAAATATTTTCAGAATAATTCTAAAGATGATAATGAAAGTTTAAGACAACACTGTATTCATTGTCTAGAATATTTATCATTACCCGTAACAGCTTCAAATATTAATTCTCTAAGAAAAATATATAAAAAAGAAAGATGGAAATTTATTTGTAATAATTATAATTACTAGAAAGTTCAACGACTATCGAAAGCATATCATAGAAGAAATATCTATGAGAAGAAGCAAGTAGAGTACACTCTGTATAGAGAGTGGAAGTGGAGAGCATTTTATATTTGGTAATAGAATATAAAATGAAGATATAGTCTGTTTTATATGGAAACATATATAAATGTACCTACATCCAGGTGGTACCGCTCCTTTATATTATGCTAATACATTAATTAAATTTGTATCTTCTACTAAGTTTAAAAAAGAAGATGATGGATTTGATGGATTTATGGTTCGAGCTGAATTAATTAAATCTCGTTCTAATAAGTCTGGACAATCATGTAATTTAATTTATAATCAATTAACTGGATTTGATCCTATTTTAACTCTTTATCAGTTTGCTTCTGATAATAATATGATTGATGGTCGTAATCCCTATAGATATTTTAAGACTAATAAAGATATTAAATTTGATAGTAGAAAATTCAGGGAATGCTTCAATGAAAGTGATGAACTTAAGAAGACTTTAATGGATTCTGTTACTCCGTATTTAGAAGATATGCTTTCTTATGTTAAGCCTAATGAGGATCCCATTGAACCTGAACCTGAATGTTAAAATATATTTAAAGTATATATTATACCCATAGTGGCAAAGAAAATATAGAAGGAGTTGAAATGCTTTGGCTATCAATACGAATGAATATTATTATCAGATTTGTATTAAGATGCCACGTGACGATGCTTTGATTTTCTGGAAAAGAAATGAAAAGATTCCTTATGACAATAAAGAAGAATTAAAAACTTTTATTAAGAATAATCTTCCTGGGATTGAAAGATTTCATAGAATTACTGATATCATTGCTGATGAGGTTCCTAAAGAGAATCTTATTGAATTAGATAATTGGTATATTGCTAATTCTAAACCCAAAGATTATACTGTAGTATCTAACTAAACCGAAATGGATTTAGAGAGTGTAGAATAAAATCTACACTCTCTAATTTATTAAATTAAATAAAAGGAAGGTAGATCTATGTCAACCTTAAACTTAAAAGAAGCACTAGAACAGAAAGAAAAAGAATTTCATTTTACCGATGATATATTCGGTATGACGCTCTTGACTAATCCTGGATACATTAGTTCCAGTCGTAATGTCATAAAATAAATGTGACCTATTATAGTAATATAATAGACAAATCTCCTTAATTGCTGGAAAATCTCATTGAGATAATCAGCAGCCAAGTACATTTTATCTATATATAAAATAAAAAGGAGGGAGAATATGATAATATTTATAAAAACAGAAGAAGTTGATTTTAAATGGGTTTATATTAATGGTGAAAAAACTATGTATATAATTTCATCTGATGGTCGTCTTTTTAATATGAATACCAATAATGAAATAAAAATACCCATTAATAAATATACTGGTTACAATGGTGTAAATTTAGTTCATAATGGTAAAAAATATTATAAGATGGCACATAGATTAGTTGCAGAAACATTTATTCCAAATCCTGAAAATAAACGCACAGTTAATCATATTGATGGAAATAAGAATAATAATAAGGTTACTAATTTAGAGTGGGCTACAGATAGAGAAAATGTAAATGATGCATGGGATAGAAACTGTTGTAATCCAAAATATGGAGATAAATGCAATTTTACAATATACTCAGATGAACTTATAGAAAATGTATGTAGTATGTTAGAAGATAATGTATCTATTTCTGAAATCATGGAAGTAACAGGTATTTCATATCATGCTATAAGAGATATTTTATTTTATGGAACAAGATCTAATATTTCATCAAAATATAATATTAATCCAGATAATTATAAACCTAAAATATTTTCATTTGATAATGATACTTCTGAAAAAATTAAAATATTATTTATTAATAATCCTGATATTAAACCTAGAAAAATTTGTAATATACTTAATTTAGAATATAGTAATATTACAAGAAAAGCTATATATAGAATTAAAGATAAAATGTAAAGGTTCAACGACTATTAGTACATTCAAGTGAGTGGAAATTGGAGACTCCTTAGATGAAAAACTTCATCTAAGGATGAAGATATAGTCTCATCTCTATAGTAATATAGAGCAGTCTTTAAATAGACGGTATAAGAGTAACGATCTTATATGAAGATATTGGTTTACAAGTCACCTGCGTCAGTTTGTTAATCTAGTGAATCCTGATGTTCCAAAGGTATTTACTAACTATGAAAATAGTGTTGGTAAATTATCTACCGGTTATTATCAAGCTAAGACAGATCTAGAAGTATATGCAAAAATTCCTAGATTTGAAAATGGTAATCTGAATAATCATCTTTATCTTTTATTTACTTATGATAAAAAGAATGATAGATATGATGTTATTACTAAGATGATTAATGAAGATTTAACTGAAAAATTTGGATATGGTTATGACAATACAGCAATGGATGAAAAAGAAGTTGGAGACCATATCGAAAAAGGTGAAGTTCTATATAAGTCTACATCATATGATGAAGATATGAATTATAGAATGGGAACAAATGTAAAAGTTCTCTATATGATAGAGAATCACACTATAGAGGATGCAATAGTTTGTTCAGAGTCTTTTGCAAAACGTCTTGTTAGTAAAGAGATTGAGACGGTAAAAGTTAGTTTGAACGACAACGACATACTCTGCAATATTTATGGTAATGCAGATTATTATAAAGCATTTCCCGATATTGGTGAAAACACTAAAGATAAAATACTTTGTGCTAAAAGACGAATCTTTAATAATCAGGTTTTATATGATTTAAAGAAATCTAATCTTCGTAAAATTAATTTTATGAATGATAATCTGTATTATATTGATGGTGTTGTTAAAGATATTATCATCTATTGTAATAAAACATTGGATGAAGTTCCTGACAATGCTTTCAATCATCAGATTCGTAAGTATTTAATTATGCAAACAAACTTTTATGAAAAAGTTTTAGATACATGTAAAGAGATCATTACAAGTGGAAGTAAATATTCTTCCGATATTGCTTTCTATTATAAAAAGGCTAAGGATATCCTTAACCCAGATGTGAAGTGGAAAGAAGAAACCTCAGTATTCAATAACATGGTTATTGAATTTTTAATTGAAAGAGATTCACCATTAACTATAGGCCAGAAGATTAATTATAGTCCATTTATATAGTAATATATAAATGAATTTTCTCTAATTGCTGGAAAATCTTTTATAAGATAATCAGCAGCCAAGACTCTTAAAAATGAAAGGATATTATAATATGGTAGTATTAATTTATACAAAAGAAGTATATAAACCTCTGACATATCCTGGAGTTAAAAAAGGTGTATATGAAATTAGTAATTATGGAAAAATTCGTAATATTAAAACTGGTAATATTAAAAAACCTTTTGAACACAAAGAATATCTTAGAATTGCATTAGCGAATGATCCAGAATATAGTAGCAAAGATCAAACGAATAGATCTATTCATAGATTAGTAGCTTGGGAATTTTGTAAAGGATATAAAGAAGGATACATTCCTAATCATTTAGACTCCAATACTAAAAATAATTTTGCTGGAAATTTAGAATGGGTAAGTAGTAAAATGAATAGTATTTATGGAGTTTTTGAAGGAAATATAAAATGTGGAGAAGATCATTATTTGAATGTATTTTCAAAAAATGAAGTTATAAGAATTTGTGAATTTTTACAAGAAGGTTATTCAAATATGCAAATTATGAAAACTTTTGGATTTCATAATAAAAGTTCAAATCCACAGCTGTATAAACTGATAGATCATATTAGACATAGAAGAAGTTGGAAAACTATTTCTTGTAATTATAATTTTTAAGAGTAAGGTTCAACGACTAGTGTTTAGCACGTACACTTAAGTGAGTGGAAATGAGAAATATCCTAATAGGATAAAGATATAGTCTCATCTCTAATGTAAATTAGAGCAGTTCATAAGAGAACGGTATAAGAGTAACGATCTTATATGAAGATAAATGTACAGGCCGACAGGGTAACAAAGGTGTCGTCAGTAAGATTTTACCTGATGATCAAATGCCTTATTTAGAAAATGGTGAACGTGTTGAAGTCATGCTTAACGCGTTAGGTGTCATAAATCGCTTGAACAGTTTACAGTTATATGAGTTAAGTATCAACTTTATCTGTAATAGAGTTGTAGAAAAACTTAGGGAATTTAAAACTTTAAAAGAAAAAGAAACTTTATTCTTTGATATCATTAAACGTCTTAATGAAAAAGAAGAAAAAGTATTAAAGACTTACTATAAGAATCTATCTTCTAAAGGAAAGAAAGATTTCTTTAACGATGTTGATGAAAGAGGAATTTATATTCATATGCCTCCATTCTGGGAAGAAAAAGAACCTATGTTTGATAGAATCAGAAATATCTATAAAGATTATGATTTTATCAAACCTGTAGATGTTTATGTTAACAGATGGGGTAGAAAGATTAAGATCATGAAACCTTTGATTGTTGGCGATCTCTATATGATTAAGCTTAAGCAATCTTCTAAGAAAGGTTTCTCAGCAAGGTCTACAGGATCCCTTAATAAGAAAGGTGTTCCTGAAAAATCATTTAAGAATAAAATTCATCAGGATCTGTATTCTAGCACCCCTATAAGAATTGGCGATTATATTATAATTGGTTGCATTAATATAGTAATATATTAATTAGCACTCTTTTAATTGCGGGGACATCTTGTTAAGCTATAACTACTAAATTTATATAGAAATATATAAATGGCGAAGGGTAATTCCTTAGGTATAGTAATAAGGTTATGGATAGAGACAATCCGCAGCTAAAATATCTAAATATTTAATTATGAAATATGTTAGTACAAATTCCTGGTATAGAAAAATATATATCATATCCTGGTGTTAAACCAGATATGTATACTATAGATAGTAATGGGAACGTTTATAATACTAAGACAAATAAATATCTTAAACCAAAAAAGACTAAAAAAGGATACTATGCAGTATCATTATCCTCAGGTAAGAAGAAGCATTCAACATTTGTATTTATACATAGATTGGTTGCATATGAATTCATTCCTAATCTAGATAATAAGCAATTCGTTAATCATATTGATGGTGATAAATCAAATAATTCTATATATAATCTTGAGTGGGTAACTCATGATGAAAATATGAAACATGCTTTTAGAACAGGATTATTTGATAATAAACTTAAGACTAAAGTTGGAGAAAATGGTTGTAATGTAAAATTTTCAGATAAATTTGTTAATGAGATTAAAGAATTAGTAGATGCTGGAAATACTAAAGCTGAGGTGAGTAGAATTATGTGTAATAAATATCCTGAATTGAATTTAACCCCAAAACGTTTCCAATACTATATCTATAACCTGTATAACGGAAGATTAAAATAATAAATATTTAGATATAGGTTCAACGACTATCCTATTGTAGGAGTACACTCAAGTGAGTGGAAATGGAGAGCTCCTTATTTATTATAAGGATGAAGATATAGTCTCAACTTCTATAGAGATATAGAGAAGTTCATAAGAGAACTGCATAAGATTAACGAACTTATGTGAAGATTTTGCAAGAAAATATAAACAGTCTTATCGGTGTAGATCCTGAGGAAGTTGCTAAACTTCATATGTTTTATCGTTCAAGTGTTATTGGACGTAGAGACATTGGAAAGCAACTAGCAACAACTGTAAAGACTTTAAAAGATTTTAAGAAGAGTGGTAATTTCACTAATAGAAATGTAGAGATACTTCAAGCTTATCTAAAGGCAATGGGATTGAAGATCGAATACCTAGATGACTATTATGATATTCCTATTTATTCAGATAATCTTGAATCTTTTGAGTCTGATACTATGTATATTATCTCTACTCGTAAAGAGTATGAAGACATTAAACTAAAAGATAAAATTCTTAAGAAATATCGTGATGATGTTTGTTTCGTTGGAACAGATGAAGAATTTTTGAAATTAGTTGATACTGAATTTGAAGATGCGAAGATGAGAAGAGATAATTATGTAATTGATATTAAGTTGTAAATAATATGTCCACATAGGGAGAAATACCCTATGTGGACTATTTTAAATAAATCGTTTTAATAAGAATTTGAGATATATATTATTATAGTATATAGAAGAAAATATAAATATAAGGGAGACTGATTAGTATATGGAAATATTAATGTTATTAATAGCTTTAGTACTATCAGTTTGCTATGACTCTTTGATGAAAACAACTAGTGTGCAAACTGTGCAAGGTGTACAATCTATGAGTGTCAAAGTTCCAGTTATACAAGTAAGAAGAGAATCTAATGTTGTATTAGCAAGAGATAAAACTGCTAGTATGATAAAAGAACGTATATCACAAATATTCTATATGGATATGGAAGATAAACGGGAAAAGATTATCAGTTTATTAATACAATTGGAAAGAGTAGAAGATCCGGATACATTTTTAGATAAAAATGAGTGCATCCGTTCATATATATTTAATCAATAAAAAGAAGGAAGTGATCAATTGGGAAAACAGAAAGCATTCATCAAAGAGGAGACAATCAAACGTCTCAATACTTTACTCAGAAAGTATGACAGAGATGATCTGTTAGAGAGTAGAGAGTACCAGAGCTTGTTAACATACATGAACTGGTATGAAAAAGAAAACGCAGAAGAAATTATCCAATTAGCAAGTGAAAACAAATCTTATGACGAAATTAGATTTATTATTGATGGAGGTAACAGCATCATGAAGAACAGTCGTAGGAATCGTGAACGTAATAACAAGAAGCCCACTATCGAAAATCAGAATACACAGGTAACCGAAGCTGAAGAGCTTGATCCGGTTGAGGAAGCTGCTGTATTTATGATTTCTCAGCAGAAGGTAGTGGAAACTGATAAGCCCGTGGATGTTATCATCCTCGGAGATGAATCCTTCGAGATCAAGGATGAAGAAGACAATAAGTCTCATAACGAGGCCTCTAATACTGAGGTAGACGATGAGATGGAAGAGAAGAATGATCCGATTATTCTGAGTGATATCACAAAGAATAAGAAGAAGGATAAACATAAGGATGAGAAACTCTCTTCTACTGGAAATCCTATTCTCGATGTTATCAATAATTGGACCAGCAGTATTGATCGTGCCATTGCCAAGGCAGAGAAGTATTGTAAGGATCTTGAAAAGGAAGATGCAGAAATCGAGAAGGAGATCCGAGATCGGTATAAGGAAGAGAAGTCTGCGTAACTTAAAAGAAAAATACGGGTGGTTTTATCCGCCCGTATTTTTTTGTAGTAAAAATCAAAAATAAAATGAAATATATATTATTATAGTAATAGAGCAATAAATACTACGTAAGGATGTGGCAACTATGATTGATAAAAACAATTTAATTCAGTCATTACACAGAGTTTATGAAGAAAGTAAAGTATCAGAAAACTTTGAAGAATTGATTAAAGTTTTAGAAGGAATCAAAATTAATAATTTAGTAAATTATTATATTAATTATGATAAAGAGTATAGTCCTGAAGATGTAATGATTATTGAATTGATCATTCGTATTCTTCAGAATATTTATAATAATTCCGGTGTACTTCCTCCAATTAATGATGAGACATATGACACATTATATGAGATCTATAATGAGATTTCTAATGGAGATATTGTTGGTGGAGATGCAGATTCTTTAAGAGAAAAAGATTTTCATAAGTATCCTGATTTACGAGGAACTCTTGATAAAGTACATTTTCTCACAAATAAAGAAAAAGGAAAAGATAAAAGAAAAAGTGTTGAAGACTTTATTAAGACTTCTGAAAATAGACTTGGAAGAAGTCTTATAGATGCAGAAATGGAAGTTGCATTATATCCTAAGTTTGATGGTGTATCTGCAATTTTTGAATGTGCACCAGATGGAAGAGTTATTAAAGCATTAACCAGAGGTAATGTTAAAAATAATGAAGCTGTTCCAATTACAAAATTATTTAAGCTTTTAAAATTTGAACCTTATCCTGAATGGGGTAATGTTGAATTTGGAGTAAAATGTGAAATTATTGTTACATATAAGAACTTTAATAAGTTATGTAAGAAATATGGATCATTCAAGTCTTGTCGATCTGCAGCAAGTTCAATTATCAATTCTCAAGATGTAGAATTTGATTATTTGAAATATATTACTGTAGTTCCTTTGAGAATGCAAAATTATGAAACAAAAGAAGTTATTGTACATCCAGATGCATCAAAGGTATATCCTGTTATTTACACATTGATAAATAATGAGAATCATATGATTAATGGTATTAATACTATTAAAGCATATATGAAAGATGTAATGGACATTCCAATTGATGGTGTTGTTATTCAATTTAAAGATAAGAATTTACAGAAAGCATTAGGACGAGATGATGCAATTAATAAATATGAAGTTGCATATAAGTTTACTCCTGAGTCTGTAAAAACGAAATTAATTGATGTTACATTCTCTATTGGTCTATTAGGTGCTTTAACTCCTGTTGCTAAAATCGAACCTGTAAAGATGGAAGGAAATACAATTTCTAATGTATCTTTAGGTTCTATTGATAGATTTGAAAGTCTTCATCTTAGTAAAGGTGATGAAGTATTAATTAAATATGACATTATTCCATATCTTTATATAGATGATACTTGTAAAAGAAGTAATAATGAGATTATTCCAACGATTACACATTGTCCATATTGTGGAGAAAAGTTAATTAATGATCCAATTCTTAGATGTGTCAACAATAATTGTCCATCGAGAGTTATTGGAAAGATTGTTAACTATCTTGATAAGATGGATATTAGAGGTATTAGTATTGGAATTGTAAGTACTTTATTCGAATTAGGATATTTGAAATCAATTCAAGACTTATATAAAATAAAGCATAACAAACGTGATATTGCTAAGATTGAAGGTTTTGGAACGAAATCAGTTGAAAATATCTTAAAAGGAATTGATAGTAGAAGAACAGTTTACGATTATAATCTATTAGGTTCTATTGGTATTCCAGACATTGGACCGAAAATTTTTAAAAAGATTTTAAGTATATATTATATAGATGACATAGTAAGAATAGCTATGAATCATGAAGTTAGTGAATTAACAAAAATTCCAGGTATTCAGGAAAAGTCAGCAAATAAAATTATTGTTGGTATTTTGATGAATATTGAATTAATTGAATTCTTGAAAAAGGAATTACTCATTAAGCATGATACGAAAGAGTATATCATGCATGTTGTATTTACAAAAGTAAGAGATAAGAAATTTGAAGATTATCTCGAAGAAAAGAATATTGAAGTTTGTGATTCTTATGGGAAGAAAGTTGACATTGTTATTTGTGATGATGAAAACAGTTCTTCTGGTAAGATTGATAAAGCCAAGAAAGATGGCAAGAAGGTTATGCCTATCAAAGAGGCATATAAATATTTTAAGTATAAGTCCTAACACCCAATGGTGTTCCTCGGCAAGTAATTAAAAGTTATTTGTCGATTAACATAAAAATAATCTTTATATTAATTAATGGAGGTAAACACACATGAGTTCTGAAAACGCTAAGCTTGTTGATTTTAAGGGTACCGCTAAGGAAATGAAGGCTCTGACTGAAATTGCAGAGGCTGCACAGAAGGTCCTTTACAAGGAGCGTCACATCAATATTACTATGGCAGATGCAATTCCTACGATCGCGTATGAATTCCTGTATTCTGCTGCTCAGTTCCTTGATAAGAACAAGAGCACTGATTCTGATATCTCTGTTAATATCATGAATCTTCTTGAGATGGGTATTACTTATCGTGAGTCTGATGACGGTGAAAAGGAAGGTAATTTCACTCCGTTCATTCAGCCTGGTACCATCTTCAAGACTGTCATTAAGTCTGATGAAACTACTGAAGACGACGAGTAAAGATAAAACTAAATATATGCTTAGTGCAGGGTGTATCATTTTACACCCTGCACTAATTTTTTTAAACAAAATTTATGAGGGGATTGATGCATCGTATGTATAAATTCATCAAAGAATATAAAAATCCTAATGAAGAACGATTTAACTACCCTCTAATTAATCGAGAGTACGACGATGACTTGGTTAATTATATAGTTGATTGTTGTAAGTCTCTTGAAGTTCTTGAGTATGTAAAATTCCTTGGATATGATTATGTAACCAATGAAGCTGAAATTAATACGAGTGAGTATATTGATGCCAAATCAAGAACGAAAACAAAGAAGAATGATCCTACAAGATATATGTATCTTCAGGATTCAAGATATGCAGAACTTCGTCTGAAATTTCATCTGGAATGCAATGATGAATCTAAAAATATCACAAAGAAATTATTGATTCCTGTTCCTGATGATAATCTGTATTATAAGATTAAAGGAAATAAATATTTCTTATTATATCAGATCGTTGACTCTGCATCTTATACAACAAAGTCGGCTATTGTATTAAAATCTATGATGCCGATTAATATTAAGGTAAAACAGTATACAGCAAAATCTACAACAGGAGAATCATTTACAGCTCCTACGTATACAATTCTTGTGTTCCGTAAGAATGTAGATATTCTTTTGTTTTATTTAGCAAAGATTGGACTAAAGAAAACTTTAAAATATTATTCAGTTGATAAAATTATTAGATTTGTTGAAAGTCCTGAAAATACAGAAGAGTTTATTTACTTTAGTGTAAACTCAAAGTTATTCTTAGAAGTAAATAAGCATTTCTTTTATAAATATACGTATGTAAAATCTATGGCATTCATGTTGTTAACATTAATGACAAATCGAATGTCTATTGATAACTTAGAAAATAAAGATTTCTGGATTGAAGAATTAGGAGCAATCGGAACGATTAATAAAAATTCTCAATATGAAAAAGGATTGAATACTATGGTATTCTTTGATCGTATGATTGATGATACTACAAAACGTATTCTTAAATTACATCCTATTCATAAAAAGAATATTTATTCAATTGTAAGATGGTTGGTTCAGAATTTCTCTGATCTAAGAAAGAAAGATAATATGAGTTTGGAAAATAAACGTCTTAGATGTAATGAGTATATAGCATCGCTTCTCACGAAGACGTTTAGTGATAGAGTAAATAGAATTATTGGAATGGGATCAAAGGCAACACTTAAAAATGTTGAAGAAATATTTAAGTTCCAAGGTGATCTTATACTATCTCAGTTGCATAAGTCAGGCTTATTAAGGTATGATGATAGTGTAAATGACCTTGACATATTTGGAAAGCTCAAAATTACATTTAAAGGACCGAATTCCTTAGGAAATAATAATGATAATAACATTAGTACTAAATATCGTGGTTTGAAAATAAGCTACGTAACTCTCTTAATTGCTGGAATCTCTAAACAGGTAATGCTGTAGACAATCAGCAGCTAAATCAATTTGTATTATATATAGGAGGAAGAAAAAAATGAAAATTGTAATGGCAAGTACTTTTGTTAAGAACATGGAGGACCTTATTGAAAAATATGGTGACCTACCTATGTTACTTGATGTTAAAGTAGACGATAAGAAAGCACTTACACCGATTAGTACAATTAGTTTAGGATATATTGGTGAAAGCCAGGAAAATTCTGATACTATTTATGTTATCTCTAACTATAATGAGGATGGTGAATTTCTTATTAATGCAGATTGAAAAGTTCAACGACTAAATGTACATCTAAGTAGATGGAAATGGAGAGCAACTTAACTAAGTTGAAGATATAGTCTCATCTCTATAGAAATATAGAGCTGTTCTTTATTGAACGGTATAGAACTAACGATTCTATATGAAGATATATGTTAGATCCAAGTTATTTAGGCCGTTTAGATATTAATGTCTGCGGTAGATTATTAGCCGCATAATGTAGTAATACATTATACAAATCTCTCTTAATTGCTGGAAAGTCTTTTATAAGATAATCAGCAACCAAGCATAATCAACATAAAGGAGAATATATATGTTATATCGGTATTCAACAAAAGATACAGATATAGGAATTATTACAACTGCTTATGAATATGATTTTAATGATCATCCTAAACCCAATAGCTGTGAAAATGAAATATTTAGACTTACAGCTATATTTGAATATAAATTAAAAGCTCCTGATATAAGAGTTCCTGAAGGTACAAAATTCTTCTTTACATCTAAAGGGAATAGAAAATTTCATAAAGCTATTAAGAAACTTTCTGAGTTTCTTAAAGAAAATAATATAGCAGAAATTTCCTGTACTAAAATAGATGAAAAGAAAATTAAGTCTTCTAATATAATTTATTCAGATGATGATCAGATAGCAGTTTTTGATTATGAAGGTTCAACGACTAGTGCTTAGCACGTACATCTAAGTAGATGGAAATGGAGGGCTCCTTAATAAAGGATGAAGATATAGTCTGAGCTCTATAGATGATATAGAGAAGTTCATAAGAGAACTACATAAGAGTAACGACCTTGTGTGAACATTACTGACATCAGACCCTGGTACAAGTGCCATCATGACACCATTCTGTAAAACAGATGGATTGTATTTTGATGGTTCTCATGAACCTGAAGGGTTTAAATTTAATTTCGATAAAGATATTGAATCTTTCTATGGAAATAAGAAAGACTATCTAAACATTACGCCTACTTTTGATTCTATTGAAGATTATTATAATTTCAATTTACATTGTACAGAACTTAATAAAACTTTCGATGTAAATCGAAAACTTAAAGATGATGATGTATATACAATTGAGATTAATATAGATTCAGAAGGAATTGAATAATACTTTGAAGTATGATAGGATTACTACTTTCCTATCATACTTCATTTTTTTATCTTATTTTTTAGATATATATTATAGATATAGAATTGTATAAATGAAAAAACTATAATATAATCTATATTGGAAGTTGGTGAATTAGTTTGACTGGGGAAAATAAACTTCCTGAGAAGATCACTAGGACTATCTTAAGATATCCTAATTTAGCTTTAAAAATACAAGTAAAATTAAAAGAGGAGACTATAGCAACACATAATGAATTTACTATAGGAGATAAAAAATATATTAATTTAAACTTTAATGGTTATGTAACCTTAGAGTTAGTAAAACCAAATGATCAATCATTCGATATGACAAAATCTTTCTTAATTGGTATGGGAAACCTCGGTAGTGTAGTAAAGACCATGAAGAAAGTATTAAAAAATATTTATGAACAAAATATTTTTGCATTACAAAATAACAAAGTTATTGTATATGAAGATATGGCTAAAAAATATACAGAGCAAGTTACTATTCCTAGAATAGGACAAGCGATTATGATAAAGCCTTCTGTTATATATGATGAAAATGAAACTTCATATGAAGGTGTTCATATCTTCATTAATAAAATAGAAAATGTTATTCCTTTATCTATAGAGGAATTTGAGAACTTAGTTTACACATTAGAGAAAATAGATATCTTCGAATATTCACAGTCATTAGTAAATTATTATTTAGCATTTACTAATCATCATGAAAAGAATCTGGATCTATTTTCAAATAGAAAAGTGTATAATTCACAGATTAAAAAGAATATTGATTGGACATCATCATCTAAAGAAAAAACAACTTCAAATTTTAGTACATCTAAAGATGAAGATATTTTTGAAGGCTTATAAAAAGCAAAACAAAAGATAAGTATATATTATATACTTATCACAATATAAAATGAGGGTGACGAAATGGGTAAAAAATGTAAAGTATTTATTAATACTCAACCTGTAGTCATCATTGATGATGAGTATTATGAGGTTGAGTTATATTATGAAGGTTGTAAATTAAAGAAGAATGTTGCTTACATTGTAGGCGATTATCTTTATATTTACAGAGGAAAATTAAAGACAGAGTCATCTGATCCCGGAATCTATAAGAAGGATGATGAAATTATATTTATTCATCCTGATAAAAAGCATAGAGATAAATTTAGTATTGATAATATTAATGAGTTATCCGCTAATAGTATTTTCGATACGGTGGAAGAAAATATTGATAATTTTATTCAGCCTTCTGACATTGAAATTATCAATAATAATTCCGAAACCTTTACCCCTACAATTCGTCCTGAAGATGATTTCTTAAAGTATATCGTTAAGAAAGCTATTCTTAATAAGAAGATTAATTTAAAGAATTATAAAGATAGATTTACAAATGAGTATGCTTTGAATAATATGAAATCAGGATTGAATAAATCTACAAAAATGACTGTTCCTAATTTTGTAAAATGGTGTGAGATCCTTGGGCTTGATTGGGAGATGGTTGTTAAAGATAATGGTGATGACAAGGTTAATCCTATGACTGAAACTATTAAATTAAATAATAAAATTTAAGGAGAAAAATATGATTATTTATGTAAATTATTATGAAGATGAAAAGAAAGCCTGGATTAATCATGAAGGAACTACTGGAGTTGAGTATGATTGTAAAGATAAGGAAGAGTTGAAAGAAGCCATCAGTAAGTATATTGATAATGAATTCTTCGTGTAAGGAGTACTGATATGTATGAATTTATAGATGATATTGAAAAAGATCCTAAAGATAAAGTAATTGCTGTAGATTTTGATGGTACACTATTTAAAACTCAGTTTCCGTATATTATATCACCAAATATGTCTATTGTTAAATATGTAAAATCTCTACAGAAACAAGGAGCAAAGATTATTCTAAATACTTGTCATGAAGGTGAGTTATTAGAAGCAGCTCTTATTGCTTGTAAATCTGTAGGATTACATGTTGATTATGCAAATGAAAATTTACCTGGAAACATTGAAAAATATGGTGAATGTAGAAAAATTGGAGCACATATGTATATTGATGATTTAGCTATTAATGTACATGAATTAATGTATAGAATTGGAGATGATGAAAATGACGGAAGATGGTATGAAGTCGTATAATGTTGGATCCTCAGTTGTAGATGCTATTAGTGAAATTATTACAGTTATTAATAATTCTCCACGTGATAGTAATGATAATGCAACATTATCAATTGAGGATATAACAACTATTGGTGATATTACATTAAGTTTATTTAGTGAATTAAATGAGGTATCACAGACTAACGATGATGACTTGTTTGAATGTCCTGATGAAGAAGACTTAAAGAATTTCTATGGAGAAAATGATGAGTCAGAAACTGATCGAAGCGATAATAACGGGGGTATTGAAGATCCTTCAATGGATTTACATCCATGGGAAGACTTTATTGTAGTACTTAGTATTATCGGAAATACAAATATTGATGATATTCAAGTTATTGATGATGCTATAGACACTTATATTAAGATGCCTGTAGATAAGTTAATGACCTTAAAGAATATTATTGATAGATATAAAAAATTTATTTTAATTAAGAAAGGGTAAGACAAATGAAGAAGACTGTTATTAAGGTTAATACCAAGGCTGTTCCTGATCCTACTGCTGATAATAAGAATGATATTAAGACATTAACTGATGATGAATTCTACTATATTGCTCGTGTATTTGAGCTTAAGCAAATTATTAAATCTATTTTAGACCTTGATGAAATTCATATTGCTTTTGATGAGGAAAAGAAAGCACTTACTACATCTGAGCTTGATCTTGCAGAGTCCTATATTGAATATGGTAAGATCATTGAAAATCTTGAGTATTGTGTCATCAATGATATTATTGATGAGCGTGAATGCGAAGATTGTGAAGATTGGGACGATGATTGTGAAGGTGATTGCGAAAAATGCGATCATAAGGATACTTGTGAAGAGTGCGATGATGAGGATGATGAAGAAGACGATGATGAGTGTAAAACCTGCGATTGTGATGATACTTGTGAATATGAAGATGATTGTACTGTAGATATTGATAGTGATGATGTTGAGAAGATGCTTACTGATTTCGTAGAACTTATCACTATTCTGAAGGATACTTTTGATGATTCCAATATTAAGAAGACTAAGGTTAAGCATGAAATTGGTCGTGTTAATATGGATGATGATGCCTTTTATCATATGAAGGAAATTCTTGATGGTTATGAGTTTACTTGTGACTAAGTAATACAAAATATACAGAGTGCTTATATTATAAACACTCTGTATTATATAAATCATTATGAATAAAAGTATCAATCTTAAATAATGAATCATTATTGTGTATAGTATCAAAGAATCAAAATGAATCAATCAACTAAATAGTATCAGAGCTGTATAATGCAATTTTATAAAACTTAATAAGCATTCCAACCTATTTATAATATATGATGAAAGAGTAAATTCTCTTTCATCATATATTTTTTTGTTAGAAAGGAGGAATTAAAATGAAAATTTTATATTTGAAATTAAAGAATTATGCTACCATTTATACAGCAATGGGGCGTAAGGAAATTGAGATAGATTTTTCAAAATCAAAAAATGATGTAATCTTATTTGTAGGAAGTAATGGAAGTGGAAAAACTTCATTATTGAGTACATTACATCCTTTTCCATATTATGGTTCAATGGACCAAAGGAATAATACAGATATTATTCGTGAAGGTCATGATGGATATAAAGAAATCTGGATTCAGAATGATGATATTATTTATAAAATCCAGCATTACTATAAGAATTCTAAGAGAGGTATTACGTTAAAGAGTTTTATTCAAAAGAATGATGTTGAATTAAATCCAAATGGAAATGTAACATCATTCAATGATGTTGTAAAGAATGAACTCTCATTGGAATTAGATTTTCTGAGATTATTAAGATTAGGATCTAATGTAACTAATCTTATTGATATGAAAGCAGCAGAACGAAAGAATTTTACTTCATATCTATTATCAGATATTAATATCTATAATGATTTATTTAAGAAAGTTAACGATGATAATCGTGCACTGAAAAGTATGATTAAATCTGTATCTGATAAATTGATCAGATTAAACGTAATAGATAAATCTGTATTAGAATCTGATATTAATAAATCTGAAAAGAATTTAAAAGAGTATACAGATAAAAAGAATGATTTACAAATTCAATTAGGAGAAAATGATGGTAAGATAAAAACTCTTGTTCCTGAAGGAATAGAAGTTCTTAATCAATCATATAAAGATTTAGAAAAAGAAAAAGAAGATCTTTTGTTTGATATAAAGACTCTTTCTCGGAACATAGAAAAATTATGTATTATATTAACATATCCTATTGAAAAAGAAATTGAATTATCTGAAAAACAGTTACGGGATTTAGAAAGCAAAAAGACTGTTAATGATAATATGATGTTGTTCTTTAAAGAACAGCTTAATCCTTTATACAATAAGCAAGATGATATCAATAATAAAATTTCAGTTTCTGTATCTGATGTAGCATATCATCAAATACATCATTTATATATGGATATATCTGATAAGGTAAAAAATCTCGATAAAAAATATAAAGATTATACTCCTGTATATACAAAAGATAATCTAATTAATTTATTAGAAGTATTGAAGCAGATTGATAATGTAGCTAATGAAACTTATGGCTTCGATATGAGAGCTGTAAAACAAACAGTTCAAATGATTCGTAATGGAGAAAATGTTGATAAATATATTATAGACAGAAAGAAAGAGATTGATAAAGAGATCTTAAAATTAACTTCAGATTTTAAGAATTCTCTAAATCCTAAATCTCCTGTAATATTATTTAAACCTTCTAATTGTCCTGAAAAAGATTGTCCTTATTTATTTCTTTATGATTTATTATTTGGAGAAAATAAAACTGAAGGACAAAGTTTATCTTCATTAGAACATGAAAAGGATTTATTAGAAATAATTGATAATATTCATAAAAATATTGATTATATCCTGATGATTCTAAAGACTAATATGTCTTTAATTTCTAAAGGAGATATATCTTATTTTAGAATTGATAGTATATTATCCTCTATGGAGAATGGTAGTTCTGTTTATAATGAGGATTATATTACAGATTTGATTTCTGAAGCTGAAGAATATGAAGAATATTGTAGCATGAAGCTTCAGATGAAAGAACTACAAGCTGAATTAAAAACTCTTAATTCTAATAAGAATTCAACAGAGAGTTTAAAAGAAGAATTAATTGAATTAGAAAAATCAATTGCTGAAATTCTTAATAAAGAAAATAAAGTAAAGACTGATAATGAACAACTTGAAGAAGATATCGAAGATCTTCAAGAGTATATTAATCATCTGAATAAATATAAAGATTATCAGACTAAATTGATAGAAGATAAAGACAAGATTACTTCTATTGATAATGAGTTAATAAGAATCAAAACTATCATTAATTCTGTTAGTGAGTATTTAACTAGATCTGATATCATTAAGAAAGATATTTCTATTGTTGATTGGGAGATTGATAAAATCAATAAAGAGATATTTAATCTTAAAGTAAAACTACAAGAATTTAACTCTTTAACTAGAGAACAGGAAATTCTGAATACTAAATTTGATGATATAAACCTAATAAAGGAATCTCTATCTTCTACAAAGGGTATTCCTCTATTATATATGCAGTTATATTTGAAGAATACTAAGATGTTTGTAAATGAATTATTACAGACTGTATATTCTGATAATTTTCAAATTGATGACTTTGAGATTACCGAATCTGAATTTAATATTCCATATATCAAGAATAATACAAGAATCTCTGATGTAACATATGCATCTCAGGGAGAAAAGTCTTTCTTATCTTTAGCTTTATCTTTTGCACTAATTAATCAATCTATAAAAAACTATAATATTCTTTTATTGGATGAGATTGATAGTACACTAGATACTAAAAATAGAGCTATGTTTTTGAATATATTAGAAAAACAAATGAGTAGTATCTCTGCAGAGCAGGTTTTCCTTATTACTCATAACAATATGTTTGAAAATTACCCTGTTGATGTTATACTTACGAGTGACAATAAGGTAACTAATTTTAGTAATGCAAATATTATATTTTCTGTATAAATAATAAATAGTTTTAACTTAAAAATTAAATATATATTATAAGCATATGGAAGTAAATCCATATGCTTATAATATTAATAAAATAAGGATGTTTGATATATGAAAACTAAATATTTAGATAAATTGTATCTACCAAATAATTATGTTGTTATTGAAGATTTTGGTCGCCCTGAAGATAAAATTATATCTTTTGATATTAAAGAAGCATTATCAAAAATAGGAAATAAATATCTGAAATTAAATAAAAGTTTTGTAAAATTATCTATTTATAATTTGTCAGCTGATGGATTAGCTATACTCGGTAGATCATCTATCATTGATTCAAAAGATATATTAGCTAAACATGCTTATCATAGATATATCTTTTTATCACCATCATTAGATCAAATTTATTCTGAAGTATTTTTCTTAAAGTGTCCGGAAGATATTAAAGAATTTGAAGGTATATTAGGTTTTTATAATTGCTATGATTATGGTATTCTTTATGGAGACTATAAACTTTATCATAGAGGAGAGACTACTAAGACAAATTATCTTGAAAAAGAATTGACAAAAAATAATAGTGGTCAATATGGTATTTTAGATATTTCTGTATATAATGAGGAAAGTGTAAATGATATTCATAAAATAATTGATTTTAACAATGATATACGTTGTTGTTATTTTTCAACTATTTTAAATAAAGAAAAAGTTCGTGATACAGAATTAGAAGACTGGTTTTATGATGAAGATTTCAGTTGTATTCCTGTAGCAACATTTATGAAATAACATAAGGAGGATATGTTTTATGACATCTGATGGATTGCTACTAACTAGTTTATGGTTGTTAGCATCATTGTTGATATTTTCAAAAATCTTATATAAGTATCCAAAAATAAATACTTCATATCAACATTATATCGCAGTGTTTATAGGAATTGCTAGTGTATTATTACTAGTATTATTCTTATTTGAAAAAATTATTGAAAAGGTGATGTGACAAATGTATAGTAAGGTTATATCTGTTAATGTAGCATCAGACAGAGTAATCACTGATAGCATCCGTAGAAGGGCTACTATTGCTAGTTACAGAGGAAAGAGACTTAGTAAAAAGAAAACTCTAAAAGCACGATTACAAGAATTTGTATTAGCCCACAAATTATTTCTCACATGTTGTGCAGTTAGTATGGTTCTTGGAATTGTATTAACCTCTATTATTACTAGTAGTATTATTAGTAATTTAAGAGCTGAGAATAAAGAACTCTTAGCAACTCAAACTGAGCATTTGAATAGAATTGAAGAATTGGAATCTGGTATTAAAGAGGTAAATGATTTTAATACTACTTTACAGAATACAGTAAATGAAACATCTACTATGTATAATGATCTTTATGAAGAGTATACTAATTATCAAGAACTAATTGGTTACTCTGGAGAGACATTATATAATATTGCAAATAAGTATATGTATGTCATTACTGCTACTCCAGAAGAAAGTAAATTAACCTTAGATAATTTAGTGACTATGGATGAACTTGCTAAAGAAGCAAATATTAATCCACATATTATTGCTAAATTATTTTATCATGAATCTCGATATAATAGTAATGCAAAAAATTCAAGATCAAGTGCAACTGGTTTAGGACAGTTTCTTGGAAGTACAGGAAAATTTGTATACAATAAATTACTTGGACATACAGATACCTATAACCATAGTGTAGATGCGAGAAATCCTGAATTGAATATTGAGATGACTGTTGCTTATATCAAATATCTGAGAGATTATAATAATGGTGATCTTAGACGAGCATTGTTATCCTATAATGGGGAATCTGGTTCATATGCAGACACTGTATTTAATATGGTAAAACGTGAATTAGGAACAGATACAATTTCTTATAACTATATGTAAAGAAGGAATGATTATGAATGGCTAGTGGAAAAATTTTCGTAATTGCTGATACACATTTTGGTCATGAACAAATTCTCAACTATGAGAAAAGACCATTTGCAGATGTGGATATCATGGATAAAGAACTTATTAAAAATTGGAATTCTGTGGTAACTTCTAGTGATACTGTATTTCATTTAGGAGATGTTACATTTCGTAACAAAGAACAGACTGCGGAAATACTCTCAAAGCTTAAAGGGAGAAAAATTTTAATTGAAGGTAATCATGATACTGCAAGAAGTCTTAAATGGTGGTATGACGTAGGATTTGCTGAAGTATATAAATATCCTATTATCTTTAATGACTTCTTTGTATTATCTCATAAACCACCGGCATATTTTAATGAAGCAACCCCATATTTTTATCTATACGGACATGTACACAGTAGTGAAATGTATCGTACAATTACGAAACAAACTGCTTGTGTAAGTGTAGAAAGATGGGACTATAAACCAGTAAGTTTAGATAAAATCATTGAATTAAATAAGTTGGCTACTTAATGTAGCCAACTTATATTTTTATTAAGAAAGGATATTGAAATGGAAGGTATTACTGTATTAAGTGAAACTATATTATATGATACAAATTATATTTTATTATCAATAATATGTGGAATGATTATACTTGGTCTTGCAATTGATCTTATATACGTTATAAATATTAATATTGGAATTAAAAGACTATTACATTCTATAATTCTTATATTACTTATCGGTATTTTTATTGGTTGTGAAGCTCTTATATATAAAAAATATATTGGAAGTAAACATATAAATCAACAGTTATTAGTTGATGATTCTGTATCTATAAATGAATTTATGGATCACTATAAACTTCTTAGAAAAAATGATAAAATCTATTTTGTAGAAGTTTTAGACATGGGGGATTAATATAAATGGAAGGAATTACTGTATTAAGTGAAACTATATCAAATGATGATAAATTATTATGTGTAATGGTAATTATAGGATTATGTGGTGCATTTTTGATCATATGCCTCATTTGGTGTTTAATTAAAAAAGAACCATTATCTTTAAGTGATTATATAACATTATCATTACTCCTTATTATTTGTATATTAATTGAAATTTTTGGTTGGAAAACTTATGTTAATTCTGAGTATATAGAACAGAAAGTGATTATTGCTGATCCTGTATCTATAAATGATTTTAATAAGCATTATGAAGTACTTAATATTGAAGGATCTATTTATACTGTAAAAGTTTTAGATTAGGAGAATTATGATGGAAGGTATTAAAGTATTAAGCACATCTTTAGCATATGATAGTGGATTAATAATTGGAATAATATTCATGGTGGTCACTAGTATAATATGTTTAATTATAGTGATATTAGAATTATTATTTAATAGATGTTTTTCAGATACATCAGTTGGTTTCTTAGCAGGATTGATAGTGTTTTCAATATGTACATTTTTGATGTATAACGAATATAAAAATAGTTATTATACAGAACAAAAACTATTAATTGATGAATCTGTATCAATGACAGAATTTAATAAACATTATGAATTACTTCGTATGGATGGAGATATTTATATTGTAAAAGTTTTAGATGAGGAGGATAAAAAATAACATGAATGTGATAAAATTCGATCTTGGGTCTGAAATTATTAGATTAGAGGGTATTATAAAGAATATTGAAAATATTAAAACTATATTCTTTAAACGTTCTAAAAATACAGCAATCGGAGATATTGATAGAGTAATTAGTAAGTTAAAATATTATCGGGATACTATTAATACTAGAACTGGTGAAATTTCTGATGGATATCACTCATTCAGTGAATTATATTATCATAGAGCAATTCTCTTTATGACTATTTGTAATGAACATCCTGAACTCGCTTGGAAGAGTTTATTCCATGATGATCCTTATCAACCGATGTATACAGGGATGTTTATTTGTGGAATTGAAACTCCTATGGGACAAGCAACTTATCATTATGATATTGATCCTTTTTGGAATATGTTTAAAGTAAAAGAACTTCCTAGAGCTCCTAAATGGGATGGTCATAATTCTGAACAAGCTATTGAAAGAATTGCTTCTTTAACTTTACATGATATTAATGATGATAATACTGATGATTTATTGAATGATTTAAATATTGATGATGATTATCTTCACGGTTTAGAAATTGGTTAATAATAAATGGAGTACAGATAATTTCTGTACTCCATTTTCTAATATATTATTTTTTTTATAAAAATCGTATTTTTGAATAATATAAATATATATTATTAATGTAATAAATATAAAAATAATGTTATCAAGAAGGAAAACTTGCTAAACCAGAAAGGAATACAACAATGAAACGTACTATCACTAAGAGAAGAAATAACGTTACTTCTATTATCATGCTCCTCACAATTATCGTTATGACTATTTTCATGGTTAGATCTATCAGCAAGTATCCTGAACAGTACAGCACCATTGCAATGAATAGTCTTCGCATGGAACTTAATGAAGGTAATGCAGATGCCATTGAGCGTTATAAATCCGTATATATTGAAAATGATAAATACCTGTTCAATGGTCCTCTGACTATTGAACTTTGTGCTGAAAAGTATAATCTCAATTTTGATGAAGTCTATAATGATTTCATTAATTCTGGCTATGACAATTTTCAGAATTACTTCGATATTGAGATTAAGTAATGTAAAGGAGTTTTCATAATGATTCGAAATAATTGTCATAAAGAAAACAGGTATTATCATGCTTCTAGAATGAAGCATGATAAAAGAGAGCGAATCGGAGTTCCAACAAAATTACTCAATTGTAATGGAGAAGAAATTAAAACTGGTGATTGTATCAAGTTGAAAAATTCTTCTTATGTTGGAATTGTTCTTTGGAGTCCATATAATGAATGTTATGGACTCCATTTCGGACTTTGGTATAGAGGACGAGATCCATTTAATTCTGATTGTTATGGTAAATTCATTAGAATTCCTGATGACAATGGAATGAAAATGGAACTTATTCCTCATACAATGAATATCATTGAACTTATGTAAAGGAGATTTATAAAAAAAATGAAATCTGTTGTTATTACCGAGAAGAATTTTAACCATATCGTAGCAAAGCTAACAAAGTTCTTTGAACATGAAAACATCGCCTGCTGGCATCAGTTTCGTGGTGGTATGAAAAAGAGAATTCATAGTATGATCCGCGATAGTCGATTTGGTAAATTTGATACCATGAGATTTTATGATAACGTACAGGTTAAACCTGTACATACAGCAGATAATAAAAAATTTATCAGGATTGATTTAAGAGACGATAGTTTCAATTATGAAGGATTTCTTCTTGAAGTAGGTTATGAAATTGCATTTATTGGCAATAGAATTATTGTCAAACGTCCATATAAACGACTTGGATTTGATAAAGAAGGATTTCTTTATGAATGTTTTCAAATCATTTAAAAAAATGAGAGCAGAGGAATAACCTCTGCTCTCATTAACTATTTTTTTTTAATTTTCAGGCAAGAAATATTCAATCACATTATAAATACGCCCCTTACTATCAGTAGCGTATTCACCATCATCACTAAATCTCATACGACCTGCTTCTCTCTTAGTAGGGACAGGATAATCATCAATCTGTTGTTTGTTTTTATCAATAGCAACAAATTCCCAATCACCTGTATCAATACATTTCTTAACATAGAGTTTAACACCACGGTTTTCATACTCTATGTACTTAGTTCCAGCATCACTTCTATATGGATTTCCTGAATGCTCTAATCTATCCATAAGAATTCTATTATAGACATCTTCATCACTATCAGGCTTATTATCTTTTTCTAATCTATCAATCATAGAATCATAATCATCATCTTGATAATTAGAAACATCATTATTATTCGTCATATTATCAATGAAATTACCACGACCATGAGTCAAGACATTCTTAAAGTATGCAGAAGCAAGATACTCAGGATTATTCTTTCCTTCAGTTTCCTTACTCTTAGCATCAGCCTTCATTGTCAAATCAGCGATGGTCTTCTTAGTAGCATTGATTTCTTTAAGAATATTTAATTTATTCTGTTTAGCTGTTAATACTAACTGAGCTAAATCATTTGTGTATTTAGAAACACCACGAACTTTAGAACCTTTCAAAGCATTTAAATCTTTTTCCATAGTTCTTCCAAATTTCGTAGTTTCATCAAGTAATGAGTAAAGAAGAGTTAATTCTTCAGCAAATTCCTTTTTATAATTATTCTTATTCTTCTTTAAATCTTTATATCCTTTCTTACCTTTTCCAGTAAGTTCATCTTCAATATCCTCATCATCACGCTCATTCATAATTGATTCAATATCTAATAAGGTATCTTCATCAATTTCTTGCTTAGATTTACCAGAAGGATCATCTTCATCTTCAGAAGTTTCAAAGTCTAAGTCACTAAATAACAACTTAGATTTCTTTTTCTTCTTCTTTTCTTTTTTTTCTTTAGAAATAACATCAGATAATACTACAGGATCATAATCATCTTCTTTTTTCTTAGATTTCTTAGGAGCACTGCCCAATGCTCGCATTTCATCTAATAAAGAAGGTCTAGGATTATCATCCGTATAGATTTCAATTGTATAGACATCATCATTATTCATAGAAATCTCCTCCTTATATCAATATTATTACTTAAATGTTAATTTGATAATAATAGATAAAAATAACTTTTTATTAAGCTGTATACATATAAATAATGGACGTTTGGCCGAGTGATCGAAGGCGACAGTCTTGAAAACTGTAATACCCTGATAAGGTATCCAGGGTTTGAATCCCTGAGCGTCCGCCATATATAAGATAGATAATGAGTAATATCATTATCTATCTTATATTTTATTCAAAAATGTTTTTAGATATATATTATAGATATAGAAATAATTAAAGGAGGATGTAAACATGCCAAATGAGCAACTCCCTAAGGAAGTACAAGACATTATAAGTTTCTTGTACGATAATATGTACATTATTGAGAAAAAGATGGAAGATCCAAAGGAATACAAAATTTTTATTGAATCAATTTTTGATTATCTCAGAGCAGGATTTGAGCATAAAGAACTTCGTGAATGTATGGTTCATTTCAAATTCCATGAATCTGATACAGAGATTCTTTCATTACAATTAAGACATTTCTTAACGAACTTAATTTTCTGGGAACCTCTTATCGTTCTTGACTCTGTAGATCATCTTGATAAAACATTCCTTGTAGATTGCTATACTATTTCATCTAAGTATATTAAGAATTATATTGATAATAAAATTATTATTCCTTATAGAAATAAAATTTCTAATAAGAAATTAAATAAGATCATTCATGATTTGATTTTCAATCTTAGTAAGATCTCTACTGAGTTTAATATTATTCTTGGTAATTCTATGTCAATTGAATCCTTTATGGATGTTGCTAATAAGAATCCAAGATTTAATGAAATCATTAGAACTCATTTTGATCCTGCTATGCAACCTAGTGAAATTGAAGATCAACTTCATAAATTAATGAGAGAAGAAATTCAAATCTTATCTCAAGAAGAAAACGTTCTTCAGCCTATGCTGAGATCCGGAACTGGAATTAAGGATAGAATAAAAATTTTGTCCCGAGATGTAGTAATACATTGGAAAAACCTACTTAATTGCTGGGAACTCTTAATGGGTAAAGCCAAAGACAATCAGCAGCCAAGACTTATTTATAATAAGTAAGGTTCAACGACTATCGAAAGGATACTATAAGAGAAATACTTATAGGAATAACCAAGTAGAGTACACTTAAATGTGGAAATGGTAGGCTCCTTATATTTGGTAACAGAATATAAGGGTGATGATATAGTCTAGTCTTTATAGAAATATAAAGTAGTAACGAAACAGCTTTCGGAGTTCAGTATTAATATGGGAATGAAACCTTCTCTTGAAGGTGCAACTATTCCTATTCCTATTAATTCAAATCTTGTAGTTGGTGGATTGTCAACTGTAACTGGATATTATATTGACGCCATTGGTTAACTTTAAGCCCACTATAATAGTGATATTATAGTGAATTCTTTTTAAATGCTGGAAAATCTTTATTAAGATAATCAGCAGCCAAGACTCTTATATATAGAGTAAGGTTCAACGACTAGTGCTTAGCACGTACATCCAAGTGGATGGAAATGGAAGACATCTTTATATTAAGATGAAGATATAGTCTGGTCTCTAATGTAAATTAGAGCAGTCATTAAATATGACGGTATAGAAGTAACGACTCTATATGAACATAAACGGGAAGAAAATCTCTTATCTTTAATAAAAACGTAATGGGTTTGGTAAAGCTCACGTTCACAGCAATGTGTTCGAAAAATAACCTCTTTAATTGCTGGAAACTCTAAACAAGTAATGCTGTAGACAATCAGCAGCCAAGACTTATTTATAATAAGTAAGGTTCAACGACTAGGTGACAAACCGTACATTGTAAGTGATTGACAATGGAAATGAGAGGCAACCTTAATATAGGTTGAAGATATAGTCTGTGCTTTATGGAAACATAAAGAAACTACAATAGTAGTTTGCATAGGAAGTAGCGTTCTTATGTTAACATTTTCAGAAATCGGGCTACTTCGCGCGTAAGTGTATGTTGCTCGTATCCAATATGAAGTTAAGAGATGATGAAAAAAGTTGCAGATCAGTACATCCTATTGAATTTGAGATTAAAACTGAAGAACACTTCAAGAGATTAATTGGAAGAATGTATCGTCTTCCTAATCAGAGAAATTATAGTGTTTTAACAGAAAATGATAGATTCGTTATTGGTAAAAAGATTCTTGTTAAATCTCCAATAACATGTGCATCTCATAAAGGTATTTGTAAAGATTGCTATGGTCCAATACTATTTCATACTAATTGTGGTGGCGTTGGGATTGGTTCATACGCTGGTGCGGTAATAACAAATCCTTTATCACAGTCAGTTCTATCTTCTAAACATTTGCTAACAACAAATTCAGAAACTATTGAATTTGATGAAAATTTCTATAAGTTCTTTAATCTTAATGCTAATGAGATTAGTATTAACATTGAAGGAGACTATGATATTGAAGATTACTCATTGCTAATTATCAACGATAATATTGTTACACTTAGTGCTCTTGACGAAGGTGATTTAAATGAATTCTTAACTCTCTTTAGTGTTAAGAATAATAAGACTGGTGAAATTTTCGAAATTACTGAGAAAACTGGAAAAGAAATGTATATCAGTCCTGAATTGAAAGAATTAATTAAAAAGAATAAGAAACAGAAAGAGAATTTTACAGAAATTAAATTTAATGATATTCCTGATGATGGAAAATTATTCTTATTACAAATTGAAAATGCAGAATTAACAAGACCCCTGTATCAGATAATGGGTTTACTCGATACCAAAGAAAAACGCGCAGAACTCGGAATTACTAATATTCATGAACTTGCACAAGTATTTCTTGATTTGTTAATTGAATCTAAAATTAATGTACAGAGTGTTCATGCTGAAGTAATGCTTGCTCCTCTGATTCGTTCTATTGATGATGTTTTGGAGAGACCCGATTTTAAGCGTTATGATGCAATTGCTGACACACAAATGTTAACAATTAGTTCTGCATTAGAAAAACATGAATCTGTTTTGATTGGTTTGTCCTCTCAATTCTTAGGAAGACAGTTAACTTCACCGTTAACATTTAAGAAGAGTGGTAAATCCTTCTTAGATCCATTTTATAAAGAGAAACTTTAAATAAATTTAATACATGGTATAGAGAAATTCTATACCATGTATTATTATAATTTTTTATAAGGAGAATTCATTATGAATTTATTTGAATCCAATGATATCAGGGATTATGATAGAATTCAATTTTTATACCCATTTGCATTATTTAAAAATGTTAATTGGTGGAGTAAAGATGATCCATCAGTAAAATTATCTTTTAATGATGCAATATTTTCTTTTATATATCATGATATAACTAGTATCACAGAATCAAGAAATAATGATACAGAGTATCATAAAGTTTCAGCAAATGGTACTGAATCATGGTATGAAACTGATAAAAATAAGAATATAATCCATAGTTTAGATAATGAAGGTAATGAAAATTGGTATGAATATAATGCATCTGGAAAAATGACATATTCAAAATCAATTAATTCAAATAAAGATATTTCAGAAGAATTTATAGATTATAATGAACAAAATCAAATTATTTATCATAAGGATAAAAATGGTTTAGAAGAATGGAAAGAGTATGATAATAAAGGAAATTTAATTCATACTAAAAGATCTAATGGATATGAAGAATGGAAAGAGTATGATAATAATAATAGAGTAATTCACGAATGGGATACTGAAGGAAAAGATGAGCGAAAACACTATATATTTAATGCTACACTCCTAGATAGTGTTAATTGCATAACTGATGCTATAAATACCATACAGGTAAATGGAGTCAATGTCAAAGCATATTCAACTAATTATAATATTAATAAAGATTTTTATAAGGAAAATTAATTATGAATACTCAATACACACAATTTAAAACTATGGAGCTCGAAGGGACTGAATTAGGGTATGGCTACCCTGATTATTCTTCTGATATTGTAAGATGTGGATTTATGGTAAAAGATATTCTTTCTTTGGGTGAATTTGAACAAGATAGAATTGTAGAGCTTTCCTATATCTATACACCTAAAGAAAAACGAGGACAAGGTAATGCTAGAGCATTACTTGAAAAATTTATTAAAGAAAATGAAAATTGTATTATAGTTATTCAAGCAGCTCCTTTATATAGAGAATATCCTGTTAATCCATCTCGTGAAGAATATGATAAGTCTTTAGTTATGTCTGGAACTTTTCTTGAAAAATTTGGTTTCAGAAATATTAATGCTTTATGTGGTTTTGAAGAATCCGTTCCATATATGTATAGAAATAAGTTTTCTGAGCCTTATATTAATAAAATTATTGAGTTAGAAATTACTGGCGAAATTAAAGATTAAAAAGGAGAATTAATTATGAATCGTTATCAAAGGGCAGAATCTATTAAAGTCCATAAAATTTTAAAGCAACTTATTCCAGAATTACGTCGTGAACTTGAAAATTATTATATTTTAGATTCGACTGATAGTGATATTAGTCGTATATGTTATAAACCAATACGGAGACTGCTGAATAAGCAACACAGTCAATATAAAAAGGAGAATTAATTATGAATCGTTATCAAAAAGCCGAATCTATTGAAGTCCATAAATTTTTAAAGCGTCATATTCCAGAATTACGTCTTCAACTTGAAAATTATGGTATTTTAAATTTGACTGATAGTGATATTAGTCATAAGTTTTATAAACAATTACGGAGACACTTGAATAAGCAATATATTCAATATAAAAAGGAGAAATTAAATAATGAAAAGATTTCCTGTAAGTGAAGGCGATTTTGAAGCTATCGAACTCTTTGATAAACTTTCATTATTCTCAAATTATAGAATTGATCGTTCTACAGTTCCTGAAGGTTTATATATGTATGAGGTTCGTCATGATGATGATCAACAAGGTGATCCTTGTCAAATCAAATCTAGTATTTTAGTAAATTTCTGGGGTACTGTTATTACCAATGAACCTTTAGAATTAGATGAAAATGATAGTTTGTTGATTAATTCTGAAGAAGATTGGAATTATACTGGAGATAGTATGACTATCGAAGAATATCTTGAAGAAGTAAATAAATAATTAAAAATAAGGGTGTATAAATATTACACCCTTATTTTTTTTATAAGTTTCAAATAAAATTTGAGATATATATTATAATAATAGAAAATATTAAAATAGGAGGAATTCACAATGTCAGAAAATAAACCCAAAATTGAAGTAAGACATACTTCTATCTTAATTCATGATTATAATATTCATGATTCTGAAAAGTTAGAAAAGAGCCTTAGTATTTATGATCAGGTTCGTCATAAATATATTATGAAAGGAGCTCAATGGGATAAAGAAAATAAAATTCTTTATATTCCCAGAGGAGTTGATATTAACTTCCTTGAGAAGATTTTTAATACTCCTGCAGAAATGAATTATACCCCTGATCCTTATGAACCCATGTCTATTAGAGCAAAAGTTCCTCCAAGAGATGATATGCAAAGACGAGCAATTGCATTTCTTATTGGAGCTGAGAAATATGCATATACAAAGAAGTATTCTCAGTTACTTTTGAATCTTCCTACTGGATCAGGAAAGACTTATGTTATGACAACTGCTCTTCAGTTTATTGGTGAAAGAGCATTTATTATTGTGCCGAATGAAAAAATTAAAAAGCAGATTATTACTAGTTTCATTAGTATGACTGACATTGATAAGAAATTGATTATTGATGTCAGAGGTAAATCAGAAATCAATAAGATTTTCAGGCAAACTCTTCCTAGATATAAGATTTATGTAGCATGTCACGGTACACTGATTTCTTATGCTGGAAGAAATGGCTGGGATGAAGTTGATAAACTCTTTAAGCATACTCGTGTTGGTGTTAAGATTTATGATGAAGCACATTTGTTTTTCGATAATATTCTTAAGATTGATTTCCATACCAATACTAAGAAGACTATCTATATGACAGCAACGTTTAAGAGAAGTGATTATTCTGAAAACATCTTGTTTAATAATTGCTTTCGAAACGTTGTTAAGCATGGACTTGATGAAGAAGATGTCGTAAGAAAACATATTATGTATCTTGGTCTTCAATATAATTCTAAGCCTTCATTAGATAAGCAAGGTTTTATGATGACCAATAGAGGATTCAATAAAATCCGTTATTCTGATTATCAGGTTGAGCAGAATGAGTTCTATGATGCTCTAGCATATGCTATTAATTACTTTAAGAAATATGAAGGAAAAATCTTAATCCTTTCTTCTACTATTGATAGTGTTGAAAAGATTAAGAAATTTGTTGATGATTCTTATGATGATATGTCAGTATCTTCTTACCATTCTAAAGTAGTTGGTGATGACAGAGATAAAGCATTTAGTGCTGATATCATTTGTACAACTCCTAAATCTGCTGGTGTTGGAGTCGATATTCCTGGTCTACGTGTAGTCATTATGTGTGAGGCTTACTCTTCTGAGATTGAAGCCGACCAAGTATCCGGTAGACTTAGAGAATTTAATAAATCTGATGATACCTACTATGTTGAATTGATTGATATCGGATTCCCGACAGTCACTAAAATGTGGAAAAGAAGATTAACTATCTTTAAGAAGAAATGCAAGAAGTTACTTAGTATTGATCTATCTAAGAAGTAAAGAAAGGATATTATATTATGCTTGATTTTGTCCCACCTGTCGATTATAACAATACTAATTTGGATAAGTTATATAGAGAGTCTATTGACGATATTAATAAATTAAAAGAAAATTTAAAAGTATTACAAAACATGGTTGAAGTTGCTACTGAAAAAGCAAGTAGATATAAATCTTATTATGAGAGTTTATATGATGATATCAAGACTATTCTTGGTCCTGAAAGATATGAAGAAGCAAAGAATGCAGTTCTTTCTAGTGGTAATCAGGGCATGGATACTATGCTTGTAATTGCTATTGAAAAACTTAGAGATGAAGCTGGAGATTATGATCATATTACCAAGCCAGCAATTAACAATGAGAAGAAGTCGGAAGCTATGATTACTGAAGCTCTTATTAATGGTAATATGCAGAATCTTACTGATAATGAAGCTAAAGCTGCTGAAAATTTCCATAGTAATCGTTTGGCTTTTGTTTTTCTCGGTACTAAGATGAAAATACACTTCTGTGATTTTGGAGATAAGCGTGATCATCAGCATTGGTTACTTGAAGATTTTGGTATAACTCCTGATGAGTTTGAGAAAGTTCCTCGTGGATATATCAAATTTGAAAGAGTTCAATTATTTAAGGGATCAAGCTTTGAACCTTTAGATCTGCATACAGTTAGTAAAATTAATAAGCTAGCATGGGAAGAAATTACAAAAAGATATAAAGAATTATTTGGACCTGGCAATGCTAAGGTATTTAATGGTGTACACGTAGGTAAGATCGGAGAGGTCTGGGAACCAATGGAAACACTGTTCGGACTTAGCATTGTCTAAGATTATCTATTTATAAGAAAATCGTATAATCGCTAGTTATAAGTATATATTATTAACTAGCGTACCAGAAAAAGGAGATAAAAACTATGGGCGCAAGAATGTATACGTTTCAATTCAAAGAAACGATCTCTATCAGTAGATGTAACTTTATAGAAAGGGTGGTTCGATGTGACCTATTAGGAAGAAAAGATCTCAGAGTATTACTTCAGTTAATGACACATCTTGATGGAATGAATTTTAAATCATTTAATAAGAAAGCTGTCGCCGCAGAATTGAATATGTCAAAAGGCGATGTAACTAAAGCAATTGACAATCTAATTGAATATGGGATTCTTCAAAAAGGATCTTCATCTTCAGTTGATGATGGTTATCGGTTGGAATTTTAAAAGAAAGGAGAAATAAAAATGACGGAGTCTGAAGTTAAGTATACGATTACAATCGAAACTCAGAATAATGAGGAACGATTAAGAATCGGTAATAAGATCCATGAACAACTAAAGGGTAATCCTGATTATGTTAACAATAATATTATTCTTAATATTGATCAGGAGTGTACAGTTCGTCTATGGATTTATACAAATTGTACAAATATTCCATCTATTTTGAAATTGTATCTAGGGGAATAATTATTCCCCTAGATGCTTTATATAAATTTATAAAATATACTAGAAAGGAGGAGCGGTGTTTTAGTTTGTAATTAGGATAGTATCAATGTATTGAATAGTATCATTTGGGGGTATAACTAGCAACATCCAGAGTTATATGTATGAAAAGATGATCACTGATTCTTGTGTTTTTGATGGCTATACATTTGGAGCTATTGAAGATGAAGATGAAGATGATGACCCAAATAAAAAGTAATAAAGGAAATTTGAATTATGAAAGTTTATGACTATATCAATTCTTTAGATAAAGAGGATTTAGCAACTCTTTTATATATCATATACAATTTAGGATTGGAAGATAATGAAAGAGGTATAGATCAATCTGATAGATTTGATGAAGAACTAATGAATTCAGATAAAGAAAAACTAGAAAATATGTTTTCACGATTTTATCCACAATTAGATCTATAATAAAATATTTTTAATCATCATTCAATATAGTATCATACAAGAAAAATGAATCAAAAACGTCAATAGTATCACGCATATTCAATGAATCAATCCCAGTAATAGTATCAGAAACAGATAATGAATCAAAGATGTCCAATTGTATCACACTGGTATAATGAATCACTGAGCCTAATAGTATCAGATCGACATAATGAATCAGGAAATTTTATAGTATCAGGCGTATGAAATGAATCAAAAGTTCATATAGTATCAGGTGAATAAAATGATCCAAGACAGGTAAAGTATCATCAATCTAAGAGAGTCATAGCTCATATAGTATCATCTTGCCAGAACGAATCAATCACATAAATAGAATCAGTGATATTCAATGAATCACATAGAAAAATAGTATCAGTTAGGGCGAATGAATCAGCAGTGCGTAATAGTATCAGAGTTGGTAAATGAATAAAAAAATAGAGGTATACGGAGAATATCCGTATACCTCTATTAAACATTTTATTTTTTTAGTGCTTATGCTTATTACCCTTATTATTATAATTCTTATTATTCTTGTTATAATTATAGTTAACAGGCTTTTCCTCAGTCTGCTTATTGAAATTTTCAGCAGCCTCGGCTTCAGCCTCTTCCTCTTCAAGAATAATTAACTGAGACTTTTCTTCAGCTTCCTTAGCAGCTAATTCAGCAGCTTCCTGTTCAGCTCTAAGACGAGCTTCTTCAGCTTCCTTGGCTTCCTGTTCAGCCTTTAAACGGGCCTCTTCTTTAGCCTTCTCAGCAGCAGCCTTTTCCTCAGCTTCCTGCTCAGCCTTAATACGAGCCTCTTCAGCTTCTTTAGCCTCATTACTATTATCAGAGCTAAAGTTGGAAGTAGTGAGTCTAACCTCAGTACCATCATCGCAAACTTCAACAATATGAATACCAGCAGAAACTAAAGCAAAAATAGTATTGATATCTTCATAATAAGGAGTAAGAACAGGTCCATTAATAAAGCCCTTAACCTTAATTACACCATGTGTAAGGATCTTAATTTTTTTCTTTTCCATAGTTTTCTCCTCCTTTGTTATATTAGTCAATCTCAATGAAGCTTTCTAAAGCTTCCTCATCATCATCTTCATCTTCTTTTTCATCCTCATCGGAATCTTCAGAAGACTCAGTCACAGTATCAGGATCATCAACCTTCTTAGGAGCCTCATCCTCAGCATCCTCAATGGTTTCCTGATCTTCGCCTAAATCAGCTTCAGTTAAATTATCAATGTCAATATCAGGATCTTCAGCAAGATCATCAGGATCATCAATCTTCTTAGGATCCTTGTCATCGGCATCCTCAGCAACTTCCTGATCCTCGCCTAAATCAGCTTCAGTAAGATCGGAAAGATCAATATCGGGATCTTCGGGAATATCATCAGGATTATATAACTCCTTAGGTTCCTTATCCTTAGCATCCTCAGCAACTTCCTGATCTTCGCCTAAATCGGCTTCAGTCACAGTATCATCTTCAGTATCATCAGAAAGAAGCTCATCAATATCATCAGATCCTTCAATGATATCATCGAGCATCTCATTATCAACATCCTCATCAATGTCATCATCTTCATCAGAATCCTCAGAAGACTCAGTCACAGTATCAGGATCATCGATCTTCTTAGGAGCCTTATCCTCAGCATCCTCAATAGTTTCCTGATCCTTACCAGTATCAGCTTCAGAAACATCAACCTCATGAGTCTCATCAGCATCACCATCACCGGGATCTCCATCCTCAGCACTACCCTCGATCTCTTCAGTCAGGATAGATTCAGGAACAAAATTCTCGACAAGCTCATCAATATCCTTTTCAGTAACCTCGTTGGTTTCCTCATTAATATCATCAGGAATAGAATCAACGAGTTCCTTAATCTTAGGATCATTTTCAGCGCCAATTACCATAACCTCAGGATCACCAAGAAAAACATCAATGATGTCATCAGTATTCTCATTAACATATTCAATGGAAGATTCAAGTGCAGAACCAAACTGCACGTCATTATTGATTTTAGCCTTTAACGTAGTTAACATAGTTTACACCTTCCTTTATTTTCGTATATTACAAAAATGTTTTTGTAAATTTTTTAGATATGAAGAAATTTCGTCATATAGAATCGTAAAATGAATAATAAAATAGGAATCATTACATAGTCATATAATGTGTATTTAAATTTATATTCCTTTACTTTGGCAATATCAATTTGGAAAATAGTTTCAATGGAATCATTAAAGTATTTCACCATTAATTCTTCAATGATATTTAAATCTTCTGTTACAGTATTACTTGTAATAGCATCAATAACTTTATCAGGAATATATGTACCTTTACCAACTTGATCAGGTACAAATGTTAATGATCTTACATTTTTCATATTATAATATAAGAAAATTGAATGAGCATATGTAATAGGACAAAGTTCATAACGAATATAGTCTAAATCTGAAATAGTTCTATTTTCAATTGTATTATAAATAGACATTTCATAAGTAATAGGGAACTGTTCTCCATAATCCTCATTCGTAAGAACTATAGTTTTATAGTTCTCTTTTTCAGATAGTAATTTATTTTGATTAATAAAATTTGATACAAACTTGTCATAAATAATTTCATTTGGACCATTAAATAAAAAACAGTTAAATCTCTTATTATAGAACATGGCGATGTACTTATCAATAAATGAAGTATAAAGTTTTCCAAGTTCGACAAATTTTACATATGAATCTTCTTGAATTAAACAGTTTTCCTCTGTTCCAATATTCTTAAAGATACAATTATACTTCTCAATGACTTGATTACTAAGATCTTCAATAGCACTAAGATCTGTACTTCTTAGAGTAAAATTAATCTTATAGTAGTTATTAGACTTGATCGTATCATAATCAACACTAGTGATCATGAAAAGATATCTATAATCTAAGTATGAAATAACAAAAAAATCATTCGGGAAAGGTTTAACAGTATTAGGAAGAATAATAGCATCTCCCTCATAACTACTGTTTAAACCTTCATCTTCATCATTTAGATCAAGTTTAATTTGGTCAATACCATATATTGGAAAATCCTTAACTTCTTGATATTTTAAGGGAGATTCCTTTCCTAAAATTCTATCAACATTGAGTAATCCCGTATCGGTAATACTGTCGATATTATTAATATGGTAATATGTGACAAAAGTTGGGTTCTTTTCAGTGAACACACTATATTGAGATTCAAGTCTTTTCTCAAATTTGAAGATATTGTCATTGATAAAGTTCTTATCATCTATAATGAAACCCAAGATAAATCACCTTCTTTCATTACAGAAATGTTGAACGGAACATAGAAAAAAATAAGTGTTTTCTATAGGGTTGATTATAAACAAGATTATAAGGGAGTAAATATACTCTCTAGGTTGATAGTATGACTTACCCATACTTTCACGCGCATTTTCTCCTCCTCTTTAAATGCATTGATGGTAGAATAGGACTGCTCACCTATTCTACCATCTCTGCATATCTTTTTTTACCTTTATTAAATCAATATCATCTTTATGAACACCATAATCTTTTTCTTTTGTATTATAAAAGATATTGATTTCTTTTACAAAAGGTTTTAATTCTTGGATTAATCTGTAATACCAATAAGTATCCTTATCTGAATCAGAAAAGATATTTATAGTGATATTATCTCCAACCAACCCTAATGATAAAAAGTATTTTACTACTGAAGTATATGCAGACCCACATACGGCTGCATATACTTGATTTTTTATATTTTGATTCTTGATATGATAATATACTCCTAAGATATCAAAAGTTCCTTCTGCTAAATTGATACTGATAGGTTCATTTGTCAATATATCAATTTTATTAGGAATTGTATAGAACTTTCTTGTATCCTCTAAATTTGGAACGATTGTATATTTATCATAACGCATCTTATTCTTATTTGTAATATCTCGAAATGTAATAAACTCATTTCTTACAGATAAGAATCCTACATAATCATCATTTAATAGATTAGCTCGTTCAGCTCTTACTGTCACATTATCAATATGATTTATTTTTAAAAACTCTTCTAAACTAAAAATGACTTTTAATCTCTGAAGTTCTTCAAAAGTAAACGATAATCCTAATCTATCTTCAATATACTTTTTCTTAATTTCATCTGAAGTACCAATTCTTCCTAGAGGTACTCGATAATTAAATTTGTTATCTTTTATATTATAAATCTTATTAAATTTCTTTTGAATATTCTTATTAAAAGTTGTAAGATTACTATTCAGCTTAAGATCATTAATATCAAATGTTCTTAATACTGAAGGTGTTAAAATACCACTTTCTCCACAGTTAAAACAATTGTAAAGAATAGGTTTATCATTATTGATATTTGTTTGCACATAAAAACGAGTCTTTCGAGGATCTTTCTTAGAATCTCCACAAAATTGACATCTTAATGCAATTTGATTTTGATTAATCCTATGTGCATAAGGTAATTGTAATAATCTTTGCTCTACTTCTTGTTTAAATTCATACTCAGTCATCTTTCATTTCATCCTCATAAATTTTGTCTACCCATCTTTTTAAATTAGCTAAATATGTAGTTTGTAACGCATTAAATACAGATTCTTCTGGAATATCATCGTCATCTTTAATTCCAAAATTGCTTTCCAAAACAATAGTATCATACTCACTAAAATTAATAGTCCATCCTTCAGGAAGGCCTATATTATTAATAATGTCTGTAATCAAATCAATTGTTACAGAGTCATCAAACATGATATATGCACGTTCAAACACATTACATTTTTCAATCTTATTATATCGAATATGTCCTTCACAGCAATAACGTGTTTTTAATTTTGTCTTATTAGCTGTTTGAATAATGAATACCATTCCAGGATCAATATTGACTGCATACTCACCACATTCACAATCATAATAATATGTATTATATACGATAACATTTTTATCATCACATTCAAGCTTAGATTCTATTTTAGCTTGGTGAATCTTTCCACAATTCATACATAAAAAATATTCAATCATATATATTATCTCCTTTATGACAAAAAATAATCTCTATAGGGTTGTTCACCCTATAGAGACTGTAAAATATTTTTGCGCAAAAATATTTTTTATAACTGATTTAAGAAATTCAAAAATTCATCAGAAATAACATCCTGATTTACTTCTATTGTTTTTCCTAATGCTTCTTTATTATCATAATCTACAAATGTGAATGATGTATTCAACAATGTAGACAGCATATTAATTATTAAATCTTCTTTTCCAATATCATTCAATGCAGAATATTTATCCTGAATAATATGTTGATAAATAGCCGAACTTTGAATCTTAGTTAAGAACTTATCATTTCTTATCGTTCTACTATTCAGCTTACTTTCAACATTAGAGGATATAATCTGCGGAAGATATACATAAGATTGAAACTGTAATCTCTTCTTTAACATGATTAACAATTTCAGATATTGAGTTCTATTTAACAAATTCAGGTCTCTATATCCATTAAAATACTTTGCATAATAATAGAATACTAATTGAGATTGGAATTTAGTAATATTCAAATTATGCTTATAATATTCAATTTCCTCTTTAGAAATATCTATATGCATTTTATTCTTGATTCTTTTAAGTGTCTTTTTAATATTGATGTTAGATAAAATTACTGTGCTTTCATCGATTTTTGCAGCGTTCATTTCTAATTTGTCTATGTTATGTTCGTATAGACTCGTTACTTTCTATACCGTTCATTTAAGAACTGCTCTATATTTCTATAGAGACCAGACTATATCTTCATCTTATTTAAGATGCTCTCCATTTCCATCCACTTGGATGTACGGTTTTCACCTAGTCGTTGAACCTTACTTATATAAATAAGTCTTGGCTGCTGATCATCTTATAAAAGACTTTCCAGCATTTAAGAGAGTTTATACTGAGCTAAACTTTACCCAGACAATCCGCTTGCATCTCGATGTGCAGATAACTCGATTCTATTGAGCTTGTATGGCTCAACCAAAAAGAATCTTAACTGCTTATCAATAACAACATAATTAACATTAGTATTTATATAAGATCGTTACTCTTATATCGTTCTAAAAATAGAACTGCTCTATATTACTATAGAGATTAGACTATATCTTCATCTTATATACTGTTACCATATATAAGATGCTCTCCATTTCCACTTCACTTGAAGTGTACTCTACTCGGTTACTCCTATAAGTATTTCTCTTATAGTATCCTTTCGATAGTCGTTGAACCTTTAATTATACAAATCATATGTAATTCCAATACTTTTAAATCGTTTACCTTTTTTGATGTCTCTAATTAATGCTTTAACTTCAGTAGATGATTTACCAGTTAAATCTAATCTACTTGCAACTTCTAATGTAGAATATCCTTTTGATAATAATTTGCATATATCTTTAACAAATTTTTCATCCCATTTTTTCTTAGATGAATGTGAAGGAATATCATCAAAGTTTTTAGTAGATTTTAATCTTCCTCTACCTTTTCTAATACTAGTAAATAATGCTATTAATTTATGATTTGATTTAATATTTAATCTATCACAAATTTCCCTATTATTTAAACCTTGTCTCATTAATGATACTACATCATCAATAAATTTATCAGAATATTTACATCCTGGATGATCGTCACCTGTATTACGCTTAATTAAGTTATTAGCATTAGCATGTTTCATATTTTCAGCATGAGTACACCATTCTAAATTTTCAATATTATTATTTGAAGTATTGCCATCTTTATGATTAACTTCTATTTCATCAGAACAACGAACAGGCATAAACATACTAGCAACTAATCTATGAACTCTAAACATTTTACGAGTTCCATCATTTAATTCTAATGTTATAAATTTATAATTATTATCATCTGATGATTGTGCTAAAATATTACCTGTCTTATCATTTCTGATTTGTCCACAATCGCTAACACTATAGTGTAACTTTTCATTATTATAATATATTTTTGTCCATATTTCTTTACTCATGTTTTCACCTCCATTCAATATTATTTTTTTTTATTTTTTGTAAATTTGATTTGTATAATTATTTGGCTGCTGATTATCTACAACATTACTTGTTTAGATTTCCCAGCAATTAAGAGAGTTGCTAATGTATATTACTATACATATGTCGCTTAATTAGTTAACGACACAATGTTCTTATTGAATTCATATTTGAAAATAGTTTCAGAAATAATTTTATCTTTAAGTAATTCAGTCATATGAGTTAAAGCGTTAACACCAAATCTTTGATACCTTATATTTCTATAAGGAATAGACTATATCTTCATCTTTATACACTATAACCATATATAAAGAGCCTCCCATTTCCACATATAATAAATATGTGTACTCTACTCACTTCTTCTCTATAAAATTTCTTTTATAGATATGCTTTCGATAGTCGTTGAACCTTACTTATATAAATAAGTCTTGGCTGCTGATTGTCTACAACATTACTTGTTTAGATTTCCCAGCAATTAAAGAGGTTTCTAATCATATATTGCTATATGATCGAGACTATTTTTAGTTAATCTCGCGTTGTTCCCAGATAACGCTATTTCTCACATAGTTGACATTTACTTTTGCATAGATAGATACCCATAACTTATTATAGATATCAATATTATTTCCGAATGTATCAAAAAGACCTTCATAGAATCTGAATATATATGATCTTTCTTTGATAAGACCATAAGAATTAAGATAATGAAACATTACAGGAACCATAAGTTTCATAGCCATTGAAATTGACATTAAAACTTTTGCATGTTCTTCTGTAAACTCAAGTGTTTCATTATACTTCTTATTAGTATCTTCAGGAGATAAATCAATATAATAATTATCTTCTACTAACTTATTAATTTTTTCAATCATAGAATCAGTAAGAAGAATATTATATACTAATTTAATGAAAGTACTAATAGGAATATTATTTGACTTATTGTCAATTAAGAATTTTAACTTTAAATATGATAACAGTAACTCGTTATCATCATCATAATATTTAATAAAATAATTGATGTAGTGTGTGATGTGATCTAACTTTTTTACATAAGATTCCTTCTTAATAATAAAATTATTCAAAGCCTCATTATTCTGGCGATTGAATATCTTATCAAAAGGAATAACAATAAGTTTTCCATCATATAGGATTATGTTATCACGTTTTGTCGGGCTCCATTCATCTATACGGATGAATTCTTTGTTGTTGCTCACAAACACGTCCCTCCTCATTTTTTGTTTATCATATATATAATATATACCTAAAAATTATTTTGTTCTTTTAATCTTAGGTTTCCCCTTAATCTTTGGATGAGGAGTAATATAGTGATTCTTATTTTCTTTTTCTTTTTTAGTTCCTGCTATTTTATGAACAGGTCTTCCATTGTTAGGTTTTTCAAGTTTTGCTCTAAGCTTTTTTAAATTCTCTTCTTTTTCATTCTTCAAACGATTATTTTCTTTTTTAATTTCTAATTCAATAGTATCTGTATTTCTAATCGTTTTTGCAAATTCTACTTTATTCATACGTTTAGCAATAGATGCTAACGTAAATTTATTCATCAAAGTTTTATTTGATTGAATATACTTAGCTGCAAAATAAATTGATTTCTCAAAGTTAATAATTTCACCAGGATTCTTGACAATAGGATTATCTTGTAAAACCTGATTACGATATTTATTTCTTAAAAAATCAATCATCATATCATAGTCATTATAGACATATGCATAAGTATAAGTAAAACTAGGACAATTACTAAATACCTTAATGCAATATCTATTAAGATTAACATCTTGAATTACTTCTTTTTCTAAAGGTACAAATTGAATAACTACATCATATGTGTTATTTCTTTCAGATTCACTAGGAATTAAAATATGAGCATAAAATGTATTTACATCATAATACATAGTATGTTTAAAATCTTTATGCTTTTCCAGAAGCTTATTATATCTGCTATCTAAATCAGATTTAATAAGATTTCTATTTGCAATTGCAGTAGAACCTTTACCCATAGGGTTATCAATATACTCTGATAATGTTTGTGGAATAAACATAGTGTCCTCCTTTCTTTATAAGGTATAGTTAATACACAGGAGTTTTTCAACTCCTGTGTATTTTTCTATTACTTACTTACCGTTCTCAGTCATAATGGAAATATACTGATTACTAGAGGTCAAAAGAGAGATAATAGAGGCAGTAGCCTTCAAAATCTCAATATCTGTTTCACACGAATTAATGATATCCTTAGAATAAGAATCTGTAATCAGATCATAACAAATAGGTTCATCACTTTCAATACATCTGGTAATAATGTCATTGAAGAATGTATCGTCACCATCGGGATACTTATTCTTAAGAATTGTCTTAAATACATTAATAAATGCTCTATAAATAATAGAGAACATTTCATCTGTATTAGGATCAATATCACCTTCCTTCTTTCTCAATACATTGATAATATAAGGAATGGTAAGAGATCCACCAATATTATATCCATGAGTATAAGCAGACTCACAAGCCTTAACAGCATCTTCGACAAGATCGTAATTAGCAGTTTTCTCTAACTCAGAATTACCACCAACACTAATAATACCCATCATACCCTGAAGCTTAGTAACTCTCTGCTTAACTTCATTCAACTTAATATCAACAATACCCTTCTTCTGATTCTCATCAAGAAGCTTATTATACTTAGCAGTTGCATCCTCAAGAGCTTTCTTATAAAGGTTATCATTACGCTTATAGAAACCTTTGATGAAAGTAGTCTTTTCAGAGATAACCATATTCTCAACTTCACCGACATAATCAAAGACAGTTTCAGGATGTTCATCAAGTTCATCAATGAACTGTTCACTAATAACCTGAGCACCGCTCATAATAGCAAAGTCGTTATACAGCTCATGAGAAACATTATTCACAAGAGATGCACGAGTATAAACAATAGTAGAAGTACCTCTGCTCTTATACTCAATAACAATATTCTTACGGATGTAATCAAGTAAGAACTTATCATAATTCGGAGCAACAACAACTACTCGTCTATTATCTTCAGCAGCCTTAGTAGCAACCTCAGAAATAAGCTTAAGAGAATGCTCAATATCAATCTTATGATCAAACATAATCACATACGGATTATTAATGACACAGGTACCATCGTCATTCGTAGTGAAAATATTATCAATATATGTAATATTACCACGATATCCATCAAGAACCTCATATGTAGTCTGATCCGTCTTAGACTTAATATACTCAATAGAAGGATTGTTTGTCTTAATATAGATATCCTGAATAATCTTAGAAATTTGATCGTCACCATTTGTAGAAATATAAGCAAGCTTATAAATATCTTCAAAGGTATCACGATTAACCTTCTTAGCATTATTGTAAATCTCATCAACAAGATAATTTACACAATTCTGAAGAGTTGCCATGAACTCCTTAGGTCTCATCTTATTAATGATACTTTCATGTGCCTTTAATTCCTTAAGAATAGAATCAGCAGCAACAATAGAAGTGGTAGAACCATCACCAACTTTAATAACAACCTGAGCACTGATTCTAAGAAGAAGCATCAGAATGTTATTACTGACAGTATCTTCAAATCTAATATTCTTCAATACCTGCCATCCATCTTTTGTAATATGACATTCACCATACTTTTCAATAATAGTAGTAGAACCATAAGGTCCTAGAGTCTTAGTCAAGGCTTTACTAACCTGATCAAATACAGAATTGATCTTTGTTTTAAATTCAGTTTCAGAAATTACATTCCAAGAAATATTAGACATTTTTATATTTCTCCTCTCAATTTTATATAGGGACATCACTTAATACAATGTTAAAAAGTGAATTATTTCGTATTATATGTTGCTGAATTATCAGGAGTAAACATTCCTAATTTAAAAATTCGGTCTTTTCCTAAATCATCTATCTTATCAAGTTTTAAGATAGGAATTCCATCTTTATTCAACTTATAATTATATCCATAATTTGCAATTAGCAAATTAGTATAAGCTACTTTATCTAAATCGAGTAAAATCTGTACATAATTAATATCATTTAAAATAAATGAGGTAATTCTATTTTCACTAGGAACAGAAGAAACTGCTTCTTTAAAATCTCCTGTAACATAAGAAATCATTGTTGTACCATAATTATTCATAATATCTTTCTCAATATTTTCATCATAAAACTTACTATAAATATAAATATGATTTAAAAAGCTCTGTTTCATTAACACATGAATTGATTCTCCGAATGTTAATAGCTTAGATTTTTCTATACACTCAGGATATGTTAATAATAAATCTGTATAAGTTACATCATAATCAAATTCTGATATAGATAAGTATTTCAAAATGTTTATATCTGTAGAAGCTGTGATAACTCCCATAAGGTCATTATCATTTTTTCCTTCAATTTTAGAATAATCAATAAAATCTTTATAACAAGATTTATATTCCTCTTCTAATAATTTCTTTAATATATATAATTTAGTAGTTTTAATAACATCTTCATATGTAATAAATAATACCTCTTTTTGAGAGGCGAATTGATTCATAGGCATATGAATTCACTTCCTTTATAAAAAACTTATACAAAAAAATATAGTGGTAATAGAAGTTATCTATTACCACTATAAATATTACTCATTCATGAGATCGTTAAGGTCACCAATCTCTTCAATCTTAGCAGAATCAGAGTTATAAGAACTCGTCTTATTACTGCTAGAATTCTGGGACCCAAATACATTATTTCTAAAACCGCCGCCACTAAAGCCGGTATTAGCACCAACCTTATTAGCAATAGCAGTAGTTGTATTAATAATCTTATCATTCACAAAACGTGAATTATATCTTACACTATGACCGGCAAAATTAGATGTAAAGATGAAAGACTTAAGAAGTTCAATGAAAAGCTTAAACTCAGCGTCATAACCTTCATGAACTGTATACTCACCAGTCTTCTCATCATAGTCATCAATAGTCATAGAACTCTTAAATTCATAATAAATAGACTGTTCGGCTTTCTTAGTTTCAGGATTCAGTCCCTTATGGATGGCAATATAAGGTCTAATGGAACCAGTAATTTTCTTACCAGTACCAACAGTTACCAGACTATCGCCACCAACACTAATACCGACATTCTTCTCTTCATTCTTTTCAATTGCAGGGATAATATCATTGTTAATCTTGTACAGAAGAAGCATTGCTTTTTCCATATTCAAAGATGTCGCAACAAATCTCTCGTAATCGAAGACCTGATCCTTAGTCTGCTTACTAGGTTCAAGAGCAGGATTAATTCTTAAAGAAAGCATTTCATCCCAACCAGTAACCTGAAGTGCAGACGGCTCAAATCCATCCTTATTCTTAAACTGATAAATTCTAGTATTTACACTCTTGCGATTATCTCCATTATTATCGTTATTCTGTTTCGTTCCAAATAAATTAGCCATAGCTTATGCTCCTCCTAATTTTAAAAAAGTATTTAATATAAAGTTTAAACCAAAATTATTTATTACTAGTTTCAATTTCGTAATATGTTTTTTCAAAAACATCAGGTTTACAAGAGTAAATTATACCAGAATTATTTTTAATAACATAGTCTCCAATATCAACATTTCCATCAATACAACATCCGTAAATATTTTTAAATACAGCATAATTAACTTTTCTACCATTAATTACTTTACTAATGTATTCACATTTACTATTGATCTCAAGAAATTCATTAATTTCATCAATATTATCTCCAGTATATTGAATAGCCTGAATAGTTGGAGGTCTCTTTGCATATGTTTTAATCATAATACTTATACCTCAAGTTCATAAGTTTTATCAAAGATATCAGGTTTACAAGGATAAAATTCACCATTTACACCTTTGATAATAAAATCACCTTCAGTAGCAACATGATCTCCTTCTAAAGTAGGAATAACACAGAAACATTTACCATCAATTCTACGCTCAATTGTAAATTGTTTAGCTTTACCTTGAGTAAATTCTAGAATTTCATCAAAATTATTTCTTGTAAATTTTACAGCCTCAATAGTTACGGGCTTCTTCCTATACTTATTAATCATTCTTACATATCCTTTCTATTAATATTAATAATACTAAGTTCAAATTCCTTTAAAACTCTATCAAATTCATTGTTAAATTCTTCAGGTGTGATTTCTGTGTATTTGTATAAAGGATGATTTTTATTATTTTCATCATAAAAGAAAGTACCATAATAAAAAGGTATAACATCTCTAAATGGAAAGATATCTTGGACAGTTTCAAATTTTACATAATCATAGCTTTTCTTTCTAGGATCATGTCCAATAATTAGTGCTGGATATTGATACTGATTGAAATTAATATCTAGTCTTGTATATTCTTCTTTAGGAATATCAATGATTTTTGCATAGTTTCCATTTGTAATAAAACAACGACCAATATTTTTCTTTGCTTTTTCTTTTAGCTCTTTAATTTCTCGTTGTTTAGCAGAGTATAATATTGTTTTAAGTTCAGTAATTTTTTCATTAATTTCTTTAACAGTTAAATTTTCATTTTTCATAACAAATCCTCTTAAAACTCAAGATACTCAATATGATTACAATTTTTACAGCTATATTCATATTTTGGAGGATATGATGCTAGAACCTTAGTTAAATCTTTATACATTCCTGCACCGCATTTAGGGCATTTAAACAAAGGACCTGACTCAGTAGATACATTAAATGTATTAACATGTGAAGCACGATAAACTTCAAGTGTTGGAAGATTATCATTCATTTTATAAATAGCAGAGTTGTTATCATTTCCTGTTATCGGGTAATATTTTTTAGATGCTTTAGTGAGCTCTTGATCTGTCATTTGTTCATCTTGATCAATGACAGTTGAAGCTACCTTACCTACAGGCTCTTTATATGGCTTAAAGTATTTAGCATTCTTAAAACACCACTCTCTTTGATAAATTAAAAAATAAGGATTGTGAGTGTAATCAATAGGGACAACGTCATAAACTTCAAATACTTTATTATAAAACTCTGAAGTCCTATCAATACAAATAACTTTAAACATATTTTCCTCCTAATTTTCATTATAAAAGAATTCATAAGGTTTATCAGAGAACTTTAATCCATCATTATTACTTCTTATATTATCTAATTTATCAATTTTTATATTATTAATTTTATTAAGAAATTTAGTAGCATTTTCAATAACAGCTTCAGGACTTAACCCAAAACAATATCTCCAGCCATTATCAATTGAAGCAATATGGATCCATTCTTTTTCTTTTGTATCATCAAATGTTATAAATTTATCATCTTTCCAGCCATTATCAGTAGTCTTATAGTTATTTAGTTTTGCCCATTCATTTAATGATTTAATAGTTTCTTCATCATGATTTAAATAATATACATAAAAATCACTTTCTCTATCACGAGTAAATATAATAATTGCTTTTCCTAAAATATTCTTTTTCAAAATATCTCTTCGGATATTTTCATATTTTTCACATACACTTTCAGAATTATTACCATAAAATTTCTTTCCGTCATATGCTTCAGTACATTTAACATTATATGTATTCATACTATCTCCCTTAATTATTCTTGTTCACTGATAATCTTATCTAGCTCTCGCTTAAATCTAACAATATCTGTAGCATTCTCATCGCATTTATTATTTAAAAGATCATTTGCATGACCCTTTACTTTAATAAATTCAACAGACTCATGAAACTTTACTAACTTAATTAGAATTTCCCACAATTCTTTGTTTGCTACAGGTTCCTTCTTTGCATTCTTCCAACCATTTTTTTCCCAAGCTTCATACCACTTACTTTGAAAACAATTACATACATAAGCGGAATCTGAAAATAACTTGATTTCAGATGGACGACCAATGAACTTTAATCCGATGATTGCTGCTTTCAATTCCATACGTTGATTAGTAGTATTATTTTCATACCCTGTTACAAACATTGGAATTGTATCTTTTAAAATTATTGCAGCATATCCACCTCTTCCTCCAGGATTAGAATCGCATCCTCCATCTGTATATACAATATATTTATCTGCCATCAAAAATCACCTATTTTAATTAATCTCTGTAGTTCCAAAAGGATTATTTAAAATACCAGTACACTCACTACTAGGATCAATAGTATACCCGTTTCCTGTAGAGCCTAAATCACTCTTATATGTAACAATAGGATCAACAGGGTTCAATCCTAAATTATCATTAATTTCTTCTGTTACTTCACTAATGGTTCTTTTTACGAGTTTACCATTATCATTATATTCTTCAATAGTGGTTTTAGTAATTCTAGTTGACATATTAGTATCCTCCTCTATATCTTAATAATATATACCTAAAATAGGGAATAAAAATTTTGTTAAAAATATTGCCATAAAAATAATAGCTATAATTACTTAAAATGCAGCATCATAAAAATTCTTTTCAGATATATGCTGAAATACATTACCCATAGACACTGTTAAAATTATTAATGTGCTTAATAGTTTTAACCACATAGGCCAATTGCCTATCCAGATCCAAAGCCAATCGAGCATATTAGTCAATTACCTTTCACTTTCAATCTTCTTTTAAATGATACTTTTTCCAATAGTTCCTCATTTTATAATTTGAATATCCTGTAATATCAACAGGATCACATTCAGGGAAAGGAAATACAAAATTTTCTGCATCATCTTCAGACTTAAATTCTACTTCTGCATACATAAATTCATAATTAGTTCCTTTACCTACAATATTGCATTCAATGGTATATGGACCATGCGTGTATAAGTATCTGTCTTTATGAATTAATTTTGTATTATTAGTTCTTTCAATAAATTCACTTATTTCATCAAAGAATTTATTAGGTATATACGTTTCAATTTCTTCACGACTAAGAGTTCCTTCTCCTTTTACAGTGAGTTTATCAATAAAAATATTCATACTAATAGTTCTACTAATACGAACTTCTGGAATTAAAGAGAGATACCCTTGGTATCTCTCTTCTTTAGCAAAATGATCTTTATTAGGAAGTTTTTGGATTAACCATTTTCTTTCAATTTCCATAGTACTAACCTCTATTATTCTTCTTTTCTTTAGTTTCTAAAATAAAGTCCTTATACTCATTATAAGATCTAAAAGTTTTATTACTGCAAGAAATAACATCCAAACAAAGTTCTCCAGATGCCATCTCATAACTATTAGCAGATACAATAATATATGTATCTTTACCTTTAGTATCTTCTAAAATAGTATCAAATAGATATTTCTTGATATCAATGATATTATCAATACTTGTACCAGAATCAATGGCATCAAAGAAGAACCAATACTCATTAAGATCTCTGTGATTTCTTACAAAATTTCCAATCTTTCTTGCACATGTTCCAATATTAGTAATGATAGCTTCACCTTCAGATGAGCATACTAATGATGCAAGAGTCTGTAAATCTCCATGAAATACTCTTTCACTTTTTGCATTAGATCCACCCTCTGTAAGATTATCAAATGAAACATATTCAATATTATCTTTTCTTAATTGCTCCTTGATCATTTTAATCAATGTGGTTTTTCCACTACCATTACAGCCAACAAGAATGGTAACACCAGGATTTAAAGTAATACTACTTTTTTCATAAATATTATAACCAAGATCACAAGGATCTTTATCAATTTTAAATGTCTTACTCATTTAAATTTCTCCTATAATTATTTAACATTTGGTAATGTACTTGCTGTTGTAAGAACTGCTGCTCCATCACAATTTGTTGATGTAGAAGTTGTTGTATAGCTAGTAGGAATAGGCTCATAATTACATTCAGGTTCATCACATGCAAATACGATACCGTAATTAACTAATGCACCATGTTTATTACAATTGATACATTTATCACACCATTGAGCCATAAATTCACCTCATTTATATCTATTCATATTACTAATAGCATTTTGGATTGCTCTTTGAATATCGTATTTATTATTATCAGTAAATAATAAATTAGTAATAGATTCAATCATATAATTTTGAATAATATCTTTATAGTTATCTCTCATATAAGTAGCAATTTCTTCAGCAATGGGACCAAAATATTTTTCAGTGTCAATATTTTTCATTACCTGTTTCATAAGTTCAGTAGGAACAAGATTTGAATAATATGGATTATTTGGATCTTCTTTTTTGACAAGAATATTACCATTACTGTATGATGTTTGTCTATCATACAGTAAAGCGGCTTCAACAGCTTTCAATAAGAGTTCTTCCATCTTATCTTTAGGAAGATCATTAATATTTCCAACAACTAACTGCTTAAACTGCTCATCATTAACTTCCAAATTTACCTGAATAATTGCCATAATTTTCTCCTCCATATTTTTAAATACTTAAAATGTTACTGAAATACTCTTTCTTAGAGGTCTTAATAGTATCTAAGCCTAAAGATTCTAATACAGGATAAAATTTATTTAATACGTTATATGCAATTGTATCATAATCAATAAATGGTATAATCCATTCAGGAATCTTATCAATATTTCTAGGAATTGCAATAATTGCTAAACCTTTATCAGAAATTCTCTTATCTGGATTATTTAAAATCTTTTCATTAACTATTTTATATACATCAGGATAATCATTTTTCAATTTCATTAAATTCTTTTCTTCTGTTAAATTAACTTTTACCAAATCAACTTTAGTAGGAAGTTGAATCTCCATATCAGGATATATATAATTCCATGCAATAACTGCACGTACACCTTGCATTCTTAACGGTTCACTATATGCTTCTAACTCTTTTACAGAGTTAGGAATTAAATATTTTTTTTCACCATTATGAAGTGATTGTAATATCTCATTTTCAAAATCTTCAATATCATTTAAGATTTTTACTACATCAATATCTTTTGTATTAATAATTCTTTTCTTAATAATATCCTTATACTTGTCTTGAGTTTCTTTTGTGGCCGTAGATTTCATGAAATCATGCAAATTCTTCACGAGAATTCGTTACTTTCTCGCCGTTCTTTTTTAAGAACTGCTCTATGTCTCCATAGAGATGAGACTATATCTTCATCAATATATAATTGATGGTTTCCCATTTCCATTCACTTGAATGTACGTCATTGTGACTAGTCGTTGAACCTTACTCTTATATAAGAGTCTTGGCTGCTGATTATCTATATAGATTTTCCAGCAATTAAGGAACCATGAGCCTATATTCAAACCCTTGATATCTAATTTCTCCGGCCAGATTTCATCTCCCTCTCTTAAACGAATGGAGCTGAAATATCTTTTCTTTTTACTAGCTAATACAACTCTTGACATAAGGAACTCATTCTTAATATTAATGAAAGATCTATAATCCTCTGGAATATTTGCATCTTTTGTATATCTCCAAAGAACTTCTTTCATCATATTAGTAATACAAAATGCCATAGTATTAACTGCAATAAATTTAAGAGAATCTTCGTCTCGTCCTTCACAAGTATAATCATTATTAATAATATTATTAAACATAAACTCAACCCAAGGATTGAGATTTAAGAAGTTTGAGTCTGTATCAATTGTAAGAACTACTTTACGTCTATCGTTCTTTAATCTCTGAATACGATTAATCGGAGAATGATTATATAATACAAACTGACTATAATATTTCCAAAGTTCCTCTAGATACTCTTTACTAGATTCAGGAACTTTATTCGGATCTTTAAATTCCTCTGTATTTCTAACAATATTAGTTAATAAACTTAGAATCTCTTGATGCATAGAGAACTCATAAATATTATTCTTATAATAAATCTTATTAAGTTCATCTTGACTAAGAGTTTCTAAGAATGATGTTAAAATATCAGTATAAGAATCTTGATAATTATAAAAAGTATTTACTAATCTAGTAAATACTTTCTCAATTTCTACATCTTTTAAGAATGTAGAATCAACGGTATACTCTTCATTCAATACATTATTCATAAATGTAAAACACTCATTAATATTATTAAATAAAGAGTTATTTGCTAAGAATGATTCAAATGCCTGTTCTGTTGTACTGATTAATGACTGACCAGAACCAGTTACAGAGGGAGCTGTATACATATTAAACAGAAACGAAACCACATTACCAAACGTACCATATATTGAGTTAGCACAAATCTTTTCTGATAACTGTTTTCTATCGAATGTTTGATATTCATATGATGTCTTATCTTTAATAAATTTAAGCTGTCCTTTAAACTTCTTACGAGAAGTTAAGAATTTTTGAATCATTATAGCCAATGGATTTATAACCTGATGCTGGTTCTTAAATAAAACACCATGACCAGCACATATTGGATCTGTATTATGAATCCAATTTGTTGTATCTAACAGATTCGTATTAATCTGTTTTCCAATATAATTATTATCAAGAATCACCTTTGGATTCTTGATTCTTTCATTAATAATATCATCTAAGAAAGAATTAATATCTTTCTTAGAAATTTCAGGATATAACCTTTGAAGAATTTTACGATTTTCTTTCTTCCATCTTTTTAAAAAGATGTAACTATCTGAATTAATCATATAATCACCGTCTTTCATTTTCTATACAATAATATAATATATACTTCAAAAGATTTTTGAGTATAATTAGTTTTTACTGTATATGTTAAATCAAAGATATCTTTTCAATACGATAAATCATTCTCTAATACAATTTTATTTATAAATAAAACAATTCTATAAAATACTTTTATAAGAAAGGATGTGTCCCATATGTTATTTAACAAAAAGGGCGATATTGAGAATGTTACCGAGGACGTGATCAGCACTGAGGCTACTCAGTACATCATGGAAGCCTTTATCAATGATGAGTTCACTCCCGAGGAAAAGTCTATGTTCCTTGAGAATAAGACTGAGGTTGACGATGCTGTTAGCAATAATATTCTTATGGAGAAGACGATTGTTCGTCTCGATAAGAAGGCTAAGCTTTCTCGTGCTACCAAGATGGCTACTTTCACCATTGCCAAGGAGAAGAATGATCCTAAGTTTAAGAAGCTTCTGACTGTTTGGAAGATGGAGCGTTATCTTGAGGATTATCTTTATAAGAAGTATGGTGCTGAGGCCGCTCGTCGTGCTAAGAAAGCTGTTTCTGCTTCTGCTAATAAGTCCAGTGCTACTCTTATTAAGAAGGCTGCTGAGCGTTCCAAGGATGAGTTCAATAAGTCCGATAAGTAATTAAATAAATATCACTAGATGGTTAAATTCCATCTAGTGATATTTTTTAACATCATTTTGAAATATATATTATAGTTGTATATGCAGATTAACAATTCTTAAAGAGGAGGAATTTGCAATGAAATTTTTGAAAGAAAATATTGATAAAGAAAATATCATGTTACTTGATATTCTTTATCATCCCCCTAGAAAAGAAAATGATAGAATTGATTGTTTAGATGTTATATACAAAGATATTGATAGTGAGGAGAAACATGTTAAGAGTATTGAAAATCCTACTATTGATATTTATTTTGTGAAAGATGAGTATCGAAATTTTAAATATAATAAAAATTTCATGGAAATTGATAAGTGTGATAAACATACTTGTGAATATAAGAAACTTCCTTGGTATATTGCAGAACAGGCTGGTCCTGAGTATGTAAATGAATTAAAGCGATTAATCGAAAGTGGAAGATATTCTGATATTAACAAGATTCATTCTTATCCATATGTCTTTGGTTCTGATATTCCTATTGATGTATTTTATAGAACTCAATGGATGTTAGAATATGAAAATGAAAAATTAAAACCTCTTACAAAGACATATCTAGATATAGAGGTTGATACAATTGATGCTGTAGGATTTGTACGAGATGGCTCTTGTCCAATTAATGCAGTAACAATTGTAGATGATATTACAAACTCAGTATACACTTTCTTATTAAATAATCCTGATAATCCTTTGATTAATGAGTTTGTAAATGATATTGATAATTTTACAAATGAGTTGCATGAAGCATTTGATGAGTCATATGGTGTTCTTTCATATTATATTTATATGTATGATGATGAAAGAAAACTTATAACAGATATGTTTAAATTAATTAATACTCTCAAACGTGATTATTGCTTGATATGGAATGGCTGTGGGTTAAAATGAGCTCACATAAAACTCTCTTAATTGCTGGAAAGTCTTTATAAGATAATCAGCAGCCAAGACTCTTAAAGAGTAAGGTTCAACGACTAATTGTACATTCAAGTGAATGGAAATGGAGAGCAACTTAAATAAGTTGAAGATATAGTCTGATCTTTATAGTGATATAGAGCAGTTCTTAAATGAACGATATAAGAGTAACGATCTTATATGAACATAATGTCGACCTTCCATATATTCTTAACAGAATGAATGTTTTGGATTTAGATCCTTTTGAAATTATTTGTCATAAAGATTTCAAATATAAAATGTGTAAATTACATGAAGATGAAAGAAATTTCCAAATTGCAAATAAAGGAAGTTTCTTTAAAGTATCTTCATATACTAAATATATAGACCAAATGATCCTTTATGCAGCAACTCGTAAAGGTCAAAGTGAATTACGATCTAATAGCTTAAATGCCATTGGTGAAGCTGAGCTGGGTGACAAGAAACTCGATTACTCAGATGAAGCAAATATCAAAACTTTACCATATGTTAATTATCGTAAGTTTGTGAAATATAATATAAAAGACGTTCTTCTTCAAATGGGCATAGAAAGAAAAGCACATGATATTGATAATCTTTATCTTAGATCATCTGCAAATATTTGTGATGTAGATAAAGTGTTCAAACAGACGGTTAAAATAACTGACCATACATATAGTGATATATGATATTAAAAACTCTCTTAATTGCTGGAAAGTCTCTTATAAGATAATCAGCAGCCAAGCCTTATAATAAGGAAGGTTCAACGACTATTAGTACATTCAAGTGAATGGAAATAGAGAGCATCTTAAATAAGATGATGATATAGTCTGATCTCTATAGTTAATATAGAGCAGTTCTTAAATGAACGGTATGAGATTAACGATCTTATATGAACATTAAATGATGTTAAAATCACGTGCTTATTATGAATACTTTTTGCAAGGAAATATTTTAGGTAATAATGTAAATATCTTTAGTACTACTAAAAGTGAAGGGTTTACTGGAGCGCTTAAATAACAGGTGCATATTATAGTAATATGATATTAAAAACTCTCTTAATTGCTGGAAAGTCTCTTTGAGATAATCAGCAGCCAAGACTCGAAAGAGTAAGGTTCAACGACTAATTTGTATACTCAAGTGAGTAGAAATGGAGAGCATCTTAAATAAAGATGAAGATATAGTCTGATCTTTATAGAGATATAAAGCAGTCTTAATAGACGGGATAGAAGTAACGGATCTATCTGAACATCAATGAGTTGGTAACCCACTTTTGAATTCACATACTGGAATTAAATTATTTGGAAAACGTTCAATGTATGCATTTAGTAATGTTATTGATATGGATTTTAGTGCGATGTACCCACATATTATTATTGCATTTAATATTGAACGACATACAATGATTTCTAAAATAATTATTCCAGAATTTACTGAAGATAGATATGATCATTTCTTTGTTAGTGATGAAATTGTAGATATTGTCTATGATGAAGATGCTGAAGAAGAAGATAAAGAATTTAATATTGGTTATGATTCAGGAAAAGATTTCTTAGATAATTATCTTACCGGAGATATTTTATCTATGGGTACTAAATGGTTTAATCTTCCTGATGTTAATGAAGTAAATGAGTTGATGAAGGAGAGATTTAAAATTAAACCTCGTAGAAGACATTCTATTTCTAATTTTATTAAATATTTTATTGACCAGGTCAATATTAATATAAATAAGGATTAAGGAGAAAATGTTATGAAGTACGAACTTAAAAAGGGAGAAATTAATAAACTACATGATTTAAACCAAGAACTGAAAAATATTTATAATGAGTATTATCTTACTAAGGATGGTTATATCTTTGGTGATAGTAAGCTTAATAAGGGAAAGCATTTTGGAATTACTGAGTTTATTTGGTATTTTGATTTCCCTGTTATTGATAATAATGCTGAGACATTATTGAAGTTGATTCCTCAGAATATTTTTACTGCAGTAAGTAAGAATAAGAAGAATCTTCAGTATATTAAAGTAGATGAAGATCATAAAGTATATCTTAGTGGAGAAAATCTTGAAGAAGATATTCTCATTGGTGAATTCCATTCCGGAATTAATACTATTGAAGAATTGAATAATGCTAAGGCATTTATTAATTCTGATATGAATGGTTCCTATATGGAAAATTCTATGATGCTGACAAAGGACTCTGTTGAAAAGCTTGTTGGCAATGAGTTTATTAATATTGCTGAAGATAAGTATAGAACTAGGATTACTAAGGAGATTGCTCCTGGATTAAAGAAGTCCCATGTAATGTACTTATTCTTCTTTGATAATCCTGATGACAAGAAGCTTTTCCATCTTGGTGTTAAGATTGAACGAGGTTCTTGTATTAGTTATCATAAGTATACTTGCTTATATATGTAAATAATAAAGAGAGACTATAGGGAAAACCTATAGTCTCTATTTTTTTGTTTAAAATAAGCTACGAAACATTTTAATAAGACTTAAAATGTATAAAGTCCAACTATGAAAGGTTGTGATACATATATGGCAACAAGTAAAGAGAAAGCTAATAATATTGAAAAAACTAAGAAAGATTTAATAGAATTGAATGATGCTTTTAATCAATCTATTACAAAGCTTTCTACTACAATTACTGGTATTAGTGATCAACATAGTGTAGAACTTCAGAGATTAAATCAAAATGTTGATAAAATTATCAATGCTGAATTAACTAATACAAAGAGTATTACTTCAGATGATATGTCAACATTTCTTGTTAAGTTATTCAATGACTTCGATAATAAAGATACTACTAATGCTAAAACATTAAATGATATCTTTGAAAATGATACTGCTGGTTTATTTGAATTTTTCCAGCAAAGATATCAGAATAAGAGTTTATTATATGAAGACTTAGAAATGATTTCTTCTCAGTTATTTGAACTTGAAGAAGCAATCATGACTACAAGAGATGCTATCGTAACATCTGATGATATTTCCACTACAGTATCAAGAACACTTAATTTTGAAAATATGTCTAATGATCAAGATACTGAAAATTATATTGCTACTGTTAGGGAAATTGAAAATAGATTAAAACTCTTAATTAAAATTAAAAATATGATCATTCCGAATGTACTTCGTTATGGTACATATTATGTATATTGCTGTCCGTATTCCAAATTATTCCAAGAGCAATATGACAGAAAAATTAAAAATAGATTTACTACAAGTCCTATTAGTGAAAGTATTGATGAAGATTTTGTTAAAGAATTAAATAAAGAGTTTAATGATAAGAATATGAAAATTTCTTTAGAATCTTCCACTAAAGAAGGTAAAACTATTGAAAAAGATATTAATCCTAGTAAATTAGCTGAAATTACTAAGGAGTATACTTCTAATATTTCAGTTATTAATGATGTAGTATCTATTCCTTTAATTGAAGGAGTTAATCTTGACGAATTAATTGATAATGATGCTTTCCGTAAGAAGAGAGATGAAACCATTAAGAAATATGGTCCTTCTACGGATGGTACATTAGATATTAAGGAAGGAAAATCTAAGGGTAAGAATAAGTTTGATGATATAACTGATTGCTATATCAAATATATTGAGCCTAAGAAAATTATTCCTGTTAAGATTCTTGATACTACTATCGGTTATTATTATATTCATGACACAGATTTCCAAGTGAATAAGTCCCCGTTCTCTACAACGATCAAAGTAACTAATATGACTTCTGGTCAACAGTATCAAAATACTGAGGATGTAGAAACTATGTTCCTTGGAAAAGTTACTGATAAAATTATTAAATCTTTTGATAAGAAATTCCTTGATGATAATGCTAAATTTAAAGATTTAATTTTCAATGCTTTATTGTATAATAATCTTTATGAAAAGCAGATTAAGTTCCAGTTTATTCCTGCAGATTATATCATTGAATTTAAAGTCAATGAAGATGCAGAGGGTAATGGTCAGTCTGTTCTTTCTAAGGCATTATTCTATGCTAAACTTTATTTAGCATTACTTATTTTCAAACTTGTATCTATTGTTAGTAGATCAAATGACCAGAGAATTTACTATGTAAAGAATTCTGGTATGGACGCTAACATTACAAACAAGGTTCAAGAAGTTGCGCGTTCCGTGAAAGGTAGGCAAATCAACTTTATGGACCTTTTAAACTATAACTCAATCATTTCAAAGATTGGTGCTTATAAGGAAATATTTATCCCTAAACTGTCCAATGGGGATTGTATATAGTGATATATACAAAAGCACTCTCTTAATTGCTGGAAAGTCTTTAATAGATAATCAGCAGCCAAGACTCTTAATGAGTAAGGTTCAACGACTATTAGTACATCCAAGTGGATGGAAATGGAGAGCTCCTTAATAAAGGATGAAGATATAGTCTGGTCTCTATAGAAATATAGAGCAGTTCTTTATTGAACGGTGTGAGATTAACGAACTCATATGAACATTTTTGGTTGGACGTAGTGGCGAGCGTGGTATTGAATTTGATATTCTGCAAGGACAGGATATTCCTCTTAATACTGACCTCATGGAAATGCTTCGTAATAACATGATTTCTGGAACTGGTAAAAATATGCCAGAATACACAGTAATGTGTATTTAAAACCCTTCTTAAATGCTGGGAACTCTACATTTTTTGTAGACAATCAGCATCCAAGCCTTATATGTCTTTATATAAGAAAGGTTCAACGACTATCGAAAACAATGATCTTTATACAATAGAGATTCATTAAGTGAGTAGAGTACACTCAAGTGAGTGGAAATGGAAGGCTCCTTATTATTAAGGATGAAGATATAGTCTCAACTTCTAGTGAAAGCTAGAGCAGTCCTATTCTTTAGGACGGTATAGGAGTAACGACCCTATATGAAGATATTTGGTCCCATCGGTTATTATGAATTATATTAATGAAGTTGACTTTGCTAAAACTCTTACTATGGCTAATAGTAAGTTTGTTGGACGTGTCATTTCATATCAGATGGATCTTAATCCCTCTATAACTGATCTATATAAATTAATTTTAAAACATTCTAATATTTCTATTCCTGAAGAGGTTATAGAAAAATTTGTATTTACATTTAATCCGCCTAAGACTCTTAACACTATGAATATGGGCGATGTTCTTAATAATACAGATCAGGTTGTTAGTTATATGATTAAAATCATTACTGGTGAAAATGCTGATCAGACACAAGATTCTAATAAGATCAAAGATAAAGTCTTTAAAACATTGGCTAAACAGTACTTACCTATGCTTGATTGGGCTAAGGCTGAAGAAGCTGTTAAAGATGCTAAAATTGAACTTATTCAAGAAAAAGCTGAAGAAAAGACTAAGAGTAATGATGAAAATTCAGAAAGCTATTAATTTATATTTTTTTTGTCAGATGTAAGGTTTTTCCTTACATCTGACATATTTTTGTTATCTTTAAGAACCTAAAAAACAATATCTTAACCAAAAAATTTTTTAGAATTTGGAGGATTTTAAAATGATTAAAGTTTTAAAGAAAGATGGAACTGAGCAAGATTTTAATGTAGAAAAGATTAAAAATGCTATTACAAAATCTGCTGAACGTGTAATGATTACTTTAACCAATAAAGATTATGATTTTGTATGTACACACGTTATTGATAATCTTCCTAATAAAGAGTATGTAACAATTGCTGAAATGCATAATTTGGTTGAATCTGCTTTGGATTCACTTAATCCTAAAATTGCGAAGAGTTATCGTGATTATAGGAATTATAAACAGGACTTTGTTCATATGTTGGACAAAGTCTATAAAAAATCTCAATCTATCAGATATATTGGTGATAGAGATAATGCTAACACGGATTCTGCTCTTGTACCTACACAGAGAAGTCTTATTTATAATGAATTAAATAGTGCTTTATACAAAAAATTCTTCTTAAATACTGAAGAACTTTCTGCTATGAAGGATGGATATATTTATATTCACGATAGATCTGCACGTCTCGACGCGATCAATTGTTGTCTTTTTGACATAGCTAATGTTATTAAAGGCGGTTTTGAAATGGGTAACGTATGGTATACGGAACCTAAAACATTAGATGTTGCATTTGATGTTATTAGTGATATTACGATGAGTGCTGCAGCATGTCAATATGGCGGGTTTACCCTGAGTCGTATTGATTCTGTTCTTGCTCCTTATGCTGAAAAAAGTTATTATAAATATTTTAATGAGTATATGGATATCATTAAAGATGTTTGTGATGATTATGAAAGTAAAGTTGAATTAGCTGATAAATATGCTGAGAAAAAGGTTAGAAGAGATTTTGATCAAGGTTTCCAATGTTGGGAATATCGATTTAATACTGTTGGTAGTAGTAGAGGAGACTATCCTTTTATTGCTACTAGTTTTGGTATTGATACATCTAGATTTGGTATTATGGCTACTGAATCTATTCTCAAAGTAAGAAAAGGTGGACAGGGTGCTCCTGGTCATAAGAAGCCCGTATTGTTCCCTAAACTTACATTCTTATATGATGAATCTTTACATGGTAAAGGTGCTCCTTATGAGTACTTATTTGATCTTGGTATTGATTGTAGTAGTAAAGCGATGTATCCTGATTTTCTTAGTCTTACAGGAAATGGTTATATTCCCTCTATTTATAAGAAGTATGGTAAGGTTATTAGTCTAATGGGATGCAGAGCTTCCCTTAGTCCTTGGTATGAACGTGGTGGAATGAAACCTGCTGATGAAAATGATGTTCCTGTATTTGAAGGACGCTTCAACCTTGGTGCTATTTCTTTACACTTACCGATGATTTTAGCTAAGGCTAGACAAGAAAGTAAAGATTTCTATGAAGTTCTTGATTATTATCTTGAACTTATTAGAAAATTACATAAAAAGACTTATGATTTCCTTGGAGAAAAGAAAGCTTCTACGAATCCTCTTGGATTCTGCGAGGGTGGTTTCTATGGTGGTCATTTGAAACCTGATGATAAGATTCGTCCTTTACTTGCTCCTATGACCATGAGTTTTGGAATTACTGCTCTTAATGAACTTCAGGAACTTTATAATGGTAAATCTATTATTGAAGATGGTAGTTTTGCTCTTGAAGTTATGGAGTATATTAATAAAAAGATTAATGAATTTAAACAAGAAGACCATATACTCTTCGCAGTGTACGGAACACCGGCAGAATCTCTTGCTGGATTACAGGTTGAGCAATTTAGAAAAAAGTATGGTATTGTTAATAAAGTTTCTGATAGACCATATGTTAGTAATAGTTTCCATTGTGGTGTTTGGGAGAATATTACTCCTATTCAGAAACAGGATTATGAGGAAAGATTCTGGAATCTGTTCAATGGTGGTAAGATTCAGTATTGCAGATATCCAGTATCTTATAATAAAGAAGCTATTAAAACTCTTGTTCGTAGAGCAATGGATAAGGGTTTTTATGAAGGTATTAATCTTAGTTTAGCATATTGTGAAAATTGTGGACATGAAGAGCTTGATATGGATATTTGTCCTAAGTGTGGAAGTGATCTGATCACTAAAATCGATAGGATGAACGGATATCTCGGCTACACACGAGTTCATGGTAAGACAAGATATAATGATGCTAAGAATGCTGAGATTAAAGATAGAGTAAGTATGTAAAAGGAGGTTGAAAACTATGAATTATCATAATATTCAATCTGATGATATGTTAAATGGAGATGGACTCCGTGTAGTTTTATTTGTTTCTGGATGTAATCATAATTGTCCTAATTGTCAGAATCCTCAGACACATGATGTTAATTCTGGAATTGAATTTGATGAATCTGCTATGAATGAACTTCGAGAAGAATTATCAAAGCCTTATATTTCTGGAATTACTTTTTCTGGTGGTGATCCTTTACATCCTGCAAATAGAGATAATATTACAAATATTATTAAGAATTTATCTGATATTATTAAATCTCAGAATAAAACTATCTGGATTTATACAGGATATAATTGGGACGAAGTTAAAGATATCGAAGCTGTTAAGTTATCAGATGTTTTGGTCGATGGACTATTCGTTGAATCATTAAAGGATGTAAATTATCCTTGGTGTGGTTCTACAAATCAGAGAGTTATCGACGTACAGAAATCATTAAAAGAGAAAAAAGTTATTTTACATTAAAAAGGAGAAAGATTTATGAGTAGAGTAGGAGAATTTAAAAAAGTTAGTTATGAGCAGTTTTTAAATGATTTTGATCGAGAAATTCATATTGGTCCTGATATGATTGCTCAATATGGTGATGAAGAAATTAAAAATATTTATGATAATATTCAACTTCCTAAGAGAGCAACTGCAGGATCTGCTGGATATGATTTTAAAGCTCCGATGGCTATTACTATTTATCCTGGCGATTCTTTAAAGATTCCTACAGGAATTAGAGTTAAGATTGCTGATGGTTGGTTCTTAGGTTGCTTACCTAGAAGTGGTCTTGGATTTAAGTATCATGTTAAATTAGCAAATACTATGGGAGTAATTGATGCTGATTATTATAATAGTAGTAATGAAGGTCATATTTTTTTGAAGTTGGTTAATACAGGTAATAAGATTATCAGTATTAATGCTGGTGAAAGTTTTGCTCAAGGTATTTTTATTCCTTTTGGTATTACGTACAGTGATGATTGTACAGAAAAACGAGATGGTGGATTTGGATCTACCGATAAAAAGTAAATAATTATAATATACAAGTAATGAAGATAATCTCTTCATTACTTGTATATTTTTTTTAATAGTATTAATCAAAATTATAAATATATATTATTATATAAATAAATATAATATTTATTATGAAAGGAATAATAAATTATGAATTATGAACAGTTGATCGAATTACTAAAGCATATCATGGAAAATAATAGTTGGCAAAATCTATATGAAAATGGATGTGAAAAAAAGCATAAGTGTCCTAAGTATGTAGATTTTTGTTTAGATACCAGATTTGGAGATATCTGGCAAATTACTTTTAGAGATTGTCCTGGATTCTCTGAAGGAAAAACTTTTCGAGTTGAAACTGAAGATGAAATTAAAGCTGTATATGACTGGTTAAATGAAATAAGAAATTAAGAAAGGAAATATTTTATGTATCTTTCTATTGTTTGGGTAGCTGGAGAAGCTCAGGAAGGTGAACCTGATTTCGTTAGTGAAGTTAGATCGTTTAATACTCTTGAAGAAGCAAGACAGTTTGAAGAAAAAACTGCTGATTATGGCATCTATGTTGAAACGTTCAAAGCTGAGCGTGTATAACAAGTAAGAAAAGGAGATAATAATTATGTATGTAATAAATGAAATTTTAAATAATGATGGCACATCTATGGTTGATTATCCTGAGAATCCATTAAAAGAAAAATGGAGTAAATTATATCCTCCTTCTCCAATGCCTCAATTTTCACAGGTATGTGATGGATATAGTTGCATGTGGTGTGGAAGATGTCCAAGAGGAGAATATTGGAAAGTTCCAGAAGAGGATAAAGAAGTCTGGGAAGCATATCAAAAAGAACTCTATGACTATAATATTAACCATGGCAATATCATACGTACTAAAGCAGAAAATTACTTATTGAATCAGGAAGGAAATACATAATGAAATTACATGATTTCTTGAATCTTTTTGATAATTTAAATGGAGATACCACCATCACTGATGACGATCTTTTTAGAATTGTCAGTGCAAAAACTGTAGATATTATAGATTGTATACCGAAATTATATCTTGTAAAGGATTATGATGAGTTGTTTAACATGGAAGTTGTTTCTTTCGGTTTCTATGACAATGAACTCTGTGTAAGAGTTAAAAAGAATACAGAAAAAAGAAACTATAGACCATGGAAATTTTTTAATTTAAATAATAAAAGATGAAAGGAATATGGTGATTTTTAAAAAATGAAAATTAATATCAGAAATAATGAGGTTGTTATGTGGGCTCTCTGTGAAGCTATTGGAAAAGATATTGATAACATTGCTGGTAAATTAGATTACTCTCATGGTGAAGAGCATGACATTATTCTTACCATTGATGGTGTTGAACTTAATTTTCAGAATTTTATTGATAGGCTTATTGAAGTCTACAATGCAAGTGTTGACACAGCTGCTGAACGACTTCTTATTGAACGTTGTGATAAGATCATGGATATGTTATCTTCTGTAAAAGAAGAACTTAAAGAACAGTGTACTACACTATTTCCTAACTCCAATTATAAAGATGATTGGAAATAATAAGGAAAATTATAATGGAAATTCTATTATTAGAAAAACAAGGCACTGAAAGATATTATGAATTTTTCAAAGATGATACTAAAATTGGTGTAGCTTATATCGGATTTGATTATGATCATATATATTTACCAAAAGGGTATGAAACATATTCTAATGGTACGTATGTATATGGTGTAACAATTTTTGAGCAGTTTCGTAATAAAGGATATTGAAAAAAGATGATGGATTTAATCATTAAAAGGAGTAAAAAGCCATTCTTATGGTTATATTGCAGTCCATCTAATATTCCTGCTCTTAAAATTTATACTAACTGCGGTTTCAAAATTATTGAAAATAATTATGATCCAGTTACAAATGAAATGATGTTAAAAATGCTTCGTATACGAAAATAATTTAAGGAGAATTACATTATGTTACAGATTACAAATAGTAAATTCTTTTATAAGGATCCTAAAATTTATCGAATGGATTTCAAAATTAATGAGATTTTTAATAAAAATATCTTTGAAAAGTATGGTAAAGAATTACACGTAAAATTTATGTTAACTAAACCTAAATATTATGAAGATAAACCAAATACTGCATTTCTGATGTTTGGTGTTGATATTGGAGGGGTGTCTGATTTCTATCCTTATCATCTATGTGCTGAAGTTGGAGCAGATTTCACTTGGGAGGATGATTGTGACAAGAAGACTTTAGATTGTTTCTTCCAGTTAAATGGTCCTGCATTACTTCTTGGATATTTACGTCCATATATTATGCAATTTACCTCTCTGACACCTACAGGTGCAATACAACTTCCATTTTATGCATTTACATATGAACCAGATGAAACAAATAAATTGGAGGAGAATAAATGAATCATTTTATTACTTTCGATGACGGACAAAAAATTGAATTAACGGATATTCAATATAATGAAATTTATAAAAAGGTAACTGTTGAAACTAAACCTAACCCATTTGAATATTCACCAGATAATAAGATATATTATTCCATTGTATCAAATGGTGAAGTTGTAACACGTGCACATTCATCATGTAGAGAAGAAAAAGAATGCTATAATGTTGGTAATTATTGTACCAATAAAGAACTAATGAAACAGAGAGCTCTTCATGAAATTCTTGATCGTCTTCTTTGGCGTTTTAGAATGATTAATGGCGGTACAATGAATTGGGATTCCTGTGAATATCATTATTATATTATTCATGATCCAACAGTTAATCATAAATTTCAAATTTTAGACTACAGGTGGACTAAGTATGGATGCACTTGGTTCGATTCTTCTGAAATTGCTCAACGTGCTATTGATGAGATTATTATGCCTTTTATGAAAGAGCATCCTGAATTTATCTGGTGATATAAAGGGGAGAAATATTTCTCCCCTTTATTTTTTTATAGTACATATAGATAATAAAACAATAGAAAGGATGATGAACACATGGTAAGAATTATTGAGACACGTTTAACCCCTATTGTTGATTTTGTAATTAGTACAAATTATGCTAATGGGAAAGTTTCAAATAATATCTTCAAAGAAGGAGATCTTATTGAGAATCTTCGATATGTTTTGAATAATGACATTGAAACTATTACCGGTAGATTAGCAAAAATCAATTATAAGAAGAAAACAATTGAGCATCGTTATAATTCAGTTGATAATGCTAAGAGCTATTTTTCTGAAGATGTTACTGCATCTTCTATCAATATTGATTGCTCTAAAGAGTATAATTCTAAAGTAGTAAATGTTCCTGCAAATGAAATTATTGAATTTATCCCTAATGGTGATGAAGTTAAGAGAATGTCTTATAAATTAAAGTATGGTGTTCATTTTGAGGTTGAACTCTCAGATACAACTACTAATGTATTTGATATTCATGAGGGTAGCATTTATCAAGAATTTACTTATCTTGATCTTGAACATGGTGTTGATAAAACATCAGAAGTTAAAGTAGCTGCAATCACTTGTAATTCAGCATTATATCCGAATAAAATTGTGTTTATTGAAGATGGTATTGTAAAAGAAATTGATATTAAATTAGTAAAGAATGTTAATAAAGAGATTACATCTACAGAAATGAATGTAGATGATGTGAATACTGCATTAACTACAAATGAAGACGGTATTGTAAATTTATCTTCCGGTAATATTACTAGTGATTTAAGTATTACAAAAGATGTCTCCATTATCGGTGCTAATCCTGATGTAAAAGTTAATTCAGCTAAGTTTAAAGGTAAAGATACAGGTACTGTCTTTAGTGGTAATCTTAATATCGCTGAAGATGCATCTGTTAAAATGAAGGGTATTACTCTTACTACTGATGCATATATTAAGCTTGTAAAAGATTCAAAAGAATTAACATTAGAAAATTGTATCATTAAAGATTTAACTCCTTATCAGAAGAAGTCATATGGATGTTTAATTAATGGTACTGAACCTATTAAACTTGTAATAAAGAATTGCTACTTTGGTAAAAATACCATTGAAAATGATTCTGCATACTATAATCTCTTTGAGAATAATCAGAAGCTTGCAGATGGATCTGAGATTGCTAATAACTATTTTGAAGAGAGTGTATGTAAGAATAATATCATTTGTATTTACGATGTTGAGGATAATGCTAATATTTATATCCATGATAACATCTTTGAATATTCTTGTAATGCTGTTCGTATTGGTACAAAAGGTGATGCTAAATGTAATATTATTATTGAAAATAATACATATTATAAAACCAGTACGAATACTCCGGAGTATGCAGGTTTATTATTAGTCCAGCCTTATGGAAAACAAACTACAAATATGAGTAATGTAAATATTGAATTAAAGGGTAATAAACACTTTGATAAATTACAGTTATATTATCTGTATAGCGGTGCTAATGATATGCCATTTACTGATGAGAATAAACCTAAGATTACTGTAAAATAAAATATTATGACCAGGATAAGGAGTAATATCCTTATCCTGGTTTTTACTTTCATAAAATCAAAATTATTTATAGATATATATTATTAAATAGTAAAATAATAAAAAATTATTTTACTATTAACATATTATTAGATATGGGGGATTGGTGTAACAGGCAGCCACACGGGACTTAAAATCCCGCGGTAGAAATACCGTATCAGTTCAAATCTGATATCCCCTACCAAGGAGTTCTCGATTACATCGAGAATTTATATAGAGAGTATAACCTTAATTGGTTATACTCTCTATAACTTTTATTTTTTAAGAAAGGAATTACTTATATGATTATTTGTGCAGCTATTCGTATAGATAAAGAAATAGTAATTGGCTGTATTCGTCATGGACATGGTCTTGCTGCTGTAAGATCTTTAAATCCTGATATTGGATTAACCAGAATTGAACAAGGTTTTCTTACAAATGAATGTGTATTTCTCAATAGAATTGATGCTTTTGAGCATGCTCTAAAATGTGGTCAATTATCAGCAACTGCAATACATATGAAACAAGATAGAAATGAAACAGAATTATATTCTGAAGATTTATATTAAAGAAAGGAAATAAATATTCATGACTCCTATTATTAATCCTTGGATCTTTTATGTAATTGATATTTGCAATAATATAAAAAATATTTTATCATTAATTATACCTATATTTTGTATAGGTACTATAGGTTTATTTGTCGGTTGGATAATTATTGGCTGTGGAAATAATGAGAACTTAAATAGAAAAGGATATATTAAAGTAATTAAAACATCTGTAATTATATTATGTACTTCTTTTTTATTTAGTATCTTTATCCCTAGTAAAGAAACAATTGAAAAAATGATTATTGCACAGAATGTTACATATGAACGCATGGAAATTGTTGGAGAGACTGTAAAAAATGTTTATGATGATATTATGAATATTTTTGAAAATCAGTCTGATAAAAATGATTAATTAACAAATATTTGTTAATTATATAAAAAATTTCAGGAGGTATATATCATGAATTTTAGAACTAAGGAACATTTCGAGTATCGTATTGCAAAGCTTACTTCTAAGGGTGAAGTTATTAATGATAAGCTCATCAAGAAGGCTAAGCGTCAGTTGAATAAGTTGCTGAAGGCTCAGTAAAATGAAAGATTTAACAAATATTAATATTCGAGAAGAGTATAAGAAAGGCAATCTTTCAATTGAGGAAATTCATTTTGTATGTACAGATATATGCAAAATGGGTATTCCTAAAGATGACAAAATTGAATGTACACATATCATGTGTCCATATGGTTTTTGGGCAGATCCTGCAGATCTTGATTGAAAATTGAATAAAAATCCCCATACAGGAATTATCCTGTATGGGGAATAATAATTATTTTTTTCTTCTGTAATCAGAAAAACTCGTTAATCTACGGTATTCTGATTATATTTGTCAGGCCAATTCACCATTCTATTCTTGATCTTAGCATCCACATCAGCCTGAGTATACTTGCTATCAAAGTCAAGATAATCACGCATAACCTGGAACTTATCAATCAGAGCCTTAGCAATGGCATTGATCTGAGGAGACTGATACTTAACAGCAGTAAAGTCACAATCAACCGTAACTAACTGATGCTGACCAGATTCATAGTTGAACTGATCATACTTAACAGTCTTAGGAACCATGTTAGAAAGCAGGCAGGCATACTCAATACCGCTGGAACGACCAGTAGGATCAGTAGCCACATAGATAGCTTCAGCAACATGGTTAGCCTGAGAATACTTAATGGACGGGTCAACATCCATAGCACCATGATAATGACCTAAGCCAGTATAAGGATCAGAAATACCAGACATCCACATATCCAGATACTCTCTCACCGGAGAACCGGCGAATTCATACATAGACAGGGTAACGGTATTCGTATCATCCTTAGCCACGGTACCAACATCAAACTGACGACCGGCATAACCACCCATAACCTGTTCAGTTTCAAGAGTGGTATTGCCAAGACCATCAATACGAGTAAAGCCATACTCCATGAGATGTCTAAATCTCTTGGTTTCAGCAGGCATAATCTTTTCCATAAAAACAGGCATCTTAATGAAGAAAATTCGAGAATAACCTGTCTTAAGGGGATCATACTGTTCAAGGGACTTCTGCGTAGCATTCAAGCCACCTAAAAACAGCGAGTAATTAGTAATAAAATCACTATTATATTTCTTAATATTAGACTGTAAAGTCTGAGTAGTAACATTATTAGCAGCCATTATTTACACTCTCCTTTCTTCCTTATTAAACACGCTTGTTGATATCAATTTCAATGATACCACGCTTAGCCATAGTTCTAAATACAACTGCCAGATAGCAGTGGAGAATGCTTCTCTCTTCCTCGAAGGAGTTCATATCGAAATACACCTCATAGCTACGAACCTTGGTGCCTCTGTAATCAGAGAACATACGGGTAGCATCTTCGGTGAAACGAACACGATCTTCAGCCTCAGCAAAGTTATAGAGACGAGCACCAACAAACTCTTCCAGCATTCTCTTCATCTCAAGAACAACAGCAACATTATTCTCTTCGGAGAGATCAGACCAAACAATCTGGGAAGTACCCTGAACCGCACGGACATTATTGTCCTCAGAAATGCACTCAAAGAAGTTGCAACGATTAGTATACAGAACTTCCTTAATATCAAGGTTATCAGCATCAATCATAGGCTTAAGAGAGCCACGGATATGACCAGACAGCTGAGCATAACCCTCACCAACAAACGGAATATGATTACCGAAAGTCTTATAATGAGTAGGAAGATTCTCAGCAATGAAATAAGTAGCAGTAACAGGAATTGCACGACCAGTAAACGGATCACGGATCTTATAGTGCTGGCACTCCTTACTGATGATGAAATCAGCAATAGCCTTGATCTGAGGCTTCTGCACCCAAGCGGTAGCAGCAGTCACAGTAGAAAGAATACCGGCATCAATCACGCAACGAGCATCATAACGATAGAGAGCAAGCTCAGCAAGCTTAAGCTTAACATTCTCAGAGTAATTTGCGTCGAGAATTAACTCACAAGGAGTGCATCTCTTGCTCTTAACAGCAGGATCAATCTCACCACTGAAAGCCTTGATGTAAAGATCATCCATAGCCTCTTCACGAGTAGGAGTAGAAACACCACCAACATTAGTAGAGACATAATCAGCAGCAAACTCTGCATCAGTACCAGAAGCAAGAGCAACACCAAGAGTAGCATCAAGAGCAACATGATCAGTAGCCGCAGTATCAATAGTATAATTAGTTAATGCAGTACCATCCTTAGCAAGACCAGTGAAGAAATCACACTGATTATACTCAACAACAGTATTACCAGCAGTCTCAACAAGAGTAGAATATGCATCATACAGAGCCTGGAAGCCCTCAGCATAGCTGACGATATCAATCTTCTCACTACCTTTATCAGGATCAGAAGAAACATCATCAATTAACAGAGAGACATTGTCAACAACAGCATCAGGATTAAATCCACCACGATGCTGCTCCTTCTTGACAATAGTACCAGTGGTACTATCAAGAACTTCAAAAATGTAGTTCATGTATTCATTATCAGCATTCAGTAAAGCATCAGATACTAAACGAATACGATAACCATTACCATAAGCACCACGACCCTTAGAATTGACAGCGAACAGAGGATAAACATTAAAGCCATCATCCGTAGTCTCAGCACCAAGCTTAGCAACACTCTGAAGCTTAAGATACATAGCCGCCTTATCAATAAGCGGATCAGTATCAGCAGGCATGTGAGGAATGGAACCAACAGGATTGGCAACAAACTTCACCGTAAGAGAATTGGTATTAGCGTCAACCTTAGCATAGGCAGACACAATAATATTTGCATAAGCAGCATCATCAGGCATAACTCTCATGCAATAGCACTTGGCATTGCCAGAGCTAAGAGCCGCATAAGGCATAAAGCAGGGCTGACCATAAAGATTAAAGTTGGGCGTACCATACTCTTCAATATAATCAGCAGCGCTAGTGATAGCTTTAACAACACCATCTTCGCCCTTGGAAGATGCAAACACGCATAAAAGGCGAACACCGTCTTCAGACTGAACGGCAGTAGTTTCGGTAAACGTTGAATTATCATTAATAACGGTCATAACATGAGGAACTAAATAACTGGGAATAATCTGACCAGTTCTAGGCATAAAAACCGACCTCCTTTGGATATATTTTATAATAATGTTTTAAATGCATTCCCTACATCTTGATAACTTTTTCAATAGGAGACTCCACTTGTTTCTTATTATATTTATTCATATTTAAAGATGCTGTTAACATGGAGTCGAAATCTTCAAATGTAAGTGCAGAGAATGTAGAGTTCCTAGAACAAATTTCTCTAATATTGGAAGCTCTGTAATAATACTGAGATTCCTTAGGATTCTTTGTAATAAACTTACAAAATTTTTCATTAGGATTTTTAGGATTACGATAAATTTCTGAAATAATAACCTCAAGAATTGAAGAGGGTACACCTAAATCAATACCATTCAATTCAAGATTTCTTTGCCATATATTTAAAATCTTATTATATGGTACATTTTTAATTCTACCTGCTGTCATTAAATTGACAAATAATTCTACATTAGAAGAATCTTTCTGTATAACATTAGACATAATGATATCATTCTTATAATATGTCAGTGTACGATATACTTCAGGTTCAGCACCTTCTACCGCATATAAAGTTTCTTTTGTAGTTTCAATGTCATTAAAATGTAATACAATCATAGTGGGTAGATTCATCGTAGACTGGCGTATCATTCTATCTTTTTCATCATACACTTTATATTCTAATAATCCAAAAACTTTTAATAAAGATCCTTCAATTTCAGCCAGTTTAATTCCAAAATAGGATTCGGGGACATAAACTTTCATATGATGACCAGTAAAAACAATGTTATTACCATCATCCTTAAAAAACATATTTACCATATAAAACCCCCTATGATAAAAAAGAATAAACGATAAGGAGACAGCACATAACGTACTACTCCTTATCGTTTTGTTTTGATTTTAACCTATAATCTTAAATACTTCAATAATATTATTAATGAAGGTTTCCTTATCCTCAGGAGTATCAAACTTATCATAAAACAGATTTTTCAGATTAACTGTAAACTGTGTAATGAAAAGTCCGTCAGCCTTAGTATAATTCTTATTATGCATAGATGCAATATAATGAATAATAGTATAGACAAAAAGATTAGGTCTCTTTGTATACTCAGGAATGAACTTCTTTTCAAGATCAACAAAGGATGTAAGATCAGTCTTAATATCAAGAGACTTAGCAACCTTCAAATAACTTCTATAAATGTAATGAGATCTCTTTTCATTATAGAAATCACCAAGGATATTCTTTCCTCTAGGAGACTTGCAATAAGCCTTAATATTATCAAGATTCATACCATTATTAAAAGAAGTAAGAATCTTTGTGAAAAGTTCCTTCTTCTCATCAGTCTCAGCAGTCTCTAATCTCTCTTCAATTCTATGACGAATGAGATTAGTGACATTACCGTACATATTGACAAATTTATCAAACTCTTCCTGAGATGCAGCAATTTCCTCATTAATTTTAGCAAGTTCTTCATCAAACTTTTCAAAAGATGTAAGAGCCTGCTTTCTAAGAATAATAAATTCCTTCTTAAATTCATTCATCTTATCTTCATCACCATCAAAGTCAATGGCAAATTCAACAGGATCACCCTCTTCATCAATAAGGAACTCATCAATCTGCTCAGGAGTCATTTCATTAAGCTCTTCTTCAGTAACATTATTAAGAGCTTCATCAATAGGATCAAACTCTTCATTATCACCAAGAAGATTCTTCTGACTGTTATTAATACTAGTCATAACTGACTCAATATCCTTCATCTTAGACTTAAGATTAAGGAGCTTAAATGCATTTACATTTTCATCATTAATAAAATCAGTGTCATCAATATTTTCTGCAACTTCAGTGTACTCAGGGGTCTTCTCAAGCTCAATTACAGAATTTTCAGTTTCAGGATTCATTTTTGTTTCTCCTCCAAATAAAATATTTTTTTTATTTACTTTTCAATCTTTTTCATGATCTTTAATCTAATATCAGTTTGGAGATCATCAAGAATATAATCATGAGAATCAACACAAAGCTTAATATAAGAATCAAAGAAATCACCAATTAATCTACCAGATCCAATAAGTCCTTTAACAATATTAGCGTCATAATTATCAGATCCAGCACTAAACTCTAAAAAGTCAATAGAAGAAATATCTAAACTAATGATGTACTTGATAATAGAAGGAAGATTTGTAATAATACAAAGATCTTCCGAATTCTTAATCTTTTTCTTATATGCTAAAGTTGATACATCTTTCTTCTGTACTGTAGAGTCTGTATAATAATCACAAATAACTTTCTTATTATTAAAGATATACTTTGTAAAAAATCGTGTAATATTCTTAGTATATCTCAAAATAAAATATTTATAAAGTGCTTCACCAATTTCAATTGCATTAGAATAAGATGCAATATCATTTACATCTAATCCTAAATCAAATTTATTATTAATATTTTCCATAATGAATACAAAGAAATCCGTTAATTTTTCATTTAATTCATTAATAAGTTCAGGATTATCTTTATACTCTTCTCGATAAAGATCACATTTATCAATAATAACATCCACATAGTTTGTAGAAGAATTAACAGGATCATCAATTTGTGCAAGAATACTTTCCTTAATTAAATCAAATGGCACTTCAGCCAATAAAGATTCTGTATCTGATGATCCAGCAAGTTCATATTCATTTTTATCATAAAACAAGGACATATAACAACACAACCTTCCATTATTTTTCTATTTAAATCTCTCCCAAAAATTTCCTATTAAATTACAAAAATGTTAATACAATAATTAAAATATAAAAATCGTTTTATTAAAGATTTTAGATATATATTATTATAGTAACAAAGCAAAAGAATAAATTTTTAATAACATATGGAGGATAAACATCATGATGACCAAAAAGCAGTATGCAAATTTCATTGTTGATCATTTTTGCAAAGACAATAATATTGAAAGGGAGAAGGTAGAAGATTGGGGTAGATATCTAACGATGTCAGGCAAACTTGCTGTTTGTCTTGAATATCTTGGTCTGTTGACTGAAAATCAAAAGCATTATTCTGAAACCCGTGGAGGCATTGAATTTGCTGGGTATGACAAAGAAAAGAATGATGCATGGGTATTCAGTACCCGTGAACTTATGAGTTTCTTATCCGATAACTAAAAGGAGGAATTATCAATGCCTGAAAAACGAAGTCGAATTCATATCTCCAAAGAAATGACTGCAGGTCAACTTGCAACAATTTTATCTAATCCTGAGTATAAGGACTATACAATTTATTTTAATGGTGTAAATGAAGGATATCTTCATTTTGATCATTCGGATAAATGCATTTCCATTGATAGTGATCCACTTGATACTACATATAAAATGAAAGGTTAATAACTATGAAAGATTTCATCATTTATTTTGTAATTTCCTTTATCTCTATCATCTTCGGGTTTATCATAGGTAGAACAACTATTTCTCCATACAATGACGATCAAAATGATGATGTTGTACATTGTAAAGATTGTGATAGTTATATAGAATATGATCAATATGATAGAGATAGTGATGAGGATATTAAGTGTCATTATTGTGTGATCAACAAAAGAGATCCTGGAGAAACAGGATTTTGCAGTTCTGGAGTAAGAAAGGATTTACAATGAATAGTGTTTGGGCTTCAATCTTAGTTGGCATTATTATTGCCTTCGTGATGTATTTCATAGTAGAATTTATCAGTTTCTTTATTGATGTTCCTAAGCAATTAAAACGAATTGCTGATGAACTTGAAAAACTGAATAAAGATAAGGAGAAAAAATAACATGACAAAACATCAGCATATCATTGAGAAAAATTCTCGTACTGATCTCTGTACATATGAGAATAACAACAAATTTCGGATAGAGTTAATTACATATGAGGGATCAAATAAACCGAGTAGATTAAACAAACAGAGTAGAAATATCGAATTAACAAAAGATCAGGCTAAATATTTGCGTGATCAATTGAATGATTTTATTAATCAGAAAGGATAAACATGGTCAGTAGATATGATGTTATCAAAGCCTTTAATCTTGCAAAAGAAAGAGGCGATAAACTAGAACTTGGTTTAAGTGAAGATGAACAGAATATCATCTCTGCTGAAACTGGTGAAGTTTTATGTGATATTGATACATATGTATCTTTCATGAGAGAAAAGCTTAATTGTGATTTTGAGGTTGTTTACAGTGAGCATATATCTCTTGATGTTGTGTATCGGTGTAAAAAGTGCGGAACTGTAATTTTCTCAGGTGATGATGAACGTTATGATCCCAATCTGAAATGTCCAACATGTTCTGATTATAAACCTCATTGCATGTATTGGCCTAAAGATGAGATTGATAATGATCCGAAAAAAAGTTTGCATATCTATCAATTAGAAGAGTTGGAACGTCTTGCTATTGAAGCTGAAAAAAGACGTAAAGCTCGTGGTGGTTTATATGATTGGCAGCGTTGGGTAAAGAAGATCAATACAAAGAATCATCATATTGTAATTTCTCATATCTGTTTTGGATATGGGGTAAAAAATATGAGAAAAGATAGATATCTTGAAATCATGGATTATGAAAGAGATGAAAATGGACATTTTCTTTATGGAAAAGACATTGGTCATTGTTTCAAAATTCCTCTAAGTTTCTATAATATCTATATCCGTTGGATCTATCCATATTCATCAAAATGTACACCAGATCTAAGGAAATATCATTTTTGGCAGAAGAAGCCAACTAACTTAAATTATGAGGGTTAATTCCCTTATAATAAATATCAAATTTTCTAAAAAAATAAAGGAGTATAATTGTTATGTTTACTGCTAACATGATTCAGTACCAGGTGAATGAGGAGACTAAGGTTGTAACTGCTTCTGTCTCCGGAGTAAAGTATGATGCAATTGAAACAATGCTCAAGAGTTTTCGGAAGTTTAATTTGATCTTGAGTGACAAGGATGTTATGGTCGAGATGCTTCGTGATGAGGATGGTGAGTTTAACCCGGATACTACATCCATCATCGAGTCCCCGATGACAACGTGTAGTAAGTATATGCTTCCTGATACACTCACAGCAACTGCAAAGTATGATCCTAATGATCCTAATGAGTTTTCTGTTGAACGTGGAAAGCAGATTGCTCGTCGTCGTCTCTATAATCAGTATAACATTGCATATCAGAGTGCACTGGATAATCTTATTATTAATATTAAGGACAGTGCTGTTAAGATGTGTGAACAGCTTGCAATTACTTGTGATCGCATTACAAATTTTAAATACTTTGAGTTTTATGATGTATTTAAGGCACATATGACTGAAGATACTGTAAAGATGTAATACACATAAGGGGTAGGATGAATGATCATCCTACCCCTTAAAATTTTTTGAATTTAAAGAAAGGAATTTGCAATTATGAATAAGAAGGGCTCTAAACTTTTGAAGATTTTCCTTTGCATTATGGGAGGCATGATGCTTTTAGGTATCATTGTCAGTTTCTTTGATTCTGGCGAATCAACCGAAGCATCTAATAATACAAACAATACTGTCGTTAGTCATTCTGAAAATAAAGAACCTGAAACAATCATTGAAGATACTGAAGAAGAAATCATCATTATTGATGAAAAGGATTATTCTAAGATCAAAGAGAAAATTGATACTGCTTGTGAAGAGTATGATATCAAGCAGATGACTAAGCTCTTTAAAAAGGTTCCTAATGATGTAAAGGAATACTATTATGATGCAGTTAATAAGACTGTAGTAAAAGAGCTTGCTCTGGATCAGTATGAAGTTTTAAATATCAGGAGTTCTGATGATATTGTAAACATCCTCACTAAGTATGAATATCTGGATAAGCTTCTTGCTAATATCCCTGCTGAGTATGAATCCGTTAAAGCTTACAATATCATTAAATCTCTCTACACTTATTATACTGACTTGGATCGTTATTATGAACTGTCCAATAGTATTGATGGAATTATCTCTGTAAGTGATGAAATGGTAGAAGCTCCTTATATCAAATCCCGTATTCATAATACTACTGAAGGTGGATTTATTGATGCATATCTTGCTGAAATTGACACCATTAATGGATTTGAAGAAATTGTAATCTATACATCTAGTATTGTTCAGGAAGGATATCTTGACTCCAATTCTTATCTTAGAGAAAAAGGAGTTAGAGCATTTGAAAACATTTATACTGGATTCAAGCAGAGCTATGATGCATATGATCTTTTGACCAGTGATGAAGTCATTGAGTATGAGAATAATCTCAATGAATATCAGCGTATTTATAATAAGCTGAGTTCTACATACTTTAATGAAATCAATAAGTATTGTAAGTATTTGAATACTTATATGGCAAATAATACTCCTGATACTGATCCTTCTAAGTTTGAGGGTAACTTCAATACAGTCCCTACTGATGATTATCTTGCAACTTATAGTTTCACTACTCTTCCGGATAATGAGTTTTATTATGAGGGTAATTATTATCATGGTGATTATCATATATATGGAAATTATGCAGTGTTTTCTCTGTTTGTACAGGATAATTATTATGCTCAGGCAGAAGATAATTTTGTCATTGAACTTCGAGATGATGGTTCCTATTATATCTATATGAGGGACTATGAGCATACCATTGATCACGTTGCATAAATAAAAATAAGAAAGAGACTAGGGTTTTATCCCTAGTCTCTTTTTTTAACTATTTAGCTCATCAAAAACATCTAAATTATAACTATAGTCATCTTCTCCACTTTCATCCATATTTCTATATCCATTAGTGAATCCGACTCTATTATTAAATGCTTCAGATTCTCTCTGAGCTTGCATCATTTCATTATAAACCTTTGCTGAATAAGCATCCATTGTAGGTTGTCTTATTTTTTTCATAGAATTATCATTAATTCCACTTCTTAATTCCTCTTTAGAAATCAATCCTCTTCCATTATTTATCATTGACATCATATCAATGTTTAATGGTTGATCAATCGGTGTATTACTATCAATTCCAAAGAATTCTTTATCAGTATCAGATAAAGCATTAACGATTTCACCATAATCCATTCCTTTATTCTGATCTTCTTCATCAGGAAGAGATCCTCTAGTAAAACCATAACGAGCAAGATTATTACCATAATAATATAAATACAAGCACATTAAGAACGACATAATATTATCATCATGCTGTCCTGTTACAGCTTGTATCTTAGAATTAACACGAACAAGTTTCATCAAGTCATCAATAACATAATGACCAACAAAAGCATCTTTGTGTTCTTTTACATATTCATCCAACAGAGAGAACATAATCTCACGAGATTTACCGCCTGTCCAAATCAATATCTTCATATAAGATCGTTACTCTTATATCGTTCTTTTATGAACTGCTCTATATCACTATAGAGATGAGACTATATCTTTATCCTATATAGGATATTTCTTATTTCCACTCACTTGAGTGTACGTCATAAAGACTAGTCGTTGAACCTTACTCTTATATAAGAGTCTTGGCTGCTGATTATCTTATAAAAGACTTTCCAGCAATTAAAGAAATCTGTATAATATATTACTATATTATAAGGCATTTGTTTACCATATAATTGTCTACGTGCGGCTTCCTTACGAATAAAACCTTGTCCGTCTAACTTATCATCAACATTAATTTCTTTAGAATTATCAAAGTATAAGTTTCCTCTAATTTCACTATCTCTTAAATGATCAAGCACTGCTTCACCATTTGCATTTCGCTCAATTGCTAAGATAGAATTAGGTAGATATTTTCTAACTAGGATATATAAGAACTTGATTAAGTCCTTTACACCAATATGCGGAGATTTAAATTCTGCAACAACTTTAAGTGCATAAGGATCAAAAATTGTAACTGCTGAATTATCCAAACCATAACCATTTGAAACGTCAACACCAATAAAGTAAATTCTATTTTTTACAAGAGTTTCATAAATATCAAGCTTAAAAATTCTATTAATAAATAGCTCTTCTTTAATCGTTCCTTTTTTATCCTGAATAGCATCAAGATCTTCAGGATCATAAGGAGACTGAGAGCTACCATGCATACGTCTTAAGAATATTTCTCGTTGAATTTTAAGCTTATTATTATTCAATAATGCACAAACTTTATTAAACCAAGTTTCATCTTTACCAAGTTGCTGATATTGATATTCAATATATACTATATTATTTTCAGAGTTCATTGCAATATAGTCAAGAACATCTTCAATAGGTTTATCGTAAAGACTTTCTGACCACTTGCAAGTTTTTTCAACAATTTGTAATGCATCTTCACCAGGCTGTGAATCTAAGTCACCTGGCGTGCTTGTAAAGATCGTATTTCTCGTTCATATAAGATCGTTAATCTTATATCGTTCATTTAAGAACTGCTCTATATCACTATAGAGACCAGACTATATCTTCATCCTTAAATAATAAGGAGCTCTCCATTTCCACCCACTTGAGTGTACTTAATAGTCGTTGAACCTTACTCTTTCGAGCCTTGGCTGCTGATTATCTTATAAAAAGACTTTCCAGCAATTAAGAGAGTTTCCAATACATATTACTATGTATATGTCGCTTACTTTAACGACAATGTATAGCATTATTTCTTTTAGCATTCTCTGCAGCAGTATTATAAGCCGGCATTTTATTATTCTATATCTCTATAGAATATAGACTATATCTTCATCTTATATACTATTACCATATATAAAATGCTCCCCATTTCCACATTTAAGTGTACTCTACTCAGTTACTCCTATAAGTATTTCTCTTATAGTACCTTTTCGATAGTCGTTGAACCTTCCTTATATAAAGACATATAAGGCTTGGCTGCTGATTGTCTCTATTTATCAGATTGTCACTTATGTTACTATAAGTACTGATAACCTAACGAGAGTTTCCAGCAATTAAAGGAGTTATCATGTTGTAAAAACATGAGAGCCAATTGACCCGCGGCTTCCATAATAGTTTTGATATAAGAAATAAACTCAAACTCATCATAATACTGAATAACCTGAGAAGAACCACGACCAATTCTTTCAGCAGATTCAATACCACGAGCAGAAGGTTTTGTTACAATTGAATTTCCATTAGTTGCATTCTTTAAAGATTTTGTATTATCTGTAGCTTTAATTTCTTTTCCTTCATCATCAAATGCAACTTTAAACTGTAAATATGGGGGTAATAATGCTCTCTGATCTTTTACTTTAGCTAGGTTAGCATAGGCACGATCGGCTGTAATATTTAAGAACATCATTTCTGAGTTCGTTGTTCCAAATAAGAAAGCCCATGTGATTATAGCAATGGTGGATTCAGTTTTACCAATCTGTCTAGGAATAACTTCATAATGATCAATACCATTTAGAAAACACCATGTTGCTGCTAAGTTAGCTCTATTTAAAAGATAAGGAACACCTTTTACATTACCCTGGTCAGGAATTCTTGCAACTTCTCTTAAATAATACCAGGGATTAATAATACACTCATTAATAATTCTAATGATCTGATCATTAGTAAGGAAAGGAGAATGCGGATCTACTCCTTTTAATGATGGATCATACAATTTTAAAAAGAACATATTATTTTTAATCCCTAATTTCTTTAAGTCTACTGCAGTTTGTACAAAAGAAATATTTGCTGTATTTACATCATAAATAAATGATTTTCCCATAAGGAGAAATTCCTCCTTCCTCTTTTATATTATGATTATAATTTTGTTAAAATGATAATAAAATAAGGACTATACAGGAAAACCCTGTATAGTCCAATATATTTATTTTTTATAAAAATCCTCTGTAGTCGAGATTTCTCAGTCACTTACCCTTCATATCCCTTGGGCATTTTAAGCCAAATACCCATCTGGCGATCAATAATCTTAGTAGCAAGAATTTGAGATCTAAGATCATTTAACTGATCTTTCATACTAAGTAATGTACTCTTAGACTGAAGAACTTTTTCTTTCATTCCCTTTTCATTACTTTCAATATAATCAAGACCCATATTAATTAATTCCATCTGAGAATATAATTTATCTAAAAGATAAATCTTATCATCAATAGTATCAATTCTTTCTGCTTCAACAGTAAGAATATCAATATCATTCTGAGTAATCTTCTTTAACTTACCCTTCTTATCAAAAATATTATTAGAAGCTTCTGTCAATACTCTAGCAACAAACTCATCGAGTAGTTGGTCAGTACGAAGCTCATTATAAGTATCTTCTGATAAACCAGCCTGTTCAGACAGCAGTAATCTGTACTTGTCAGTAACTTCACCAAAGAACGAATTATAAATATCCTGAATAACTTTCTTAGAAAGTTCACTCGGATTTTTCAAGATCTCAACCTTTAATGACCGACGTAAAGATTTCTTTCTAAACTCTAATTCCTTAATATTTAAAACTGTCCAATTCACAACAGTAGTAATGTCTCTATCCATATCACTATCACTACGATTGACCATAGAATTACCCTGAGTCTTGATCAGTTTATTAATAAAGGAATTTAATTCCTCACCATAACCATACTGAAGAACAAATCTATCAGCAACTTTTTCAACATCATTATCAATATAATCATAATTCTTAGAAGAACAAGATTCAATGATAGCAATATTAAATAATTTACGAATCTTCTCAGTAGAAATTAACTGTTTCATCTGATAATTTAACTTCATAATTTTAAAACGAATTAACTTATGTAATCTCTGGGGGATTGTATTGGCATAAACGACATGACCAATCTCATGAAGAAGAACAGAAGTAATCTCAGGAGGATTAGCATTTAAACCAATATCATATAAAAGAAGACTATCAATTTCAACATACCAATCTTCATTCTTTTCCCAAATAGCAAGAATATCATTTAAGGAAGATTTCTTATTAATAATAGAATCAACCATAATATCCATAGTAGAAACCGTAGGATAGATATTCATACCAAAGAAAGTATTTGAGGTATTATCAACAACTTTAAGAGTGAAATTAACATCAAAAATACGCTTTAATGCTAAACTAATCTTATTCAGATTTTCAGCAACAGCGACTTTATTTTTAATAGACATAAAACACTTGTCAATATATAAAAGGTCTTCAGACTTTTTAACTTCCATAATAACACACCTTTCCTTATATATTATGCATTTGAAATACTTCTTATATAAAAGTTCAATGTGTTTTAGAGAAAACTTACGAAAACTATAAATAAAAGCCCTAGTATCATTTCTGATACTAGGGCATAAAGTTAATTATTAATTAGTAATTGTAATCAATTACGGATTGATGGTGTACTCAGCGGTAACGATATTGCTCTGGATCATACCAGCCTTAGCAGCGATAACCTTCAGAGTGGAGGTAGCAGCAATGCTAATGGAAGCATTCATCAGAGGAGAAGTACCGACAACAGGATCAGAACCATCAACGGTATAATAGATGTTCACGCCAGGAGTAGCGCAATCAACGGTAACAGTCTGAGCAGCGGAATAAGTACCGGAAGCCAGGCTAATCACAGGAGTAGCAACCTGTGCAGTAGCGGGAGCAGTCGGATCCTTAAGAGCAAACTGGTTATCCATAACATGGAACTCACCCTGAACAGGCAGAACCTCGGTAGTAATGTAACGAGACGTACCCATGACGTTCGGAGTAAGCGGAGTGAGAGCGTTACGATAAGCGTTCTCAATGTTCAGACTATACTTATAGTGCTTGAACGTAATGATTTCCTTAGTGAGAGGATAAGCAACAACACGCAGACCACGGCTCTTCGGGCACTTCATAGTGCTGATAACGTGGATACGATTCTTGTTAGCAGTCATAACACCAAAACGATAATCGAGCTGGATGCCACCAATCTTGGTATCCTCGTCGATGACCCAGCGGACGTTATCCTGAATGAGAGTGATGACATTGGGATGACCATACACCACAAACATCAGATCCTGATTGCGGAGCTTGACCTTCAGCTCATCAATGAAGCGGTTGAGGTCATACTTAAGCTCGCTATCAATCCACTGAGAACGAGTGACGAACTTATTGGCAGGAGGCTCGCAGGAGAAGTAACCCTCAGCAGTGAAGCCATCACTGTAACCAAACGGCAGCTCAGTGCGAGTCTTCCAAGTATCATAGCTATCGTTCAGGAAGCCAAGAATATCGCTATCCTCAGTCTGGGAGAGAACGGTAGACATATCAGCAATGATCTCGGTAGTAATATCGAAATCAAACAGAGCCTTGTAATCCTTAATCTTTTCAAGAGTGAGACCCGTGTTGATGCGAACACCATCAGGAATCTTCCACTCCATCAGCTCACGCTCACGATCGAGCTCAATGGTCTCATTGTTGTTCTCGTTAGACAGATGACCGCCAAACTGAACCTTAGCAACCTTACCACCAGTGCAACCAACGGAAACAGTACCATTATAGAAGTCAACCTGACCAATGACCAGATCCTTAACAGTAGTACCATCCTTAGAGGCCTTAACCTCAGCAGTGAAGGAGCTATTAGCAGCAAGATTCGGAGTAATGTTAACAGGAACATTCACAAGAGTGCCGTTAACATCAATCTGAACAGCCTTAATGCAGAAGTCGAGAGCAAGAGAATCACGACGGGCAATAGAACCACCGGATTCGCCAAGAATGTCAAGATCCTGGAAAGGAACCTTCTCAGAACCCTCGGGATACCATTTGGAAGACACAGCCTTACCACGACCCATAGCCATGATGGTCTTATAAGAATCATCATAGAAAATGTCAGGGATGTAATGCTTGTTACCCTGGGCATCCTTCAGGAAACGACGCTCATAAGCAGCCTTGATAATGGGCTTGCTAGGAACCTCAGTCATAACGATATCCTTAGAATGACCCTCAATGTAGGACTTCTTCAAGATAGGCAGAGTAATACCAACGATAGGAGCAAGAGCGGCAACACCGGACTCCTGGAGCATCTCCAGAGAAGAGTTCTCAAACAGCTGCTCAAGCTTCTCAGGCATCATAGCATAATATTCATCATTAAGCTGGCTCTCGGCAACGTCAGAAAGAAGCTCATTCTTATAAGCCTCCTTAAGAGTGTCGACGCGCAGAATCTTCGAGATATCAGAAATAGCATCCATCTGATAAGAGCTCTGGAAGCTCTCAAACAGGTGCTTCACGCTATCCTTAAACTCGGCATTTTTATCATGAGAAAAAGAACCAATAACTTTGCTAGTGTTTTCAGTATCTAAATACTCGTACATAATAAAGAGCACATCCTTTCTTAATTAAATTATATATTTGTACTTCTTAAAATAAAATTATTTGTCACTTTTAAGAGACAAATTCGCCATGGAAATAAATAAGACAACTTAATATAAGGTTTTGCTTATTTTAAATTAATGTTTAGTTTAATAGAATGATTCTGCCTACCTTTTATAGTAATGTACAGATAAAATCACTCTAATGTATTTATTTTCTTAAGCATCTCTAGATTAATTCTATAGGTCTGAATGATAAAATTATAAATATAGAGATTCTTAACATAAGAATTTGTCAAAAACGGTCCTGTAATAAATTTATAGATATAACTACAAAGATTATTAAAGTTACGTTTTACTTGAATATTAACTTTATTTGCTAAAATATTCATATGAGTAATAGCATCAAGTTTATTACAAATACCACATACGGAATTATATAATTCGACAGTTCGATTTAATAATTCCATGTTTTGTTTATTCTCTAATTCTTGCTCAGGATTAGCTTCTTCCTGAGATTGATCATCCTGGGTATCATCACCCATTCCATCATCCTGAGTTTCATCTCCGGTATCACCAGCATCTTCAGTATAATCTGTTGATTCAGGAGCACCATCATCAGTAGTTTCATCAGTATCTTGATCAGGATTATCTTCATCCTGATCTAAATTATCAGTATAATCATTCGATTCATCGTCATTATCAGAAGCATCATCTTCAGATTCATCTGTATTAGTTTCTTCATTAGATCCAGGCTCTACCTCTTCAATATCAGAAGTATAATCAACTGAATCTTCTTGACTAGTAGCATCAATATTCTCATCTGCCTGAGGAGAAGCATCATCTAATTCCTCAGTATAGTCAGTATTATCATTAGTACTAACTCTAATAACTTTTTTAGCAGGAGATGGATTCTTTGCTTCTTTTAAAATATCAAATATATCCATAATTATTCATCTCCTTTAATCCAGATTATATTCAATTCTTTCAATATCTTTCTTCAATTTCTGCTGAATACGCATTAATTGATACTTCTTATCACGAGCACCATCACCCTTAGCATCTTCGATCTTTTCTTCAACAAGAGTAAGTTCATTTTTAAGATCAACAAGAATAGCCTGACGATGTTTCTTATCAATTTTCTTGTCAATGGCTGTACCGACAAGAATAGTAATAGCGGCAAGAATTAATCCAACAATCTTAGGTGAAAATACAATACCAGCAGCAACCTTTGCGCCAGCACCAGCAGCACCAATAGCAGCAATACCTACAATACCGCGTTTAATAAAATTAACTAATTTAGCACGATAATTTCCTGTAATAATACGTTCGGTTCTTTCCTTTTTATCCATATCTTTTAATTTATTGATGGTATCACTAAATAAATTAAAAAAAGGATCTAAAGCCTTCTTAACAGGAAGAGTAGCTCTCTTAGCATCAGTCATATTAGACTTCATCTTAGAAACAGCTTTCTGTGCAGTATTTCCAGCTTTATGTCCTGCAGAAATCATACCTTTCTGAAGCTTACTAGTAGCTTCATATGTACGATATAATTTAGCAAAATTTTCAAGCTTAGTTTCATTTAATTCTTTGCCTGGATCAAAAATAATATCTGCAAGAGAATCTTCCATCTCAGCAATAAAATCTTCAATAACTCCTTCATCATAAAGAATAATATCAGGAGACATTTCTGCAATATTTTCTTTTAAAGGAGTCTTTAAAGAATCAAGAATTTTTTGCTTAGCTTCAGAAAGATTTCTTACATAAGTTGAATATAAAATATACTGTTTAGGTTCATTACGTTTTAAATCAGAATACAGAGTAACAATCTGTTTATCATAGATCTTAATAAAGTTCCTGATAACACTAGGTGACATATTAGAAGAAATGATTTTATCAGCAATTACATTAGGCATACTAGTTAACAGTTCAAGAACGTCACCAGTAACAACAATCTGTAAATTACGAATCATTTCAGTATTCTTAATAAGAAGCATACCATAACTTGATTGATACATTCCTGACTTATCAGTTTTAATTTTTCTGATAATCTGTTCATAATCATAAATAACCTCTGGAGAACTATTAATATTATAAATTAAAACCTCTAAATCATCTGCTAAATAAGATTCAAACATGCAAGATTTTCTAATTCTGCTAACAGCAAGATTCATCATCATTTCATCATGAATGTTATTCATATCATTCATATTTTCAATGACAGAATCAATTTTACTATTAGCATTAGTTAATTTATCTTTATAGAGATCTTCTTCACAAGATTCCATTAAAGACTGAATATGAGATTTATACTCATTTAAAGTACTTTCAGACAATTCTGCAATGTTTAATACATTTTCAAAATATGAGAAAGTCATATCTGAATCAATATCACAAAGAGAAGAAAGATTCTCTAAAATAGTATCTTTAGAAGTATTTCTATATAAAGATAAGAAATTAATCACATTTGTAGGAGTTTGATTCTCTTTAGCAACATGAAATGATTCTGTCAGAGCATCAACTTTAGGTTTTTTACTATCTAAAACTTTCTTAGTATCAATTGTCAAATACATATATAATCACTCCTTTCAGAGAAATTTCTTTTGAACCTTACATTATTGTTTTCTAAGCATTAAATCAAATTATTAAATAAAAAAGTGAATGGTGAAACTAATCACCATTCACTTATAATAATTATTTAAGTTCAGCTTTCTTTTTCTTAATAGCCGGAATATATGTATTATCAATCCATTTTAAATATGAGTCAATCTTAGCAGGAGTCAAACCCATCTTTACTCGTTTTTCCATATCTTTTTTATTGATTTTAGCATTTGGATCTTTATTAATATACTTAGTAAGATTATCCTTTAATTTATTAATCATAGTTTTAGCGCTTCGGGCATCATTTAAAAGATAATTACAATCATTTACACTCTTACAACTCTTAACAAAGCCCAATAGTCTAGACTGTAAACCTGAAAAATTACCAGTATATAATGGACTCCCACCATCTTTTAAATTACCTAAAATGTTTTTCATACCCCAGCCTAATTGTTTCCAATAGCCTTCTTGTACAATATCAATATTCATGATATCAACAAATTGAGCATCTTCCATTAAGGAAAATAACATTTTATTATCCATAATGTAATAGCCTCCTTAAAAAATTAGAGCTGTCTCATATAATTATTGATATCATATTTGATCTTATCTTCAAGTTTAACAACAAAACTATCATTACCCTCTTTAAGAATAACATGACGCATATCCTTAGATAAAGTCATATCACCAAGAGCAACTTCACAAAGATTAGATACTAACTTAACATTCTGAGACTCCATAGAAATAAAGTCCTTAATAGCACTCTCATTTACAGGAACAACAGAACCTTCATTAACAACATTACCATTTTCAACAAGTTTTTTAACAACCTTCTCAATAGGAGAAGACTGATCTCTGTAAGCTACTCTATGACTAGGAAGAATAACCCAGTCATAACAAACGGCATGACATTTAGACTGAACAACAGCAGTACCATCAGGCTTTTTAACCAGAGGAGCTAAAGCTCTTAAACTAAATGCAGGATTCATACCCTGAAGAATGCTCTTAGTCATCTGACGACCAAACTCAGTATCCAGAGTTTCGATAGTACCAGTGCATCTATAGTTATTGACCTCATGCTTAACAATACGATGAGAAATAAGCTTAGGATCAATCGTTAAGATACGCTTAATATCATCAGACATCGGATGACCACATTCACCAAACCAAGAACCATTTCTCTGAAGTTCCATAATATGATCAGCAGTCAATGAAGGAATCATAGCAGATCCCATATAAATACGACCATTACGATTTTTCACATTAAAATCTTGTAATGTAGCATTAAAACGAAGATAAAACATACTATTTTTATCAAACACCTGTACATTATCAGCTTGTACAGGCTCTAAAGATTCTTCCATAATACAATACGCAATAACTTCTTCTTTATTAAGTCGCATAAAAATCATCCCTTTCCTAGAATTTTCACACGTTTTAGTCTTATATAATTGTACATATTTTGTATTAGAAAACCGTTATATAAAAAGATTTAAAATGAGGGTATGAGTTAAATTTGAACATAGATGTAAAGTCTAAAATGACTGGAGGTATTAACTAGTGGCTGCTTCTATAATAGATGTTAAGATTAAGAGAAAATGCATTGATATGCTGAATATGGGTAAGACATATAAAGAAATCTATACAGAATATTATGGAGCATTATTCCCTGAGACATCTATGGAAACTTTTAGAAAGAGTCTTCATAGATGGAAAAAGAAAACTTGGGCTGATAATTCTACTTTATACGCTGGCACATACCCCAACTTTGTTCCTCATGATGCAACTGTCCAAGTAGATAAAAATGGAGAAATTGTACAAGCGTGGATAAAACAACATGTTTCAGATTTTCAAATGGAGAAACTTTTAGCAACTATTTGTGAAAACACTCAACCTGTAGATATTGAACCTTGTGAGTGTGATAATTCACATGATATGCTAGAGATTCCTTTATTTGATATGCATTTTCCATTTTCTAATTATACTGAGCAGGCAAAGAATATTTTAGCTATTATTACAAAACAACATTGGAAAGAAATTAACATCATTATTGGACAAGATTTATTCCATAATGATGACTTTAGAGGAAGGACTTCTTCTGGTAGGCCGATTGAAAAAATTGATCTCGGAGAAGCTTGGAATCTCGCTAAAACATTCTGGTTTAATATAATTAAAATGTCCTTTAAATATTCAGATAAAGTTAATTTATACTATTCTAAAGGAAACCATGACGAAAGCATGAGCTGGGCATTTGTTCAAATGTTAAATATTGCATTTCCTAAATTAAATATTGATGATTCTTTAAAACCTAGAAAATGCATTTCCTGGGAAGGATGCTTTATTGGAATAACTCATGGTAGTAATATTAAGAATAGTCCTAATGATATGAGAGGACAATTTACAATAGAATTTCCTATAGAATTTGCAAATGCAAAGGTTAGAGAAGTTCATTGTGGTCATCTTCATCATGAAAAAGAGGGAGACCTCTATGGTGTAATGGTTCGTAGACTTTCTTCAGGCGTTCCTACAGATAATTGGTCTGAAGAAGAAGGCTTTGTTGGAGCTAATAAAAGATTTATGCTCTTTGAATGGTCTCCAAATAAATTAAAAGCAATTGATTATATTTAATATAAAAATAGAGAAGTATGGAAAACCATACTTCTCTATTTATTTTTTCAAAACTAAAATTAAATATATATTATTAATGTATATAATGATATTTAAAAGGGGATATTTATATATGAAAACTAAATATTTAAATAAATTATATTTGCCTGAAAAATATATAATAGTACTAAATACTGTTGATGGAGGTTGCTTGAATGCAAGTACAGATATTACTAAATTATTGTCAATGATTCCTAAAATACCAATTAAGCATAGAGATGGAATTTTAGTATTATCCATTTATAACAATTCTGCTGATAATTTAGTAATTAATAGTAAATCTTCTATTAAAGAATCTAAGGATGAATTAGCTAAACATGCTTATCATAGATATGTATTTATGTCATTTTCGTTAGATCAAATTTATGGAGAATCTTTCTGTCTATGGACGAATCAGGACAATATCAATGACTATAACTCTCCAAATATTCGTAAATATTGTTATGACTATGGATTACTGTATAGTAAACATGAGTTATATCATGAAAATGAACATGTTCGAACAAATTATCTTAGATATGTCTGGAATGATAACATTGATAATTATATAGGTTGTTTAAATGTATCACTTCATAATCAGGATTTTATAAAAGATCATGATTCTAGTGTAAATTTAAATGAAGATATCAGATTTTGCTACAATACTACTAGTTTAGATAGCATAAGAACAGAAAAAATCATTTTAAATAGTGACTTATATAATGGTAATTGGTTTATCCCGGTAGCAACATTTTTAAAGTCTAAGATATAATAAATTATTAAAATTATAAGGAGAAATTATTATGGAAAATAATATATATATATATATAATGATTTTAGCATTGATGAATTAAATATGATAGATGATGATCTTTTAGATTCTTTAATTCCCGTTAAAGAAGATACATTTATAAGTGATAGTGGAATAATTGATAAAATGAATATTATGCCTAAATCACATGAACAGTCTAAACATGGTCCGAGAATAAAAGTACACTATAAAAATACTGATGTTTCATATCCAATATCATCAGACGGATCTGTAATATATAGTAAAGTTAAATGTACTAATATGAAAACCTTATCACATTTTTCAGATCTTAATAATTATATTTATGGGTTATCTGGATTTTGCGGAAAGGACATATATAAGTATTCAATTAGTGATGGATCTACCACTAAATTAAAGAAATTACAAGATAAAATTAAAGAGTTTGATAATCTATCAGATGAAGAAAAGAAAAAGTATATTATAAAAGGTAGGATGATGAAAAAGTGATATTACCTAAGTATTTAGATAAATTATATTTACCAGAAAATTATATTGTTATTGAAGATGATGAAATTAGTCCTTTACGAACAGTAACAGAAAATTTTCAGGAAATGCTGAATAAGATTGGAACTAAATATACAGATAAACGAGGATTTGTTAGATTATCTATATATAATCCAGATATGTGCGATAATAAAATTATAGTTGATAATGCTGATTCTATAATTGATGCAAAAAATAAATTAGTAAAAAATACATATCATCGAACTATATTTCTATCACCATCATTAGATCAAATTTATACTGAAGTATTTAGTTTAGGGGAATCTGCAGATAATAAAATATGTAATGATGGTGTTTATAATTATTGCTTTGATTATGGTTTGTTATATGGTAATTACAAATTATTTGAAAATGGCGAAAAAATAAAAACTACATATTTTGAAAAAGAATATAATCACTTTATTAGTGATTATATAGGTATATTGAATATTCAAGTATATAATGATTTCTTTATTGATTTAATGAATAAACCTGTAGTATTGAATCATGATATATATTATGCATATTCATCATATGCATTAGATGATGAAAAAGTTGAAGGAACTATTATGGAAATATCTCGTTATGATGATTATAATAGTTGTATTCCAGTAGCAACTTTCATCAAATAAGTAATAAAGAACTGTATGAGAAATTAATCTCATACAGTTCTTATTTTTTTTATTCAAAGAAAGTTTCAAACTTATCATTCTTAAGTCCATTTGCTAAAGTAGGAGTAGGATTTACTAATACTTCAAATTCCTCAAATCCTTCATGAATAGTTGCAAACTTTATCATTTCAGGATATGAATATCCAACATTGTTGGTATAAATAAATCCCTTTACTACATCTACAGCTTTAATAACTGAATTTCCAATAATTTTAAAGATATTTCTAAGTTCAGCATCAATTTCCTGAGTTGCTCGTTTAGCATCTCGATGGAAAGGAACAAGAACTTTTCTTACAATCAACTCAAATAAATCAAATCTACTATTAGGATCACTATTAGGAAATAGTTTGATATACTCATCATACAAATACTTCCAGTCAATAAGGGAAGTATAGGCATGGATCTCAGATTCTTTAAATTCTTTCTTTTTTAACTTAATAATGTCCTTAATTCCTGATTCTCTGACAGCATCTACATAATTAAAATAGAAAGATTCATGTACAATGGTACCTTCCATATTTTTAATAAATGTATTCTTAGCTGCTTCAGTTTTTCGAATTAAATCGGATTCTTTAAATTTAGAAATGGTAAAATCACCAAGATTAATAACATTAGGATTATTAAGATTCTTGATATCTTCAGGTGCAAGCATGATATCATTAAATCCACTAATGTTACCAGCCTTAGCCATATAAGAAACAAACTCAGAACAGAACCAACGTTTCTTCTTGTCTTCACTATGACCCTTGGTTTCCTTAAAATTCAGATAATACTGAACAAGACCAATATCATTATATTTAAACTTTCTATAATTTTCACAGAAATAATCAATCTTATTCTGAATTGTGTCACGTTGTTCTTTTGTAACAAAAGTTACAAGAATAGTAAAATATCTATTCTTCTTAAACATTGGAGACCAAAGAGATTCTCTAACAAAACCTGCTCCAGTAAATCCTGCATGAGAGAAAGGAATATCAGAAAATGAGTACATAGTATTCATAGTACTATCTAATGCAATAACTGCATGAGAATATTCTGATCCAGTAGCTTTTCTAATTAACTTACCGAAATCAGTATCATTAGAAAAGAGAATAATATACACAGGATATAAATCATTCTTATTCATATAGTCACCTCATTTATTAATCTTTACAAGGAACAGTTCCAAAATATTTTCCACATTTCTTATTAGTACATAGGAAAACGGGTTCTCCTCTAAGGAATATACCTACTTTAGAACCACATTTTGGACAAACTTTTGGAACTTCTTCACCTTTATCATTTACAAATTCAATCTTAGATTCTGTTAAAATATCAAATTCACTATTCTGATAATCATTACAATATGATTCATCAACTTTCTCAATCCACTCCCAAGACCAATCTTCATTAAATTTAATTATTCCAATCATCCTAAGGTAGACTTTATCTAGTGACCACCAAGAATTGAAATTTTCATAAGACATACGAAAATCATAGTGCCCTGCATCTGGTATATAAACATATACTTTTTCAGGAGGATTTTTAATATTATTATGCGTATGTAATTTTTGCTTATAATTATAAACAGCAGTATTAATATCAGCTCCAAATGAAACCCCAGGCTGTGCAAAATTATCATTCATAGATTCTGGATAAATTATATAAAGATTTGTTTTCCTACGATATACTGATTCTGATAAAATATCATTATTCATAATATCTACAAATTGAACGTCTTCTAAAAGACTATTAAACATCTCAGAATTCATATAAACACCTCATTCTTTAACAACACCAGAGAAATCAATATTCTTAGCATTAACAAATTTATCCTTTTTATCTGCAAGATATTTAAAAAACCCATCATAATTTTTATCAACGATTTTTAAATATCCGATATTTTTAAATCCATTCATTACATTATCTTTTAATCTTTCTTTTTCTCTGTCAACCTGCATATGAGTATGTTTATTATCACTTTCTTTGATTTCGATTTCAAGATTTAAAGAAGGAATCCAGAAATCAGGAATATAAAATTTCTTTTCTCCTTTATACATATAATAATACGTATGAGGAGAAGGTGCAAATACATCATCAGAATCAAAGTTCATAAAAGCATCTAAGAACTTTAAGAAATCTAATTCATAAGTTCCTGTATAAGTCTTCTTAGTACCATCAGACCAAGTATACTCACCAGAAATACTTCTATGTGCTAACATTTTTCTCTGTTGATCAGGTTCATTTAAAAGTGTAGTTTTACCGTATTTATCAATCATACGTTTTTCAAATTGTTTTCTGTAAGTTTCCTTACACTTAGGATTGTTACAGAATCTTTTATATTTTCCTGTAACGTCATTCCACTCTGTATCTTTCTTACAAACAACACAAGACCCATGAGCTTTTCCTGTGCGTAAAAAATATAAATACTGAGGAATTGACATATCCTTAGGAATATTATCACTATGATCTTCTTCAATATGATCATAAAGACCGTCTAATGTAGTATATCTTTCATCACAAAGAGGACAATTAATTTTCTTCATTATTAATCACATCCTTTTAAATATGCATGAAATACATCTGTCCATGATCTTTTTTATCTTTTTTAAATCCATATTTTTCATACATTCGAATAGCAACTTTATTATCTTTCATAACAGATAACTCATTTGCGCCTTTTTGTTTTACAGCATAATCTAACACTTGTTTTCCTAAACCATAACCTTGATATTCTTTTGTAACTTCAATTCCGGTTATAAAATGAGAAGTATTAGATTTATGATCTATCATTAATATTGAAACAATTTTATCTTTATCCATCCACACAGTAATATCATCTTTAAGATCAGCATGTTTTAAAAATTTATATGTGATGTTATATTTATTAATATATGATTTATCAACATGAACATTTCTGAATGTAGATAATTTTTTATTTCCTTTATGTTTAAAATTATCATTTACAACAGACTTTAATGAAGATTCATTTAATATATCAGCATTCATAATATCTACAAACTGAACGTCTTCTAAAAGACTATTAAACATTTCAGAATTCATTAGGAATACCTCCTATTTATCTTATCTTACATAAATGTTAAATGTATTATTTTACCGTAAAGTTGAGATTTATAAATATATATTATAATAATAGTAAAATCATAAAATATATTTTAAAAGGAGAAATTTAATATGGAGTATCGTACAATGAGTATGTGTACATCTACAGACTATTGCAAAGGATACAATGAAGCAGTTTCTATTGCTAATAATATTATTAGCAATATTGAAAATCAGTTAAGAACTGCAAAAGAAGAAAATTTAAGATTAAAGGAGGAATTAAATTTCGCTAAATCAACTAACAAAGAACTTAATGAAGTGATTGATAAAATGAGAGGAAATATGTAAAATGATAACCATAAAAGAATTTGCCGAATTACTCGATAGTATTCAAGATAATCCTGCCGATGGGATATATTTTGAATCTAATCCGGAAATTGATCATGCAACTTCAGTATGTAATGAGTTGCTGATAACACATGATGGTGGAGTTAACTACAATAACATTACTACATTGGAAGAACTTAGATATACGGTTTATCCTGTTGAAAAGGATAGCTTTGGCTGGCTTGTTGGTGGAGTTAGAAATAACAAAACCGGCAAAGTATTAACTTTCGGTTAAATAAAAAAGATTGGGTTTTCCCAATCTTTTTTTTCGTATAATCATCTTTTTAAAGTATATATTATAATAATAGATATGTAAATAATATAACCTAAAGGTGGTAATTACTTTGAAAACAAAATTAATCTCATCAGTAAAAGAAATGCAACAGGAAGTTATGCTAAGACTAGAATTGTTACACACTGAAAAAATTCAATCATTACAAGAAAAACCTGTTTCATTTCATGATGTAATTGAACTTGATATTATTGAAACTGTTACAGCTCATCTTCATGCAACATTTGAAATATCTTCAGAAGATGTTCCTGTAGACATATTACTACCTTGGGCTATAGTTAAAGTTCATAAAGATTTATTAGCATTATATAATAAGAAAACAAACAGAGTAACTGATAATGATTATTTAGAAATTCTTGATAAGGTTGCAAATAAATTATTCATAAGTTTATTTGCAATACATTAAGAAATCGTATTTTTAATACTTATAAATATATATTATATCTATAATAAAGTAAAATTAATGAGAAGGAAAACTCATAAAACCAGAAAGGAATATAACCATGTCTTATCACGTCAAGATGATCGTTCGGGAAGAGGGATTTGTTAAACATTGTAAAAATCTTACTGAGAAAAAACAAAGAAATGAAATACATAAAACCAGAACTGAAAAACCTTTAGAATCTGGTTCATATGAGAGCCTTTTTGAAGGTTGGGGTGGAAAGAATAATGGTGCCCCTGATATTAATGACGAGACTTGGGATTAACCTGAAAAAGAAGAGGATATTATATCCTCTTCTTTTTTTTTATTTTTTATAGTATTCACATATAGATAAAGATATACCTACATTATAATGAAAGAGAGGTGATTTTGCTTGGCTGAGATAAAAAATGAATTAAATTTTGGTATAGATAATTTTGGAAAACAAAAGATGTTAACACAGGCTCAATCTGTTGCACAGGTATTAATTAATCTTTTATTAATGCGACCTGGACAGATGCCATCTTTACCTCATCTTGGAATTAATATTAAACAGTATCTTTATAAATTTGAAGAAGACATTGATGTGTCATATATAAAAGCTCAAATTTCATCTCAATGCTCAGCATTATTACCATATATTGATTTATCATCAATGCAAATGTTATTATTTCCTTATGAAAATGAATCTATTTTATTTATATATATTCCATTATCTGTTGAAGGTGAAACTATAGTGATTGGATTTAAAAGAAATAATAAATCTAATGAAGTCACTTTTAACTATAAAATCAACAATTCTTTAGATACCTAATTTTTTAAATGGAGGAGAAAACTATGAGCAACAATAATCATTTAGATAATACTATTGATCTTGATTCCCTCAAGAAACAGTTTGAATCTACACGAGTAGCTCCTACTGCTGCTACTCCTGGTGATGAAGAGACTGTAACTGTTGGTGGTGATTTTGCTTCTCGTTTGAGGGGTGAAACTACTGAATCTGCAGTTGTCAAGCAGTCCTATGAGAATACTGTAACTAAGGAAGATAGTGTTGATACATCTATCACATATATTCCTGAACAAAAGAAAGAAACATATGAAGGTCCTGGTCTTGTTATTAATAACGAGGATCTTGTTGAAAAAGAAGAGGAAACTCCTGTATATACTGGTGTAACTCCTAGTACTCAGAGCAGCTTTGAAGCTTATCTTGCTGATATGGATAATGATATCGAAGAGGCTAAGGCTTATGCTGAAGAGAAGAAGGCTGAAACTGAGTCTTCTGATTCTGAGGAAACTGAAGATGAAGAGAATCCTGGTATGACCAAGGATGAGTTCCATGAGAAGTATAATGAAGCTGTTGTTGTTATTGATAAGTCCGGCTTTGGTCGTGTTATCAATTTCACTGATGAAGAGCATGAAAAGCTCGAAAAGGTTAAGAAGATTAAGTTAGAGGAAGTTGAAACGGTTTCTCTTGATACTATCAAGACTAAGAAGCCTAAGAAGAAGGATATTGATAAGATTATTAAGCGTGTTACTAGCATTGCTACAACGAATATCGTTCTCCCTATTTCTGGTTATACTGCCGAGATGAAGGGTTGTTCTGCATATGAACTTATTTCATTGATTGATGGTAATGACAACGCTCTTCTGAATGCACAGAATAAGTGGTCTTTGATTCATAATAAGATTGAAAGCACAAGCCTTGGTAAGATGGACTTTAATGAGTTCCTGATGAATACTGCGGCAAGTGATTATAATACTTTTATTTATGGCCTTCTGTGTTCTACTTATCCTGATGATGATGAAATTCCTCTTACTTGTGAAAAGTGCAAGAAGCCGTTCAACCATAAGTATTCTGTTCGTTCTCTGATTCGTGCAGAGGCTATGAGTGAAAAGCTTCAGGATACATTTATGAATATCGTTGATAATTCTGTTACTGAGGAATCCGCTAAGAAGGTTCATGAGGATTCTCTCATTTCTTATGTTAAGCGTATTAAGCTTCCTCATAGTGGAATTATTGCTGAAATTTATGTTCAGTCTGCTTATGATCTTATTAATAAGTCTATTAAGGATTTAACTGATAATACTGATGAAAAGTACGCACAGACCGCTGTACTTTCTACATTAATTAATAAATTCTATGTTCCCGATCCTGATGAGCCCGGCAGTTACTTTGAAGTTGACAGTGGTGCTGATATTTCTAAGACACTGTACACTTTGAATGAAATTGATATTCTTGTTATTCGTAAGATGGGTGAAGACCTTCTGAATGATATGTCTGTTTCTTATGGTCTGATGGATATTACTTGCCCGCATTGTGGTAATTATGTCCCGTTCATTGAAATGGAGCTTGAGAATATCCTTTTTTATCGGTATCGACAGGCGCTCAGTACCGTGATCGAATAAGGGGATTTTATACATTTATTGATGAATTCTTAGCTTTATTTAAGAATCAGATATCTTTAGATGATCTTAAATATAAAATTTCCTATAAAGAAGCATTATTAATGCGAGATACTAGAAATAAACGACTTGAACGAGAATATAAAGAAGGTTCTGGTGGTTTAGATCAGGATGATCTCGAAGATGCATTAAGTGGTCGATAATTTTTTTTATTTCTCCTATTCGTTAAAGAAAACGCCCGCACACCTGTCGATGGTAAAACTAAACAACAAGAAAGGGCGTGTTCTTATGAAAACAGATTTGATTAATGTATTCAATCGACTAACTGATTCCCAGTTAGTCGATTGTAATTTATTTTCTGACATTTTAGAAAACCATTATGAAAAATTTAAATATTTCTACTCATTAATAGAAGATATTAATTTAAATAAAATTGAGCAAATTTATTGTAAAGCAAATAAAAATGCACTAAGAGTCATTATAGAACCACATGATATTACATATATCAATGACATTGTATTTAAAATCAATTCTAATAGGGATGATTATATATTCTCCAAACATTTCAAATTAAATTTAGTTGAAAGTAAAAACTATCTTCTTGTAGAGATTAGTACAAAAAATAATAAAAAGGAGGGGGATATATATGATAGTAGATTTGTTTGATACTAAAGAATTTATTGATGTTAATAAACTTGAAGAAATAACTGATCCAATGTTATTTGTTCGTGGAGGTATTCCTTCATCTACTGGTTTATTATCAACTGATATCTTTGGTGTATCAATTAATGATAGAAAAAATACTTATGCATATATTGATCTACATGATTATTTTATTCATCCCTTTATCTATAAATTGATCTTACGATTAAATCGTAATTTTAAACATATCGTACATGGCACAAAAAAATATGTTATTGAGAATGGAGTATTAGTGGAAAATGATGAGTCTGGAAAAACCGGCATTCGTTTTCTTTACGACAATTGGGAGAAAATCAATTTTGAAAAGAATAATAGTTTAGCACGTAATGAAAGAGTTGATCTATTACATGCTTATAAAAAGAATGTAATTTTTACAAAATATTGGATTGTTATTCCTGCATTTTATCGAGATGTAAATCTTCAAAATATTGAAAAAGGAAAATTATCCCATCATGAAATTAATGATAAGTATAGTCGATTAATTCGCCTATGCTCTATTGTTAGAGATAATAATTCCTTTGAAATGACATTGATTAATACTAAAGCTAAAATTCAAGAAACTTTAGTTGAAATATATGATTTACTTAAAGGAAAATTAGAAAAGAAACAGGGTCTTATTCGTAGAAACTTACTTGGTAAATCAATTGATTATGGTGCAAGATCAGTTATTTCTGCTCCTACATTCCATGTTAATAAATGGAGTGAAATGAACATAGATTTCTATCACGTTGGTGTTCCGCTTGCTCAGTGCTGTTCTCTTTTTACACCTTTTATTATTAGTTGGGTAAAAGGATTCTTTAGAAGAGAATTTGAGCAATCAGGAAAGAAATATCCTGTTAAAGATAAAAATGGTGAGATTATCTTTGTTGAATTAGATAATCCTGAATTATACTTTAATGATGAGTATATTAAGAAACAGATTGATCAATTTATCTTTTCTCACACTGACAGATTTGTTCCTATTCAACTTCCTGTTAAGAATATGAAAGAAAAAGTTTATTTACAATTTACAGGACGACTTTATGATAAGAATCACCCTGAGGAAGGTTCTTCTTTAAATAGACCTGCAACTTGGTGTGATATTCTTTATCAGGCTGCTGTTGATGTGACTAAAGATAAAATGGTATATGTAACTCGATATCCTATTACTGACTACTTTTCTACATTCCCTTCACAGGTAACAGTTCTTAGTACAACTAAAACTATTCCTGTATTTGTTAATGGTACAGTATATAATAACTATCCTTATATTGATCTTAGTCAATCAAAATCTCAAGTTGAAATTAGTTTCCATGATACTATCACTATGTCTAACCTTATGCTAAAAGGATTAGGCGGTGATTACGATTAAATATAGTCGCTTCATATAGAAATATATGTCGAATAACTCTCTTAATTGCTGGAAAATCTTTTATAAGATAATCAGCAGCCAAGACTTCTTATGAAGTAAGGTTCAACGACTATTAGTACACTCAAGTGAGTGGAAATAGAGAGCATCTTAAAAAGATGATGATATAGTCTGGCCTTTATAGTAATATAAAGCTGTTCTTAAATGAACGATATAAGATTAACGATCTTATATGAACATAAACGGGAGATCAGATCTCTATTAGAGGTTTATTTACTCAGGAGGCTAATGATGAAGCTAGACGATTAATGATGAGTAAGAGTCATATTTTAAATATTCAAGGACAGAATATGCGTACTACAACTAATGAGGGCGTGCAGACCCTTTACATGTTAACGAAATTCGAATAACTTGACGATATGAGTTTTAAAATAACCCCTATACGGAATTTAACCGTATAGGGGTAGTTATATATGTTTTTTATTATTACATTAATCTACGACCATTCTTATAGAATGCTTCAATACGAAGCCAATACTTATGCTCATCTAACTTACTAATAATATCAGAAGGAATATCATTTTTACAAACTTCACAGTATACATCCATTAATTTAGTTAACATAGTATTAGTAATTTCAAAAGCCTTCTTAGGATCATAGTCATCAACAGGATCTAATACAACAAACTCAGTACCAGATCTTACTAACTGATCAATACAACCCTGAAGACAAAGAGGATTCATACCAACAGAGAGCATAACTTCAGCAACTTCATCAATCATGGTATTAAACTTATCAACATAATCATCAAATAACTTATGGACACAATCAAAGTCACAAGACTTAACCTTCCAATGAAGAATATGAAAATTATGTCTATAAACCACAAGAGCAGCAAATAACTCATTAAGCTTTTCCATAATATATACCTCCATTAATTTAAATAATAAAGAATTGCTCAACTTCAAGATGATAAAGATCCTTCATCTTTTCAACAACATCTCTACGTTCAGACTCAGCATTAGCCCAATCATCAATTTTAAGATTAAGAGTACCATATGCAGTCTGAAGTTCACTATAATGCTTCATGATATTATATAAGAATCTTTTAATATCTAATAAAGCAAGTTCATAGAAAGATTCCCATGCAGTAATAGGAATCGTAGAAAGATTCTCTGCATGTTCAATACCAAACTCAATATCAATTACACCATAAGCTGTTGCCACATTGTATAAATATAATTTATTCGGAGGTTCAAATTTAAATGTAATAGCAGGAGCAGCAATAGATGCAAGATTTGCATTTGCTTGTGTCATCATTAACATATTATAAGTTTCAATTGAACCATCAAATGTAGGGGAAATAAAACCATTGCCAAGAAGTTTACTCTTTAAATTAATATTTCTCACATACATGATTTCTCTTCCTGCAAATAAATCAGGAATAATATAAATAGATTCAGTATATTCCTCTTTGATACATTCTAACTCTTTAGTTAGATCAACAGAAATAGTCTTTACCTGAGGAAGGTATGTACTAAAAGTTTTTAAAGTTTTTAATTTGATAACATCGAGCATTGCTTGATCAGGGTTATCAAATGGTAATCTAAGTCCATAAATACCAAGATCCATTTTAATAGAAGTTAATAGCTGAGAAGGATTCATCGGCATTCTACATCACCTCGTTTCTTTACATAAATGTTGAACCAGTATATCTTGACTAAAAACACAAAAAAATAATCCTTGAATAAAACAAGGATTATTTTTATATTAATTAATCATCAAAGTAATCATCATTACGAGATACATATCTATTTCTATTATTCTTCATAGATTCTTCATGTTTAGCTTTATTATCTTTCAAGAATTGTGAATTGATTTGTAAAGATTCTTCAATACTCATCTCAGGATGAACAGCTAACATATATTGAGTACTAATCAGTAATTCTTTAAGATTGGCCATTGAAAATCCTTCACTATATTTAACAAATAATGGAACTACATCTAATGTATTATTAGTATCTTTATCTTTATATACTTTAAATTTAGATAAATGATGGCTAAGATTTCTACTCTTAAAATATAATTCTCTCATCTCTTCAGTTGGATTTCCAATTTCTACAGTTTTATCAAATCTACCAGATCTATTCATGAAAGCATTATCAATTCTATCAGGATAGTTAGTAGTTCCAATAAAATAAATACCTGAAGAAATATCTACACCATCAAGAAGATTAAGAAACATAGATCTATTTCTACTGGTAATAAGAGAGTCAATATCCTCAATAATGATAATAGCTTGTCGTCCATTAAGTGCTTCAAGTAATAATGATAATGCAACTGTGAAGTCATTAATATTAGGACTAATGATAATCTTAATAATATGCTTATCAAGATGTCTAATAATCTCTCGAATCATAGCACTTTTTCCATTACCAGGATCTCCATAAAGAATAATTCCACGTTTATATACAATATTCATATCTTCATACATTTTCTTAGTTTCTTTTTTGAAGAATAGCTGAATATCGTTCATTACTTTAAAGATTTCAGATTCTGGATCAAATACTAATAATTCATCTTTAATTTTCTTTCTATATACATTATATGATGACGATGTCATTTTTTCTCCATCATCATCAAAGTCTGTATTAATCTCTAAATACTCATTCTTTTTTGTTGTTAAATCAATATTCTTAAATACATTGAATTTAGATTTAGATGCAAGGATCTTTTTTAATTTATTAGAAAATTTCTTTAGATCCTTAGAATTTACAATAAAGAAGCACTGAGTTCTATATAGATCCGCACTATAATATAGAATAATATTATATTTTTCAGATGCAGTGATTCTATATTGTAGTTTATAATCCTGTCGCATATTGGTATCGTCCAACTCTTCAGGAAGTGTAAAGATATTAGGATAATCAAAAACATTTCCTAAATCTTTCAATTTAAAATGTTTTAATATCTCCTTTAAAACATTTTTATCATATAGATTGATTCTAATTTTTTGATATTTTTCTTCTTCAATTTCAACATTAATTTCATCTTTGTAATAATCTGTTGCAAGATAGATTAAATCCTCTTCTAATTTTTTATTAAAGTCAATGTTAGGCATTGTTTTCATCCTCCTATTATATATACTTGTTAATACTATAATATATATTTAATTTTCCGATTAAAATAAATAGTATAATCAAAGATTTGAGATATATATTATTATAGTATAATAAAAAAGAAAGGAGCCTTTAGAGGTGAAAAGATATGAACTTGTTAATCCTAAAGAGATTAACGGTAAAACCATGTATCAAATCAAAGCATTAATAGATATTCCTATGCATAATGTTAAGGCTGGTGATCTTGGAGGTTATGTTGAAGCTGAATGCAATCTGTCACAGATTATTTGGCATACTGCATGGATCACTCAAAATGCTATAGTGTATGATCTTGCATACATTTTTGGAAATGCTTTGATTGATGGTAGTACTAAAGTTTATGGCAATGCTCGTGTATACGAGAATGCACATATTACAGGGCATTCATTTATCTTCGGAAAAGCAAAAATTCATGGAGATGTAACAGTTGAAGATTCTGATATATTCGGATCTGTTAATATTTCTGGAAATTTCAGAATTAAGAACAAAGAAGTTCTCAATAATACAGATTTAAAAATTGAAGAGAATGACCTTCCAGTATTTGAAGAATCTGGAAGATTCGAGAATCTTAACTATGATATCGTAAGCATGTATGGTCACTACGAAGCTTTTGTAAATGGAAAACGTATAGTTTCTGGTGATACATACAATGAGTGTTATAATGATCTGATGAAATTACTTCATCAATCATAAAAATAAATTAAATTTTTGGAGGATAAAACAATGTTTGACACTATCGCTAATGTTATGAATGATATCAAGAATGATATCAAGTGTACGTACAATGAAGTTTTCCCGAATGGAGTTGTTGCAGGTATCGGTGAACCTTTGGCTCGTGTTGCAGTTGGAGTCAACTTTGAAGTTGGATACGCCTGTGACACCGTTAAGAAGAAAATCTCCGGTGTCAAGAAGAATTCCAAGAAGGAAACGCCTGCTGATGATGTTGAAGTAGAATCTGAAGCGTAATCAGTAAGAAAAAAATAAGAGGATTTGTTATCCTCTTATTTTTTTAATATTTTTTTCAGATATATATTATTACTGTATACCAAATATTAATACTGGAGGTAAAATATCAAAATGAGATTATATAATATAATTACAGAAATTAGACAAGTTCTAAAAACCTTATTATTACATCAAAAATTAGGTCTTATTAAAATCCCGATTCAATTAGAGGTTGGATATGTTAATGTATTATTACATACATTTGATATTTTTAAAATGAATGAGAATCTGCATTATACTATTCATGATGGTTCAGCAGTTATTCTTCAAGAAAGAACTAAGAATAATGATACTCAAATCATTGCAGTATTTAGTGACTTGAATATGTTTAATAAATTAGTAAATGTGCTTGTAAATAAAGAAAATGAAATTCAATTAAAGAATTTATTAACTACTTATATTAAAACAGAAAAAGTAGAAGAAATCGAATAGGGTTTTCCTATTCGATTTTTTTTAGTATTTGCCACATATTTATAAAGAAAAATCATTCCCAAAGGATGTGATGATATATGGCTGCAGAAAATAGAAGTTATTATTACCGATATTTAGTCACAGCTTGTGATATATTAATTCCTAATAAAGATCCATTAAAATTAGAAAATTCTAATATATTGGGATTTACTATAGAGAAAGATTTTGATAATGATTATTTTCCTATATTTAATCTACAACTAAATCTTAGTTATACTCAATATTATACTATTATAGAAAATAGAACCACTGTTAAATTTAAAGTTAAAATAGAAAAATTTGCTTATAATGAAAATGAAACTATGAATTATAAAGAAGTTGTATTTGATACAATCTTCTCTATTTTCATTGATGATAATTCAGCCTTCTTAAATAAAGATTTATATAATACTACATTAAAAACTTTAGGTACTGCTGAAAATAGAGCAACTTTTGATTTTTATTTATTTAAAGATTCTGATATTACTGCATCTAAAAAGATTTTCAATAGAGTAATTAGTTCTTCAAATATGACCAATTGTATAATGTACTTATTATCAAAATCTGGATCAAGTAATGTACTTATGACTCCATTAGATAATAGTACTACTTACAATGAGATTATTTTACCTCCATTTACAGTTATTCAAAACATTGCATATCTTGAAAAGAGATATGGTTTCTATAAACATGGTGCATTGTTTTTCTACGATTTTAATACGACTTATTTTATTAATAAACGTGCAGAATGTACTGCATATAGAACAGGTGAATTTAAAGAGGTTATTGTACAGGTTTTCAAAACTTTAAATTCTAATTCACAAACCCCGGGTAACTTTAAAGATAATAAAACTAAAACATACACTTTGCATGTACCTAGAGATAGTACTGAGATGATTACTACTGCAATAGTACATGATCAATTAGTTGGTACAAATGTTAATATCATTAATACATCAGGAAATTCTTCATCTACAGTATCACCATCAGTACAATCTAGAAATAAAACAACTACTAATATTGTAGATAATTTTAATAATTCATATTTAAATTCTATGATCCAGAATAATAAATATGAAAATGATAATATAATAAATATGAATGTATATGATGTTGATATTGAATGCTTTACACCTAATAAAAAATTTTTAATGTCATTTGAAGACAAAGTAATAAATACTAAATATAAAGGAAATTATAGATTAAGCTATTCATTATTTACATTCATCAAAAATGGTGATTATTTCATAAATAGTGGAGAAGTTCAATTTAAGAAAACAACTTAATTAATAAGGATATACGAGGAAATCCTCGTATATCCTATTTTTTTATTTTTTAGCTCTAGCAGCGACAACACCCTTAAGAATACTCATATATGCACGATATTTTTCCTCACAAGCAGTCATAGCTGCAGCAAGAGCAATCTGATTCAACTGAATAGCATTGCGTAAGTAAGTATAATATTCAGTAGTTTCATCCTGGGTATTAGCCTTTGCATTCTGTCCAGTAGAAGTATCAGTTTTATTTTCATTACCTTTAGAAGTATCCTGAACCTTATTCATTACAGGCTTATTATCTTCAATAGATTTAGTAGTAGTTACGGTTGTCTTATTTGTAGTATTAGTCTGTTCATCAGCTTCAAATACTTTATCATAATTACTGCATAAAGATAATTCTGTATCAGAATAATATGCATTCTCAATTAAACAATATGCTTCTTTAACAGACTTAGTAACATTCATTTTTCTTTCCACATTATTAAGCATATTATTAAAGTTATTATAAGATGTTTTTAATGTAGGAAGAATAGTTGCTTTATAAGCAACAACATACTTAGACATTTCACCAATACACTGTTTCTTTAAAGCATCACCTGATAAAGGAACAGGATTAGGTTCATTATCATCGCCAACTTTAAATCTAATTTTAATAGATTCAGTAAAGTTTTTATTTCTCTTTTTATACTTCTTAAAAGCACCAAAATCTTCAACTTGTTCTCTGGTCTGAAGATTCTTTAATCTAGAATCTTTAGGTCCAACATTATTAATTTCTTTCTGTAATTCACTTAAGATATTATTAATATCTCCAGGTTGAACTTTCCAATATTCTAAAGTATTAACACTAAGACCATCATAATTAAGACCTTGAAGTTTAGGAATATTTGATTTAATCCAAGCATCATCAGTCTTAACTAAATCTTCTAATACAGATACAAACTTATCAAAAATTTTCTTAATAGCATCACGAATAGTTTGAATCCAACTACCCTTTTTCTCACTTGCAGGTGCTTCAGCTTCGAGAATAATGTTATTCTCAAGACATGAAATCATAAATTCTCTTTCAACTTCTAACTGTTCCAATACTTCTTCATAGAACAGTTGATCAGAGAATAAATTGCTATGTAAAGCTTCTTCAATATAATTCATAGTTTACACCTCACTTACTATTAGAAGATTCTTTCTTCTTCATTAATGCACTTCTAATAATATCTCTATACTGAGTCATACAGTCTTTAATAGCATTCACTTTATCAATATAAATTGTAATGACACAATTACTGACAAGCTTAGCCTCTCTATACTTAAGATCAAAATAAATATTAAGATTCTTTAATTTATTTTCATCATAAGCTGCACTATAAGTATCACCACGAGAAAGCTTATCTTCATCATCTCTTAAAGAAGTAGTCTGAATTTCTTTAACAGTATTGTTATAGACAACAGAAGCTTTCTTCTGGAAAAATACTTCAAGATCATTAAGCATTCTAACAATCTTAGCCTTATTCGTTTCAGTCTCATTTAAGAGAGCCTTCATCTTACTATAATCTTTAATAATATTACTAATGTAACTATTATTAATATTAATATTAATTTTTTCATCAGTACTTCTAAATAATCTCTTAGAAGCTTTACTAAAATTATCTGCTGTGACTTCATTAGATCCATCACCTAAGATATTAGCTCTAAGTTTATTCTTATAAGTTTCATTGGCAAACTCATTACGGAGTTTTGTAATATCGGCATATTTCATATCATTAATTCTATTAATTTCAATATTATAAGAACCAATAATATCATGCACCTTAGTTAATACAGGAGTATTCTTAGGAAAATTATATTCATAACCTTTATATGTAAAGGCAATATCTAAAGATTTTAAATAATCTTCATTTTTTTCTAAGAACTTACTAAAATCTTGAAAATAAGATACAAAATATTTCATAGCATTCTTAGTAAATTCAACGATCTTATGTGCAATCTTTTTAAACCATTCAGCAGCATCTTTGAAGAATTCACTAAAGCCTTCTTCAAGAATATCATAATTATTTTCTTTTAATCCCACATATGCAGTTTTATTAAATTCTACAGAAATATTAAATCCTTCTTCTTCAATATCCTTAACGAAAGAATATGAATCTAAACCAATATCAAGAGATTCTACAATAGGAATCTTTGTAACAGGAGTCTTTGAATTAAAAATACTCATATTAAAATTCACAACCTTTCTCTAATATAATCTTTACATTATTGTACCCAATAAATAAAGATAAAAAAAGAATCAGTACATGTAAAAACATGTACTGATTCTTTATAATAATTTAGATCATGTTCAGAGCAGACTCAAAGATAGAAGTGGACTCTTCGACCTTCTCATCAGCCTTGTCATCACCCATAAGCTCCTCATCAGAAGTAACAGACTCCTTAGTAGGAACCTTATAAAGCATAAGGCCACGCATAGTAGCAATATACTCCTTGTTAATCTGGTTAACCAGGCTAACACCAACAGTGTTCAGCTGCTGAATAGCGCTAACAGCAGCATTGTAATTACGAACCTTAGCATGAATAACCTCAACTTCCTTACCAGAACCATTCAGATCCTTGATAATATTGTTGATGGTGCTAACATTCTTATTCTTAAGATCCTCGATAGCAGCAAGAGAAGTAGCAATATTCTTGCAATACTTGATCATGTTAGTGACCTCAGACTTGCTGACCTGAGTAGAGACCTCAGCACCAGTAATGGTCTTAGTGATATTACCCTTGAGCTCACCAATGGTAGTAGCCTTAGGATCGGCCTTCTTAACCATCTGAGCAACAAAGTTATCACTCTTACCGGACTTCTTCTCACTATCAGCCTTAGCATAGGCAGTAATCTCAGCCATAGCCTTACCAATAGTATCACGAATCTTAGTATCATTAAAGTCATGACGTGCAGGCTTATAATCCTTAGCAACATCAACCTTCTCAAGAATACGAGACTCATACTTAGTCACGAAATCTTTGCTGGAAGCAAACTTGATCTTCAGATTATCAACAATCTTCTTGAACCAAGCAACAATACGATTGCGAATCTCAGTGAACTTAGCAACAGCCTTATTGATGAACTCCTTAACATTGCTCTCAATAAGAGGCTCAGCCTCGGCACCCTCCTTAACAGCTTCCTCAATCATAATATCAGAAGCATAGAGGCCACCAAGCAGCTTATACATATCATGATAACCCTCACAAGCGATCTCATAAGCAGACTCGATCGTAGGCATGATATAGGGATAATCTTCAACATTAACATCGAACTGTTCTTCAACAGGTGCAATATTAGATTTAGTAAAAATCGCCATTGTAATATCATCCTTTCATTTTAGATTTTGATATAGTGTGTAAATACTATTACGCCTTCTTATACTGCATCGCCTTGTAGCAGACGTTCTTATAAGTAGCAGTAGCTTCCTTAGTAGCAGAAGACCAAGCATTAATATAGCGGGTATAAATAGTCTGAATAGAGGAGAAGAAGTTAATCTGCTTACGCATAAGAGCAGCCTTCTTAGCACCAACAGACGCATAATCAGTAGTCTTAGCATCAGTCTCGGCTTCCTTAGCAGCCTGATTGATCTTACCATTAATAGAATTAATGGTATCCTTAACAAGCTTCTCAGCATCCTTAACGGACTTCATCAGCTCAGTAGACTTCTCAAGGAACTCAACATAAGAGCTAACACTGGAAATAGACATGCTCTTCTTCTTGCCACCCTTACGGAACTTGTTGAAGAGAGCAGTGGTATACTTATCAGCCTCAGCAGTGCCGGATAGCTTCTGACGAAGAGCAGCAAGAGCCTTATCATTACCAGAATCCATCTCTTCACTAATCTTAGTGAGCTTAACCATAGCATTCTGACCCTTGATCTGAATACCCTTAATAGCCTCAACACCAGCATCAGCAGCCTTGGAAGCAGCCTTCATATCAGCAGTACCAGCCTTAAAGTTGTCCTTAATAGCATACTCATACATCTCATAAGTAAAGCCATTGAGATTCAGCTTAGAAAGACGCTCCTTGTACTTCTTAGCGAAAGTCTCACCAGAAGAAACGATAGTAACAACAAAATCATACACACTCTTAAAGAAAGCGAGCAGACGCTTGCCAAGATTCACAAAGAAAGCCTTAATCTTGTCCCAAATATCCTTAAGATTAGCCTCAAGAACAGGAGACTCAACAGTCTCACCAGCAGACTCCTTCATAGCTTCAAGCTCAGCAAGGTCGAACGCATGCATAGCTTCGATGACAGCAAAGTCATCATCATAGGATTCCATAATAGCATCGTAGTTACCGCCAAGAGCATAGCTATAGCCCTCGCAGGCAATGATTTCATCAATGCTCTCAGTTAATTTATTAGAAGTAAAAATAGCCATTGTATTATCATCCTTTCTATAAAATATTATAATTTAAGGTATAAAATATTCTTTTTAACGGTTTTGCTATTAAATATTTGTTTATTTATATACTTTATTAAATTAGTTGAAAACCATTGGAATCCTTACTGGCAATATCAGATTTAACATCATCTAATTTCCATCCAGAATTCTCTTTCTTGATTTCAACCTTCATATTATTCGTAGCAAGTCTATCAGAAACATCAATCTTATCAGCGATAGACTTCAACTTTGTAATTAATTCAGACTGCTTCTTAATAATCTTTTCCTTCTTATCAGCAGAAGCATTATAACTATTAGAATTGATAGTATTCTTATTCAACTCAAGGAATAAAGCCTGAACTCTAAGATATTCAGCAATCTTTACACGAGAGTAATATACATAGAATACAATATCACGCATAAAAGTAACACCAAGAATAGCACCCATAATAACAGTTGCTGCAATAACAGTAACAGACTCATTAACAGGCTTAGAATCATTGGTAATTACATTATTCATAACCTTAGAGAAATCACCAGAAGCAACAGACTTATTAAACTTAGCTAAATTATCAATACAAATCTTACCAGGATTAGACTTAGGATTTGTAATGGTAAATTCAATAGTATCAATCTTCTTGATAAAATCAACATAAGAACTAATCAAAGAACTAGTAGCAATAACACAAGACATAACTAAAGTGTTATACTGAAGAACTACATAATCCTTATTAAGCTTAATACCACGCTCAAATAAATTACGATAACCGACAATATTATCAAGAGCGCGTTCAACAATATCAATCTCAGGAATCTTATAAGAAGACTTTAAAGCAATCTGTCTTAAAAGACCAAGAGATTCAACCATAGATTTATATCCATCATACTTAGTGATATCGCCCTTAGACTTAGGAATATCATCATAATCAATATGGGACTTTTCAATGGCAGATTTAAATAAACGACTAACCATATTGTTATTAACAGAATTCATATCTGCTTCAGAGAGAGCAAATAATTCACGTCTCTCAGAAAAACTCTTGCAATTCTCAAGCAGAATATGAGTAATGGGATTCTGTTCAAACATATCTAATTCACCTCATTTCCACAAAAAAATTACATTCTATTAACAAGTTTAAGCATTTCTTTAAACTTACGTTCATCATTAACAGCAGATTTCTCAAGAGCAGAGAAAGTAACTGTCTGGAAATTAGTCTGATCTTCAAATAAGAAATGTGCAACCTGTGAAGAGTTATCAACAATAACAAATCCAAGCAGGAAATACTCATTCATAATCTTATTAAAGAAAATAGGATTATAGAGGTCAAATCCAAATTCAGATTTAATTAATTCAACTTCTTCTGCAGAAATGACAATGGAAGCATTAGGAAGAATTTTCTTACCAAGGAAAGCACTATCCTTCATATTAGCAAGGGACTTACGTCTCTTAAGACTTAACCACCAAGGAGAAGAACCAGTCTTGTAAGCAGTAACATCATCCTTAATTTCATTCATATTAAGAAGGAAATCCTTAAAGAAAGAAATTTCACCAGTAGTCCAACGAAGGAAGTTAAACATCTTATTATTATTACGGCATCCATTAACCATATTAGTGATCATATCCTCACTATTAACAGGATGCATAATACATTTAACACCAACAATAAAATCAACAGTACCCATATCTTCATCATTCTTATTCACAAGACGAATCTTAATATGAAGAGTAGTAGATACTAATTCATTTGCTTTCTTAACATCATTATCTTTCAGAATATCTCTAGGTAAAGAGTAATTAAGCTTTTTGTTATCATCAACAGCTTCACTAACGATATGATGATTATTATACTTCTGATTCAGTTCAGGCTTATTAAAATTATAAATAACTTCAGACTTAGGAGCATATTTATTATTCAAAATATCATGTCTAAGATGTTCCATAACATCGAATAACTGTTCCTTATTACAACCCTGAATCTTAGTAGTAGCAGATTCATAAGAAGCATACATGATCGTAAGCCCATTATCCTCTAACACATTATAAGAATCAATGACAGCATTAACAGCACGAAGAATATCATTTCTATCAGTCCTTCCACCCATATTCTGGTGGAAATTCTTGATATAGTCATTAGCTGTCCAATTCTTAGTATACAGATCTGTAGGAGTGTGACTAAATGCAATCTGTGCAAAAGTAGTATAATTACGTTCAAGTGCCTTAGAAATATTCTGAGCCGTTTCAATATCAATTGCACGGCTCACCAAAACAGGAAATTGTAAAGTTCCTTCAGAAGCTCTCTTCGAAATGGAACTATATTGTTTACCAGCCTTCTGGAACTTATTAGCAAGATCATTGTCTAATAAACCAGAATTAGCAGCAGCTTTTATATCTTTGGTTGTATTCACAATATCAAGGAGAATTCCCATTTAAAATACACCATCCTTTCTGTAATATTAATAATATGTACATCACAGAGAAAACAAAAAAAATATACCGTAGAAAATTCTATGATAATTTTAAAGATTTATTTTAGGTATTATTCTTCAACATTATCAAGGTTTTTCGTAAGTACATCAATTCCTAACGCATAATACAAAATATTCAGCAAAAAGTCCATATATGCTGTCACTCCTTAGATGTATAATCTCATTAAATGGTCTTTACAGAAATGTTGACCTGTTTAATCACAATATGTCGAGGGTGACACCATTAATATGCACGTTTTAGTATATTAAAAATATTATGTCACATAGAATATCTACGGCATAAAAATTACTATATTAATTTACGTGCTATGTTAATAATATATACTTCATTTTTCTTTTGATTTCTCTTATGCTCAATAATTCTTACTCGAAAAAACAAGATTATAAGATAAAAACTAGCCTTATATAAAGAGGTGATGATAGATGGCTAAAAAGATTTATAAATGTAATTTCAATTATGTAAATGGTGATAATACAGGTGTATTTACCAGAACAGCTATGACTAAAAATTCACCATCTCCTGGTATTTTATATAGAAAGAATTGTCCTGAAGGACCTTATTTTTATGCTGATCCTGATGTTGGCGGAACCAATAATTATTATAAATTAATTGATCCTCAAAAGTATAAAATTAATGCATCAGGTACTGTGTATGTATGGTTAAATAAATCTTTTTTAACCAGTTGGGAATTGGTTGATGATCCTTCTGAGGTAAAAACACCTGAACCTGAACCTATTGTATCTACATATGTAGCTCCTACTGTTAATGCTAAAAATCTTGAAAAGAATAGTGATTATATTTCATTTGGTTCTGCATCTAGTGGTGGGGTTATTTACTCTACATCTGGTGAATTATTAAATGATGATATTACAAACTATGTATCATATACTACAGTAGATAGAGTTAAATCTAATGTAAAAAAAGATAAGTATTTTAATGACTACTCATTTGTAATAAATGATATCAATAAAATTGAGAATAACTTAAATATCGGTTTAAATGCTGATGCTGTATCTGCTGTTAAGAATAATCTTTTAAATAAATTTAATCGTTTCTTAATAGCATTCCCTGAAACATCTTTACCAAAAACATTTGCACATGTGTTTTTTACACGTCCAGACTTAAATCTATATAATGAGTCAACTGGAGCATTATTAGATAAAATTAGTAATGACTCTTTCTACTATTTCTTAAATAAGAATAGTCCTGATTTATTAAAATCATTAACTATGAGTTTTTCAAGTACTCATGATTTTAATCCTTATCTTTCTAACGTAGCTGCAAGCTTCGGAAATAAAGACGAATATATTGATACTGGTGAGTATGGAGCTACTTACACAGGATGGAAAATTAAATATGGTAAGCATAATATTAATTCAAAAAATGCTGGTGAATTTGATATTACATATACAGATGATAGTAATCTTAATGTATATAAAATTCATAAGGCTTGGGTAGAATATATTTCTAGAGTATATCGTGGTGAATTTGATGTAAAAAGATCAAGTATTACTAGCCATACTTTAGATTATGCTTGTTCTGTATATTATTTCCTGTGTGGTCCTGATGGAGAAACTATTTTATTCTGGTCAAAATATACAGGAGTATTTCCTACAAATATTCCTTCCAATGCATTTGCTTGGACTAAAGGAAATATTGTAAAAATGCCTGAGTATGCTATTCAATATGAATACTCATGGAAAGAGGATATGAGTCCTACTTCATTAGCAGAATTCAACCTCAATAGTTCGAGACAAAGCAGATATTTACATGCTAATATTTATGAACCTAATAACTTAGGTACTGGTAAAACATTTGTTGATGCTCCATTTATCACTACTACATTTGATAAAGTTGGAGGATATGAATATAAACTTAGATTTAGAGCACCTAATTAAAAGAGAGGTGAGATAATTGTCTACTAAAAATTATTCAAGTATCAATTCTATTAAAGAATTTGCTATAGATGAAATTGCACCAAAATATTTTAATATGGAAGAGGTTAATGATCTTAACCTTGGTTTACTCGGTTATACTACTGAAATGATTGGTACTGTAACTGAAGATGCTTTTAATACTATTACAACTTATATGAATGAAATCTTTCCGAATTTAGCAATTATTCCGGAAAGTATCTATAACTATGGCGCACTATTTCAAATTGATAGTGCATTGGCTAAAGCTTCAAAATGTGATGTAATTTTATTTGTTCCTGAAGAAGCTATTATCAAATATGCTACTAAGGTAACTAATAGTACTGATTTATATGAATTTTATCTTGATAGTGATATGGTTATCTCTATTGAAGATATACGGTTCCGCCCTGATTATGATATTAAGATCAATTATAAAAAATATCGTAATGATTATATTTTCACTGCAATGTATGATATGACTCAATATAATGGTCCATATTCCAATACAATCAGTGATATTACGAATCCTTATATTAAATTAAAGCGTATTAATTTTGAGCATACTAAATACTTACAGTTAGAAATTCAAACTCATCAAGTAGATAGATATGATATCAATGACAATGTTGTCGATAGTACTATCATTAATCTTCCTAAATATACAATTGAGTTTGATGATTATATTGCTAATTTTGAAGTATTTTATAAGGCACCTGGATCTAATTCTTATACACAATTAGCAAAGAAAATGTTAGGCTCAAGTCCCAGTAAAGAGCCTTTCTGTTATTATAAATCTATTGATGATAATCGTATAGAAATTTCTTTCACATCAAGAGATAATTTCTTCCAGCCTGATTATAACTCAGAAATTAATATTAGTTACTTTACTACACTTGGAGAAGCAGGTAACTTTGTAGAATATACTGGAACTTCTATTACTGTGAATCCAACCTCTACTGAATATGATTATAATAATGGATTAACATTATTTGCTATTCCTCTTTCTGGTGCATATAATGGTGCTAATCCGTTAACTCTTGATCAGTTAAAAAATATGGTTATTGAAAAATTTTCTACTGTCGGTTCATATACCAATGAAAATGACTTACAGTTATATTTTGATAATTTCAATTATAAGTTTAATTCAAATATTCTCTTTATTAAAAAGAGAGATGATATTTTTGAAAGGTTATTTAGTGCATTTATATTGCTAAAAGATAATTCTGGTGAAATCTATAGTACCAATACATTGCAGTTAGAGTTAACACCTGATGATTTTGATGAAGAATTTTCACAAAGTGATATGTATATCTTAAAACCTGGTCATCTCTTTAAATATAAAGATAGTGTATTGGATGCTGCTGAAATTATTCCTAATGTAAGAGTAGAAGATTATGAAACTATTGATGAACCTTTCTTATATACTAATCCTTTCTTAATTTATTTTTCAAAGAGTCCTGTTGGAACTAGTTATTATTTAACTACAGTGGATGATAAATATGTTGTTGACTATTCATATGTTAATAATATCTCATTATATCAATTTATTTGCAATAAATTATCTGTTACAAGAAATGGATTTTCCGGGTCTGATAAATATAAAATCTTATTATCAATTACACCTACTACGGATTTAGATAATCCGATGGTTATTGAAAATAAAGATGAGAATGGTAATGTAACTAGTACTGATATTACTAATAGTATTAAAGTAAGATTAATTGCTACTGATGGTAATATTGATGCTTGCTATCTAGATATGAAACTAGAATCTTGGGATTTAGATTCTAATATTTATACATTCGGTTGTGAAATTGAAACCGATGACTATATTATGATTAGTAATAAATTCAGAGTAATTAATATGTATGATACTAGTACAAATTTAATTGATGGTAATCATCTTATCCCGATGATGGATTCAATTTTAAAGGTTCAGACATCATATACTGATGCTGATGGAGTAACCATGTTAACAAATGAATATAAAACTGAATCTAATCCTATCACGTTTATTAAACCTATGCAGATGATTCGTAGTAATTCAGATTATATTTATAACGGTGATGGAACTGTTAATTCTGATGGTATTATTGAAAACGGTACTTATAGAATAAAAATAGGATCTTCTCCATTACTTAGAGCATCTGTATTGAATAATGATACTAAGGCAAGAGAGTTATATAATATTATCACTACTCAATATAATTATATTGATAGTATTTTGAATGTGATCACAAATAATTACTCTATTGATTTAAAGTTCTATAACACATATGGTAAGTCTAAGAACTTCTATATTGGAGATACTGGTAATATTCTTCTTAATAAAGTTAATATTTCTATTAAATTTAAGATTCATCCTGTTTTTGGTACAGTTGAAGATGATTTGATTAGAGATGTTAAAATATTTATTAAAGATTATATTGAAAATATTAACGATAGTGGTACAAATACATTCTATGTATCAAACCTCATTACAGAACTAGAAACTAACTTTAAAGAAATTGAGTATTTAAAGTTTATGGGTATCAATGATTATAGTACAGATATTCAGGCTATCGTCAATCTTACTACAGATTTGGATACTCTTACAAAGTCTGAACGTATTAATTATGTCCCTGAGTATTTAACTTTAAATCTCGATGATGTTATTATCGAAATTTTCTAATAGAAAACATTATTGTAATATATTTTTGAGAAAGGTTGTGAATGATGATGTCTAATCCGTTTTCGAATGCGAATCGAGTGGTTGAGTCATACTCGTTTAAAAAGAATTTAGATAGAAAAATTGATCAGATGACTGATGCCGCAGCTATCAGTTCTACTTTTCGTAAGAAAAAAGCTCAGGAACAGGAAGCTCTTATGGAGTCTGAGATGATCAATTTTGAAAAGCATAAGTATTATGATAATCTGAGTGAAAATGTTGTTAAGCATTATGTTAAGGAATCCCAGATTCCTAATAATATTAATAGGATTTCTAATCTTGCTAAGACTGCTATTTTAAAAGATATCCTTTTTGAAGTTTTTTATAATTCTCTTCTTATGGATAAAGATTTCTTAGAAGAGAATTGCGATTGCATTAAGGCTCTTACTGATAAGTATGTCGATGATAATGGTGGATTTGAAGTTCTTAATAAGGCTATTGTCAATAGTGTTGATGATATGCTTTTAAAGAAAATTAAGTCTGTTTGTGAGAGTGTTGCTTTAGAAGTCTGCTCTAGAAAATTAAAGGATTCTAAGGAATGCTCTATTGATACCATTGACTTTGATATGACTGAAGATGAGAAATGCGAGCTTGATTGCATGAAGAAAGATGATCTTAATATTGATCGCATTAGCGAGCTTGTGAAGGATAAGGTCCTTACCGTTGTTAAGGATGAAAAACTTCGTCAGGAAGAGAATGCTGAACTTATTGAGAACATTGAAAATGATCTCAAGGATAATGAGGAAGTTACTGATGAAAAGTCTTTAGATGAGGCTATGAGTAAAATTGTTTTACAGAAGTCTGTTATTGAACAGTCTACTTTATTTGATGCTTTATTCAGAGATGCTTATCAGGATTATATTCTTGAGAATGTTGCCATTATTTCTACTGATAAGCACAATATTGATGAAGATAAGGAAATGGCTCGCAATTATGATACTGAAATGGATCTTACTGATGCTATTAGTGATGAAGATCCTGTTGAAGATAAAGAAGTAAATATGGATCTCATTCTCACTGAGGCTATTACTAAGTATACTCTCATGGAAACCCTGTATACCCTGGGTTTTGAGAATTATACTCATGAAAATATCAGAAAGCTTACTGAGAGAATGCTGAATCCCGTTCGTGAATCAGCAGTTGTCACAGAAAGTGAAGACTTTGCAAAGAATCGTTCTGAATTCTTTAAGCATTTTAATAAGTTAAAGGACGATCCTTCTAATGAATCTCTTAGAGAGAAATTCTCTACATGGATGTCTAGTATCTGTGATAAAGAAGATGAAAAGAAGGAATGCACTGGATTTGTTAAAATTGCTAAATCTCAGATTGATGATATTATCGAGAAAAATCCTAAGATGAAAGAATCTTATGAAGATCTCGCATCTTTCATTGAAGATCTTGTAAAATAAAAAAAATATGGAGAGTACGGAAATTAATCCGTACTCTCCATTTATTAATGCTTTTTAATGAGTTTAATTGTATTATCACCAGTATTAATCCTAAATGCATAAGGAGTAATATAATCATTATCACCTAATAACTGATTAGCATGATATTGCATTGTACTATGAACTTTATTTCTATCAACTACAATATTGTCAGAAATAATAGTAATAGTATCTTCTTCCTTTGTTACATCAGAATACATATTTTTTAAATCATCAAATGTTAAATTAAAGATTTCATTGAACTTATCTTCATTCTTTGAAATATATTTATATATATCTCGCATTTTCATGCTGATATCATTATCATTAATGATGGAATTAAGTTCCATATATTTTCACCTCACTTTACAATTCATGTAGACTATATTCTTACATAAATGTATCAGAGGATATATTTTTTCATTCCATCTTTTCTATTTCCATTTTAACATCTTTATATTTTTCAATTTTCTTTTTATTATATTTAGAATCAAAATCTGTCATATATCTAACAGTAATTTCAATTCTTGGTTTGAAAGAATATAATTTCTCTAATGACATTTTGTAGAATAATGCATCATCTACAATCAAATTTTTCTGGATCATATCTGAGTATGATTTCAATAAATTATCTGCATCAGGTTTAGAAATATTTTTTATTAATCCTAATTCTGCTAAAATACTCTCAACTCTATTCATAGAAGATGGAATAGGAGAGTATGTTACACAATGTAATTCACAAGGAGTTACTATTTTATAATTAATCTCTTCACAAGTATCAAGAAATTCTTTAAATACCTTATTGTAATCTAAGGCATTTTTTACATAAAAAGATTTTGTAAATCTAGAATATCTTGGTCTTGGAGTAGCTTGAGGAAAAAAATAAAATACAAAAGAAACTTCTTCATATTGTATTCTTAAAATCTTTTTAATAGATTTTTTAATTTTTTCAATCTCTGGTAATTTCAGATTTAACTCTGAAATAATATAAGCAAATCGTTCATAATAATCTTTTGGAATTTCACCATACTTTTCTAAATACTCAGTAACCTTTTTGTTTTTCTTCATTGAATCATTCCTTATATATTAGAAATTGGTTATCTTGTACCAAGGTTCAATAGATTTACGAATACCTTGAACGATATTATCATATGCATTACTAGGAATATCGAATAATGTATTAGAAAATGTAGAAATAATGGTTTGAATTTTTAATGCAATATTACCTTGACTAATATTAACACCACATGTAACTGCTAAGAATTCAATTAATCCTTGATTTGTAAAGAATAATTGAGGTGCAGATGATTTAGAAACCATTAAGTTAGAATAAAGATCCCTGATATCCATATAAACCTTAACCTCATTAGGAAGACCATATACATTCCATGATGTAGGCTCTTTTTCTATTCTAATAGAATCGACAATTCCTAAATCACATGAAAACCATCCTTTACAAAATGCTTTCACAAGAAATGGAGAACCAAAACTATTAGCTGATGTTTGTCTAGGCATTGATAATGCTAATAAATGCATCATCGGAACAATGACATTTAGATATACTGATTCTGGATCACCATATGGAGAAATAAGATTAATAGTAAAACTATAAGATTTACTATAAGATGAGTCTCCCCAAAGTTCAGGGAATATAACATTAGATCCTTGGATAACATGTGATGCTTGACCAATAACTTTACTAAGTCCTGCACTAGTATTAGCATCTAATGTACTTGTAATAGCTTCTGCTGAAGATGAAGCCGTGCTTGTTAATCCGCTCAAAGCTCCATCAAGAATACCACTACCATTACTAAAAAATCCAACTTCTTTAACAATTCCTTCTAATGTATCAAATAATCCTGCAATTTGTGATTGCTGTGAACTATTACTACCAGATTCTGAAAAAGAAGAACTAGGATCAACATAAATTTTTAAATATTTATAATCACCAAAAATATCATCTTTGATCTTTGAAAAAGCTTCGGACATTGCTGTTCCAAAAGATTCAAAAATTCCTTTATTTTTTCCAAGATTAGTATCATCAGCATCAGGAGTAGAATAATTTAAATTCGTCCATTTACCCCAATCATACTCTACATAGGAAGTCGTAGTTCCTGGAACAGTATATTTCTTTCCTGTACTAGGATTAGTTCCATCTAATCCCATATATTTTGCACATACACGACATAATAAATTTACATATCTCATATACTCTGCATATGCAGATACGAAATCATAATATCTTAATTCTGTAGAAAGAATGCTTTCCATCGCCTCATTACTAACACCAGTACCAGAACTTCTTGCTTTAATAAATGAATCCATTGATTCCTTTACATTTTTATCTGCGTCAGGCATATATTCAGGAAGTCCAGGAGTTAAATACACAACAGGTGCTTCTGCAACAATATTTTCTAAATATTTTCTACCATAATTTAAATCTTGATTTACAAATGGACGATAATCTGTTTCATTTGTAAATTGAAATGGTGTACCAAAAATTCTTGTATTTGTTTTAAACTCATCTTGAAGATTAAAACTATTCAACATATCATAGATCTTATTATCTAAATCTTGACTATATGATGAACTTTTATTATTTTCAATAGTAACTTTTGAAGCATTATTTTGAATAGTCGATGTTGATAAATCACTTAAATTGGAATTATTAGTAGTTGCAGTATTTGATTTTAAACTAGAAGGACTAGGATACTTTAAATAAGTAGTACTAATCCATACATACACTTTACTACCAGTTATTCCTTTATAACTTTGAGGATTTACTAATCTATAATAATTATTTGTACCACCGTCTGATGTATCAATTTGAAACTTACCACCAGGACAATTTTTCTTAAGTAAAGTACCAGTAGAAGGGTATGATTTTCCCATACCAGATCTAGTTACACTACCGGTATTTTCACCATTAACGGAGTTAAATTCACATGTTACTATACTCATAAAATCACCTCTTTGTATATAGAATATAGTTTTCTTTAAAGAAATGTTTTTAGTATTTTAAGTACTTAAAAGATTGGAGATACGAGTTTCCTCGTATCTCCATTTTTATTATTAACCACCGGCAGCTATTGCTTTAGCTGTCTGATAACCTTTATTTCGTGTAGCATTTCTTCTATTAGAAGCAATGTCATACATTGGTGAATTAGTTGTTTTCTTAGAATTATCAACTACTGTAACATTATTAGATTTTTCAGACTCTGCAGTCTTAAGTTCTTCAATCTTCTCAGTAGTATTTTGTGTATTAGTTGTAATTGCATTAAGAGATTTAACCATTTCTGCAAGATATTCAAAGAGTTTATTAGTATCAATATTACTACCGCCATCACCCATAGGAAGAATATCTTTAATAGATTTTCTTCTGACAGGTGTAGATTTAAACATTGATGTTCTTTCACCAAGAGTAACAGGTCCACCCATACCACTAACATCTTTATTAGCATAAAGATTATAATAATTTTGTGACATACCTGCACGTTTATTGATTACAGATTGATCAAATCTTCCTTGCGGAATTTCAAATTTCTGTAAGAAAATCTTAGAAGCATCAAGAACAGAATTAGCAGATTTCATAGGATCAAGAACACTGCTCTTATAGCTACCATTAAGTTCATTCCATAAATGATCAAGCTGAGTAGCAAGATCAGCAATAGAAACTTTTCTAGATTTAACAAGGTCTAATAACTTTTGTTTACGACCGGCAGATGTCCATTGTGCAAGACCATATCCACCTCTATCATTAACAAAGTTTGTATAAGTACCCTTGTCAACACCTGAAGTGTATTGTTCATCAGTTAATCCGAATTTCTTATTATAAGTATTCTCAAGATTATTGGGATTAATTCCAGATTCAGCTTGTAGATTACCAAGAATACCAGCAATTGCATAATCAGATAATCCTTTACTCTTAAAGTAATTCCATACCTTAGCAGTTGTTGAATTTCCTGTTAATGTACTTGCTTCTGTTGAGGTTGCAGAAATATTATCTTGAATACCAGCAGAAGAAATTCCTAAAAGACTATTAAAATCATTTGTAATAGTACTTGTCAGATTAGAAATAGGACTAAGCATTTCATTAAATGCTGTAGAGAGTTGGGTTGCAACTCCAGTAAGTCCACTCAAAGTTGAAGTAGTTGAATAACTACTAGAACCTGCAGATGTATCAACACTATTACTTGTATATGCTTCGAGATAAGACTTAGGATTAACCTGAGTAGTATTATCAGGTTTCCTAACTTCATAATGTAAATGAGAACCAGTACTACTTCCAGTATGACCCTGTCTACCAATAATGGTTCCTTCAGAAACTCTCTGTCCAGGTCTTACATTAACTGCATTTAAATGTGCATAGCGATGATAATAACCATTCTTATCTTTAATAAAGACATAGTTACCATAACCACCACCATCTTTACTACCAACTCTACCAGTATTCGGAGAGAATTGATTCATTACTTTATCAACAGTTCCGTCTGTAAAACTTTCAATAGGAGCATCTTTGTAGTTTACTAAGTCCATACCCTTATGAGTACGACCCTGTCTAATTCCAAAAACATCAGAATCATTATAATTACTGGTTACTTTATATTTACTAAATAATTCAATAGGACCACCCATTCCAGGAAGAGGTCCACCTTTTCCAGCATTTTCGCCAGTTTTAATAACACCATTAATCCAATCACTTACTCCACCAACTAAATTTCCAAAGAAATTACCAATTTTTGGTATAGTATTACTAAAGAAATTTTTAATTTTTCTGGCTTTAACAGGTTTATTAGTGACTGGATCTATTACAACATTACCATCTTCATCTTTAAGATCAGAATTCCACCAGTCAGAAATGGATTTATTGATACTTGACATAAATGTAGATATTTTTTTACCCATTCCAGGAAGTGAATTACTAAAGAAGTTATGAATAGAATTTGCCTTAACAGGTTTATTCGTAATCGGATCTATAATGGGATTACCATTTTCATCAACAGCATCATCATTCCACCACTTGGATACAGATTTTGCTGTATCA